AACTGGATTCTGGGGCTGTCTCTCTGGGCAAGCGGTGGCCTGTGGCAGTCCGTATGGTTCCTGACGTCCGGTTTGCGCTACGGATGGACGCTCGAGGGTGTCTACCGTCAGAGTGAGCACGAGATTAGAATGGATGCGAATATGTGGGCACTTGTAGCGGAGCTCGAAGCGCTGAAAGCTCGTGTGGCCGGAATGACGGCCTATAACGAAGCTCATCCGTCAGGCGCGAAATGGACTGATAAGTCCTTCGAGCAGGTTATGCAAGCGATGCGAGATATTGCACAGAAATTGAGATCGGTGAAATGAGTCACAACTCTGAATACTGCCAGAAGCAGATGGAAAAACTGATAGACGGCACGATCACATGTGTGATCAAGGACCCGTATGGGTACTTCGGGCTCCGAGTAGAGAAGGGCGGAGTACGATACAATCTGTGGATACAAAGCGATTCCGAGGGTAACGATGTTGGGTGGGTCAGCGTAGACAAGGTACACGAGCCGGAAGAAGAGGAAGAAGAGGGTCCAAGTGATTGAAGAGATCGAAGAGATCGAGCTACGCCCAAAGGTGCGTAGGTTTGCAGAAGAGATGGAGCGCGCTCTGCGAAAGCATGAAGACAAACCGGGCTGGGCGTATAACACCCCCTCCGAGCTACTGGAGCGTCTTTTGGAGGAGGTTGACGAGCTCGAGGATGCGATAGACGTTCAGCAGATGCACCTGCACGCTGAATCACGTGGCGTACTGATCAGAGAGGTAGCGGACGCATGTGCTGACGTAGCGAATTTCTGCCTCTTTATCGCTGACGTCGTGGGAGGACTCGATGATTGAGTTCAAGGAGCCCGGAGAACACCTGGCCGCGCTGTACGCATTGCGACTGACGGATCCGTTCGTAGCAGCCATATTCGATATGTTTGATCGAGGTAGCTACGCCTCGTTCGAGGAGGCGCTTACTCAGTGCATCATTGCGCTCTCTACTGCACGGATCAAGACCGAAAAAGCGTGGGACGAAGAGATCCAGAACCGTCGCTACGTCTTCCTCAAGACAGGCTCAGTCGAGGGGCAAGAAGAGGCTGAAAAAGAGGGCCTTGGCGCTCCGAAGGAACCTAAGAAAGCGTCGGATATCTCGTGTCACTCACACGTCTGGCCTGGTCCAGTTGAATGCCCATGGTGCAGGATTGATCGTCTCAAGGCAGAGTGTGACAGCATGCGGAAGGAGATCGAAGCTGTCGTGGATGCTGCGGCTGTCTGCATGCGTGACCGAGACGCTAAAATCACTCTTCTCAAGATAGAGCTCAAGAAGGCAACTTCCAAGTTGGCGGCGGGTCCTACCCTTCATCCAAAGGAAGCTAGGAGGTTCAAGGACAGCAGGACGCTACTCGAGTGGAACGGGCGCAGCAAGGTTTTGGACTTCAACGGGATCATTCGTTTCAACGCTGATTGGATCCCTGAAGAGCAAATTGACTGGCTCGTTGGGGTACTGGACCGTGAGATTGAGGACTTTCGGCGGGCTACCATCAATGCTACGAAGAGCATGATCAGAGATCACTGGAAGACCTTCGTGAAGGTGATTGAGTAAGGAGCGATCATGGAGAAGTGGTGTAACGCGAGCCAGAGCGTCCAGCCTAACGGTGAGCTCACGCCGTTAGCTCTAGCTCTCCGGGATATCTCTTGGAACGGCTGTGAGTGTGATGAGGATCTCGATGAGGATGGTGTCTGCCTGCCGTGTCGTTGCGAGGCCGCTCTGCATGATCAATTCGACATGATCGTCCGTCGTGATGAGCGCATTGCAGAGTTGGAATCTGAGGTAGCAAAATTGCAAGACTTGGTGGATCAACATGAGGTCTGAGATCGATAAGCCCCTCAGATGGCATTAGCAAATCCTGATCAGAGCTTACACGCGTCAGGTGCGTTGTCAATAAAAAAGGAGGAGCAAACATGGCAAGTACCTTGAATCTGAAGACATTCGCGGCTGAGATGATGGGCCGGCAGGTCTACTACTCTCGGGTGGCCGAGCGAGTATGGAATCTGGAAAAGCGGCTAGAGGAGCACGTGTTCGTCGATCGACATCGGTACAGGACCGGCTACGGTTGGATCACTGGTGTTCGATGGTTGCGCAGCGGGTACACGGAACGAGATTCAGAGTACGGAAATACGTTCCACCCAGTCGGCTCTCCAATGATGGTCTTCCTCGTCGTCGAGCACCCAAACGGAAAACCGGTGCGGGTCGACCCAACATCGGTAGAGCTGTGCGAGTTCGATTATCGAGATCACACGATGTCAGAGAGATCTCGAAAGTGGCTGTCGGAGGACTCGAAGAACTGGCCACGCGATGAGCGTGGCCGATTCCTCAAGGAGAGCTGCTGACGGTCAAATACCTGCTGGGGGGTTTAGTGATCCCAGACTACTCCTGGCTGAGCATCGTCGAGGCACTGTGAGGAGCAAAGCATGAAACGCAACGAAGCGAGAACGCAGCTCTGTAAGATGGCATTCGTCGTCGGAGAGCGTATCGGTGTCGATAGTACCTGCACGTGTGAAGAAGGAGATGAAGGACTAGAGGAAGATTTCCCGGACAGGATCATCGAGGAGATGTGGAAGCACATATCACACGATGATCGCCTGTTGGCCATCGAGGAGGCGTGGGAGCGCGAGAGCGCGTCTGCTACTGCTGTCGAGCAGCTCACAGTTCAGCTGGCTGGGTGCTCAGTTGCCGCTCTCGGTGGGACGTCTGACCCGCAGGTGGCCCGACCTGGAGATTATGGATGGAGCCCGGCCTATCAAGATGTGCTCGATCTACACCGACGCCACTCGGATCTACGGACACACCTACTCCAGCTCATGGGTACTATCATCCACTGGATGGACGTCGGTCTCATCGACCCGGGAGCGGAACTAGGAGAATGGACGAAAACGTCCTCACAGAAGGGAGCAGACATGGCAAGTGAATGGGACGCACCTCATTCGATGGGCGACGCGACGTGCATCAAGCTCTCGGACGGAGGCGCGGTGCTCTTTGACGTGGGGGGCGAGGAGATCTGGATACCTGGTAAGTGCATCCATCCAGATTCTGAAGTGGTCACCTCACACGATCCCGACAAGAACGTAGAGGGCGAGCTCATCGTCCGTGTCTGGTGGGCAGTCCGACACGGCTACGATTGATCCAAGCTACATACCAGCTGGGAGGTTTAGTGATCCCAGACTCCATGAGAGCTGTGAGAGCGAGGCGCACTCAGATCCCAGACGAGAGTATCCGCATGCTCACACCTGCTGGGAGGTTTAGTGATCCCAGACGAGACGACCACGTCACCATCACGCATACCTGCTGGGAGGTCTAGTGATCCCAGACGAAACGACCACGTCACTGTTCGCCGGGAAACTTAGTGATCCCGGACGAAACAGTCATCGTCACTGTTCGCCGGGAAACTTAGTGATCCCGGACGGCAAGCGCAAAGGAGAAAAGAGAATGATACTCATATATGAGTACGGAATCCCGTTTGACCCGATGGAGGGACATGACTTCGTCGAGGATCAGATCCTCATGGCCCATCGGTACTATAACAAACTGATCGAGATCGAGAGAGCGAAACGAGCTCGTATCCGGGCCATTCAACAGGCTCATCCAATTCTCGGCCCATTGGTCACAGAATCTGACGAGACTCATGAGCTCTTCAACGACATCATCGACCGGCAGAAGAAAGCGAAGTCAAAAGACAATCGGTACCCCGAGGTCGACCCGGAAGAGTGGGAGGCCGCCAAAGAGATTTCCGCTGAGGTGCGGCTCAGACTCACGGCGGCGAAGGCGGCCGTGAAAGCGGAGCTTACGCCAGCCTATGAAGCCGCATCCCAAGAGGCGAAAGATCGGAAAAGACTGGCCCGAGCAAACTCGAAAGTGTACTGGGGCACATACCTGATCACGGAAGCTGCAGCCGAGGCCGCGGTCAACGCCAAGCCCAAATCGAGACCGGGTAAGGTCCCGCCACCCTGGCACATGTGCCCGGCATTTCGTCGGTGGAACGGCGAGGGATCACTCGCCGTCCAGATCCAGAAGCCGAAAGCGCTGACGGAGGTGACTGTTTTCGGGCACGACAATCAGTTCAGAATCACGCCCGTTGACCCCTATGCGTGGGACAAGAGCACGCCTCGTGGCCTACGATGTCGCCTCGGCCGAACCACCTTTACGATGAGGGTAGGGATGAAGCGCGGAGAGACAGCCAGCTTCCGTATGGTCATGCACCGCCCACTTCCCCCAGGATCCAGGATCACGTGGGCAAAGATCATCCGTCGTCGAGTTGACGATCGTCTGTACAGGTTCCGGTACTTCCTTCAGCTCACCGTTGAGACCACACTGTGCGTGCGGCACCCGGGCCTCGATAACGCAGATCCGGTCAGCATCCCGGTCGTGGCCATCAACTGCGGTTGGAGGGCACTCGCAGATGGATCTCTTCGAGTGGCGACGTGGCTCGGCTCGGACAACCGAACGGGCACCCTCGAGCTCGGACGAGAGGAGTTTCGTGATCGGATAGAGAGAGCTGAGTCGATCAGATCACGCAGGGATATAGACCTCGACGAGCTCAAGAAGGCCATCGAGGGTTTCGGAGAGATCTTCAAGTCGATGGAGGTGGAGTGTGTCGAGAAGTGGAAGTCGTTCAGTCGGTTCCACGGGCTGTACTGCGATGTGCTGACGGAGTACGCGGAAAATCCAACAGAAGAGAAGAAGGAACTGCTCGAGCTGCTGACCTCCTGGCATCACAGGGATCGGTACCTCATGCAGTATGAGAACGGGTGCCGAGGAGGCGCACTGCGGTTCCGGCGTGAGAAGTACCGTCTGTTCGCCCTGGAGCTGGCGAAGGCCTATCCCGTGGTATGTATCGAGTCGTGGGATCTTCGACGCATTGTCGAGGATGAACACCGACTGAAGGAGCCGTCGGCCGCTCGTGTAGAGGGAGCATCCTCTATCGCCCGGCAGATCACGCGTAACACATCGCTCAGAGAGGGCTGTGTCGTACTGAAGCAGGGAGACAAAGAGGTCGAGCTCGCGACGCAGAGGTGCCATCTCTGTGGGTACGGTGCGAAAAAGCGTGAGCGCTGGGATGCGGCCAAGGAGCTCGTCCATGTCTGCGGCGGATGCGGCGCCGAGTGGAACCAGGACGTCAATTTCTGCGAAAACATCCTGACTACAAGCCGAGGCGACCTCGTCGGCGCACCACAGCTGCTCGAGCCTAAGATCGTGATCCAACTCGGTCGGTTTCAGAAACGAGCTGCTGCGAAGCGCGAGCGTGAAGCAGCGCAAGCGGATGAACAAGAGGAGTAGCCGTGAAATAGCCAGCTGAGAGGTTTAGTGATCTCAGACGACGCGAGCATCTACCATCCGAACGCCAGCTGGGAGGCTTAGTGATCCTGGAGTGCGATCACATATAACCCGCACACCCGCTGGGAGGTTTAGTGATCCCAGACCACAGGGATACAAAATCATGTAGGATACCCGCTGGGAGGTTTAATGATCCCAGACGGACTAGAATGCCAGCTGAGAGGTTTAGTGCTCTCAGACAGCAAAGAGAGGAGGGCGAGGGTACAGCGATGGAAGACTACAAGGGTCCAGAGCGCACAGTGCGCATCCCAACAACGTCGGATGATTGGCAGCTATATGATCTGCGCGGGAGCAACTTGGCTGCTGCTCGGCTGACGCGGGCGCTGAAAAAGGCCTTTATGGCGTCGACGAGTAAGGAGTCGATCGCGATCATGTCAAAGGCACTCCGTGCAGATGTGAAGTACGGAGCGATGGATACGGAACCGCGCGCCGCGGCAGAGCGATGCCTAAACGAGGTGCTGGCGCGTGAGTTCAATTACGAAGGTACACTGGGGTGAGTGACCCCGAATGCCTGCTGGGAGTCTTAGTGATCCCAGACAACTACGAGGGAACGCTATCATGTAGGATACCCGCTGGGAGGTTTAATGATCCCAGACGCCTCGCTGCAAGAGATGTATGGAGAGTGGTGTCAAGAGAGCGAGCTCTCGAGCCGCAGGATGCCCGATTTCGAGGAGGCGATGCGGAGGGCCATGGCGCAGGGCGTAGCTCCGCTCAAGCCAGAGATCGAAATAACGGAGGAGTGATCAGGTGAGCTCCGAGAATATGATCATCGGGATAGATGGCTGCGGCAACGGAGCATGGTGTGGACCTCTCGTCGTTGCCGCGGTCGCTCTACCCGAAGACGCAGTGATAAAGGGGGTGCGCGACTCGAAGAAGGTGAGCGCCTACCGACGTGCCGACCTCGACCCCATCATCCGAGAGCGCGCCCTCCATTGGGTCATCGTGCAGTCCAGCGCGTCTCAGATCGACCAGTACGGCCTAGCAGCCTGTGAGAACGCTGCCATGCTGGTCTGTGCCCAGAGATGTCTCGAGCGCGCACCGGGTGCTCAGGTCATCGTAGACGGCACCAGGCACATACGTGGACTGAAGGCAAACCAGAAGGCCATAGCCAAAGCTGATGACCTGTTCATGGCTGTCTCCGCAGCCAGTATCATCGCCAAGCTGCATCGTGATCGTTGGATGATGACGCTGGCTGCGGAGTACCCACTCTATGATCTACACTCGTGCAAGGGTTATGGCACGAAGGTGCATGGGATCTGTCTGCGCAAGCACGGGCCCTGCCCCGAGCATCGGATGTCATATGCACCGGTGGCAACGGCCGCGAAGGAGATGCACCGCCCACTCGTGGCGATCAAAGCTGGGGAGTAGCGAGTAGGACATCAGCTGGGAGGTTTAGTGATCCCAGACAGAGGGGTTTGGCATGGAAGAGATCATCAGAGAGTATCAGGAGTCCGAAGGTTGGAACGATCGTGTGATCATTATGATTCTGTCCGACTTCGTGGAGATGAAAGTCTGGGAGCATGAGTTCGAAGAGTACATCGAGCGTCGTGCAGAGGCTGATCGCCATGAGGAGACGCTGATCGCTGCGTTCGCCGAGGAAGAGGATAGCCCAGACTGTGATGGCTGGGACTGGGAGACCGACTGAGTGGCGATCATAACCACACGAGGGCGGATCTTCAATGGGAGGCGCTTTGCACTGAAGGTCCGAGTAAACAGAGATGGTTTGTTTCGTATAGCGTGGCCCCACGAAATCGTTGACCTTTTCGGGCCTCCTGTCGAGGCGATTGCAACAACACAGGATGAAGCACTTGTGCTGTGGGAGAATCGAGTACGTGAATTCACCGAAGCGCGTACTACAAAACGAAAAGTGATCCGATACAGGGTGAAGATTCAAGGTAAGTTTTGGGTCGAAGAAGGCGGCCACTGGTTTGTGCGGAGTGATGTTCCTTTTGGTTGTGGACTAGGGCTTCTCATCTGGGCTGGTGTATATGAAGAAACTTGTGTTACTCGGGATAACGCCGAAGACGTGTACAGCTATGACGCAATCCCTAATGATCTTCCGCTAAGCATTCGTAATCCCGGGAATTTTGGAATTGATAGACACGGGCAAAGGCGTGATACTCACTCCATTCCATGGTCCGAAAAGGGTGAAGCGTTTTTCAGTCGGGCAGCGTCTTTGCTGGAAAAGCTGTCGGTTTCATTGGCGGATATGACCTCGAATTCAAAAGAATTTGCGGAGCTGGTAGAGACAGCCGGCCCAATGTTGCTTTCACCAGCGAGCGGAGATGCTCGAGCAGATGATGAGCCTATCAAATGAAACGTACTTGGCTGCACAAAAGTGATTTAGTAAAGGGGGGATTTGAGCTCTGGGATGTCCCCCAGCGCGCATACGTGTAAGGATGAGAGGTAGATATGCTTAAATTTCACCGTAAGGAACAATGGGACCTCGAATGCTGGCCGTGGCTCGTCATCGCGTGGACGACGCCCGACAGGTACCGGCGCATCGCCTGCCTCTGGAGAGGGGGTGTGGAGCTCGGCAGCCTGCTCGTGACCTGGGAGCGACGGAAGCTGACGGCGGTGTGGTGAGATGCTGAAACAACACCAACAACGAAACGACGACTGTGTCCGGGCGTGTGTTGCGACCATCCTTGAGCTGCCGATCGAATCCGTTCCGAATTTCGTAGCCGAACGGGGATGTGTATGGCTCGACAGGCTCAGGGAGTGGCTCCTGCCTCGTGGTTTAACGGCCATCAATGTCTCCTTCTCTGACAGTGACGAACCTGGGCTCGGAATCCTCTGCGGCGCGGGCGGAGCTGGTCCGAGGGGATGTGACCACGAGGTGGTGTGGCGCGATGGAGAGGTGGTGTGGGACCCGTATCCTGGCGGAGGCGGACTCGTCGGGAAGCCAAAAGATTTTCTGATCTTTATCCCACTCGACCCGGCCCATGTCCAGCTCGGTTTTCTGGGATGCGATGAATAAGGAGTCCAAATGGCAAAATTGTTTTACAAGATATATTGGGATATGGCGCTTGGAGTAGGACGAAACAAGTTTCGCCATGGATTCACAGTTGTAGACATAAACGGGGAAAAGGTGTCACACTGTTTGAACTACCTATGTCTGCAACCTACTCCTTTTAGGAAAGCCAACAACCTACAGAATAAGCATATTAGGATGGCTAAGAAAGCAGGAATAGAAAGATTTGAATGGGTTTAGACTATGAAGATAAATGTAGACATTGACATCGCCAGGAACCCTGACCCCATCCGACGTCGAGGGCTCGGCAGCCCCGGTGCAGTTCGGTCTGCTGGGAGATGAGGGATGACCCCGACGCACCGATGGATCCTCGGCGCCCTGATCATCCTGGTCGCCGCCGAGGTGGGCTGGTGGGCGCTCGGAGGCGAACTCCTCGAGTCGCTCCGCGGGATGGCGGCGATCACCTGCGTCGTCGGACTGGCGCTGGACGACCTCGGCTGGTGGCAGGACACCGTCGCCGTCGGGATCAGGGAGTGGTGGAGACCGTGGTGACCGGTCACCGAGGACGAGGAGGAGGAGGAGGAGGAGGACGAGGGCTGAGATGGCCGACGAGTGGCGATCGTGCTGACCCCCAGGACGGAAGAAGAGGAGGCCCCCAGCGGGCCGAGGAGCCATTTTGACAGAGAAAACCAACCTACAGAAGATCATCGACGCAATCGGGAGGCACCGGCTCCTCTTCGAGGAGCCGGAGCGGAACCGGGTTGAGGCGATTGCCGCCGTCCAGCAGCTCCATGCCAGGGTTGCCGAGCTGGAAGCCAAGCTCATCGTATCCAAAGGCGAGGTTATCCACTACAGGGGCGACCGCGATCGCCTCCGAGCCTTGGCCACCCCGAGATCGAAGAGCGGGCCTCCTGACGAGCCCTGCGAGGTCTTGCTCGTGAGCCGTGGACAGTGGAGCGGTACGGGGTTCATCGGAGGACCGCTGACAGGATGGCTCCCGATGCCAGCGCCTCCTGCCACCGAGGACGAGGGCTGTGTCCTGGTCTCTCCAGCATTGAAAGAGGGCACGGAGTAAGATGACCCGAGAAATAAACCAGGATGGCTCGCTCGCAAAGAATGATGTAGTGTCATACCCAAAAAAGTGCTTTGGGTGCGGGTCCGCAATATATGGTTTAGATACACCGTTCGGAGGGAGCTCTGCTCTAGACATAGAAGTGACCCGTTTTGGTCATATTACGGTGTGCCACACTAAGACAAGAGGAGGCGGATTATGGGCCTATCACCCAAAGAAATCATGCCTTTCTAGCGCCCTTCAGCATTTACACGAGCTCCGCTTGTGCGTGGGGTGCGGTAAAGTCGCAAAGGGTCCCATATGCCCATGCTGCTCTAGGGTGCTGGAGAACTCTGAATCGGTCGCTAGAAAACTCGACGAATTACGGCGAAATCAGCGTGCTTTAGAGGAGGAACGCGAACTCAAGGCAGCATGCCTTATAGCCGATCGTATCATCGGCAAATACTGGGTATCGGAGCACCGTGACGCCACCAGTGCTCATGAGCTTGCGCGGCGAGCTCGTGATTACGTCGTCCAAAAGATTGAAGCCGCTCGGGAAGATGGGTTCAGGCAGGGGAGAAGTCTGCTCCTGGGCATCCGGGACGGAACGCTTAAATTGTATGACACGTTTGATCTCGGTCCACAACGTGGGGGCGAGTGAGATGACAACCGATATGTACGACCTGTTTGGATTGGGCTCCGATAAGGAGAAGTACAATGTCTGACGTGAAAACTGATCTTGAAAACATCGAGGATGTCAAGGATCGACGTCTCGATGAGAAGCTACAAATCACACCGGTCACGCCGGCTGAGTACGGCGTCAATGAGGAGATCGTTGAGGCGCTGAAAGCTACGCACAGGCAAGCACTCTTGGAGGCATCGTGGCGTGCAGCATTCCCACTTCTACCGTGGGATTAGGGTCAGTCTACGGCCCACTCGTGGCGATCAAAGCCAGGGAGTAGCGAGTAGGATACCAGTTGGAAGGTTTAGTGACCCCAGAAGTATGAGGAGAGTTGACATGGATTTTGAAAAGAAGCACCGGGAGAAGTGTTATGCCTACGATTGGAGCGGAGCGTGTGCTCCACTTTCGGCGAAGTTGTACAACAGCCAAGAGACATTCTCGGTTGGCATCTTCCAGTGGGTGAAGACGAGTCGGGGTAATCACCTCAAGAAGACGCCAATCATCTACCGGATCAGGGGCAGCGTACAGCACCCCGAGAAGGTCTATGCTCGAGCTGAAGAGCTGTGCGATCTGCTGGACTCGGGGATCGAGTGGAAGATGAAGGGGAAGTCGGAGACTGTGAGATGAGTTTAGTGCTACACGGGCTCAAAGGCAACGCATGGTCTGATGAGGCCGAAGAGCTGCTCAGCGGGTTAGAATATGAATTCCGGCGGATACCACCCGATGTGCACCCCAAGACCAATCCCAGGGTGCCTTACATCCCCACACTCAGCCGTGAGTACACGGTCGACGGGGATCATAGCTGGCAGCGGCTCGCGGCTGGGCTCGACGAGATACGGGAGTGGGTTGACCAGCGACGTAGGCTGGAGATCCTCATCAACAACATAGAGGAAGAGCAACAACGTACAGGAGGAGTAGGAGATGAGTAGAGGGACGCCGACTGTCATCCAGCTTGAGCTGGAAAAAGATCTGATACAGCGCCAAGAGAAGAGGCAGACTGCTAACCGTATCAAAGAATTGGAGGATCTGGCCGAGAAAGAGAACGAAGAGCTCCAATTGCTTCGAGCCCGGGTTGCCGAGCTAGAAGACGAGGTGAAGCACGCTGCCGAAATTTGCGAGCAGTGGGCACGGCAGGTCGAGCTGCCGGACTGCGACCTCGAGTCAGTAGCTTCGGTGCTGCGCTGCTTGGTTCAGCAACTGAGGTCCCTGTCTATCGCCGAAGAGCTGCTCATCCTAGAGGCCTCGAACGCGTAAGATGGGCATAAAATACTGATGGTAGGAGCAGGGGATGACGACTGACGATCCCTACAACACAACGTTTGTGCCCGTCCCGCTGAAGGAACTCGAGCGGCTGAAAAGTGACTCGCACGACCTCGACTTGATTATGGGCCGTCTTGCTGAGGTCGTCCTGAAGAATGAAAAGCTCAAGGACGAGCTCGTTGATTTCGCCAACATACTGGAGTGGGTCGGGGGGAGTGGTGATGAGTGTCACGAGTGCTGTGGGTCGGGCCTGGGTTGTGAACTGTGCAGGGCGTGGAACCGAGAAGAAGAATACTGCAAGCTCCAGGCGCTACCTGGTAAAGATGGTTGCCAAGGAGACGCCCTAGATGCGGGTCCCTGCCCTCGATGCTCCGTCCCTGCCTATGTCCCTGCCGGCGAGTGGGTGGAGTGTGAGGAGTGCCGAGGATCTGGCTGGGTACCATGCCCGGATGGCATCGACTGGGCGTCCGGTGAGCAGACGGTCGGTGACAGGGAATGGTGCCCTGGATGCCGAGGCCGGGGCGAGGCTCGTGCCCCGGTTGCACTCGGAGTGGTCTACGACGATTGGGAGAAATGAATGCTGGATTGAACGTATGCTCCAACTATACTGTTCCTGTTGGCGGCCGTCCTTGTTTTTGTGTTTGGGATGTGCGAATCCGCAGAGCGCGAACCAGAAGAGTGCGACTGCGATCATGAGGAGCCGAGCTGCAGAGTCGCGGACACCTGGTACACCTGTTGCCTCAACGCAAGCAACGATCTTGATCTCTGCCAAGAGGAGCTCGAGCACGCAGAGAACATGAACAACTACTACTGGAGCTGTTGTCTCGGGGCGACGCGTACACCCTACGACGACGATGATGAGGAGTGAGATGGATCAGGAGAACAATGTGCATGGTTCGCTCGATAAGAGTGGGGTGGACATCGTTGAACGGGCGAGGGAGGTCGCGGCCACTCCTCACCCTGCACCGCTTGAGGCTCGGCAGTTTGCGGCGGAAGTGGTAGAGGGGATTGTCCGGCTCCGGGCTCGCGTTGCCCGACTAGAGGCCACGGTCTCGGACCGGGAGGATGAGATCGGCCTGCAGGCGATCGTGATTTGCGGACTCAGAGATCGCGTTGCCGAGCTGGAGGGGGCCGACGAGTGGGTGGAGTGTGATGGGTGCGAGGGAAGCGGAAGAACCCTGCGAAACGAATACATCGGATTCCAGGAAGACATCCCCTGCCCCGAATGCCAGGGCCGGGGTAGGGTTCGCGCTATGGTCGCTGAATCGGAGGTCGAGCCCTCGGCGTCGCGGATGCTGCACGGCCTGCTGGGAGGTGAGGAGTGACCGAGATAGTGAAACCGACAAGGGAGATGACGATCCGGGAGCTGGCCGCGGCGTTGAATGCCAACGGGCGGCGAATCCGAAACAACGCCGAGTTCATCTTGGAACTCGCCGAGGAACTGATGAGGCGGGGTTCACTGGAGTACACATCGGAGGTTGAGCGAGAGCGTGATGAGATGGTCGCCGCGCTCGAGGCAGCGTGGCAGCGCGAGGTGTCGAGTTCCGGCTCGATCGCGGTGATGCGGCGAGTCCACCAGCGACGGACTGCTGAGTTGGAGGCAGAGCGCGACCAGTGGCGAGCGAAGGCCGAGGAGGCGAGGACTGCCTTCGACGAGAAGTCAGAGAGGTCAGAGGAGCCGTGTTGACCGAGAAAGCTGATTAGGAGGAGTGAGATGGGAACAAGAGGAGCGATAATCTTCACGATCGACGGTCATAGTGTCATCCAGTACAACCACTATGACAGCTATCCGACGGGCCTGGGTAAGAGCATCTCGAAGGAGTGGCCGGTGCTGTTGAAGCGCTGGCCGATGGATGTGCTGAGGGAGCGGGTGCGCGAGCTCAGACAGGTATCCGAGGATGGTGATCCGCCGTCCGAAGAGGCGAAGCACTTCCTGGAGAAGTATAGCAACCTCGGAGTGTCTGAGAAGTCGCTGGATGATTGGTACTGTTTGCTCCATCGGTGCCAGGGCAAGTTGATCCGGACCCTCGAGTCCGGGCATATCATGGGTGACATGGACTCCATGGTGAACGACGGAACGGCGTTCTCATTCATTTATGTCCTGGACTTCGACGCCGAGTGTCTCGAGGTCTACGAGGGGTTCCAGAGGAGAGAGCACGTTCTTGGATGGCGTGGGGCCGCTATGCCTGACGCAAGAGGGTTCTGGCCGCCGGCTCTGATCAGCTCAACCCCGTTCGGCAGCATCGAGTCTATCGACTGGGAGGCGATGGAAGAGCTCACCCGAGAGGACTGAGGAGCATCGCTGATTGAAGACCTGCTGGGAGGTTTAGCGATCCCAGACTTGACGTCTGACGGTTGACATCTGATCGTATACCAGCTGGGATGTTTAGTGATCTCAGATAGCCAGCCGGGGTCACATATTAGCTGGGATATTTAGTGATCTCAGACGTGAACAAACGGATTACGATGCAGAGGCCATCGGAAAGTGTAATAGAACGTTACGCATTTAGCTAAGTGGGTAATGTTCTATTACACTTTCCGATTCAATGTGTAGGGGGCGCACCACCCCATATCGTGCGGTAAATGTAGTCTGGAGCGAGGATACGGCTGGTATCGTAAAGTGTAATAGAACATTACGCATTTAGCTAAGTGGGTAATGTTCTATTACACTTTCGCTGGGAGCTTGATCGGTATGACGACACGTATTCCGACATCAATGCTGGTAGAGTACCTTCTCCGTTGCACAAAATGTGGGAAGGATCACAAGGCTACCATGGTCGCGAACTTGAACCTGGGTGACGTTATCGTCCCGCCTACGACGGGATCGAAATACGGGCGGTGTGTGCTCTGTCACAACCCCGGGCTCCGGGTCATGCGAAGATCTGACGACGGCTCGGGTGTTGATTACAACGCCTGAATTCGCTGGTCCAACCCAAGTGTGTGCTGCCTGCACCGGATTTTTCTTAGCTGGTCACGGTACCAGTCCGACCTCCGTGCTGTGAGACCGCATCCCTCTCTCTGAGTAGGGCATCCGCTACTGGTCCTGCCCGAGTATCGGATGCCTGAGTCTGGTTTTTCTTAGTTGATCATGTTAGTGATCTGATCCGTGTACTGCAAGATCAGAGCTCTCTTCGGGCGCGCTCTGCATCACTCATCGGAAAGCGGTATAGTACATTACGCATTTATACATAATATATTATAATACATAGTATATAGAATTAGTTATATATATAAGTGCGTAATGTACTATACTGCCTTTCGACGGGTAATGTCACACGCACAACCAGAGAGCCCTGATCTTCGTGCATATGAGCAAGATCACTAACATGATCACTAACATGATTAGCTAAGAGGATGTACACCCAGTAGTGTCCCGACACCGGCCTCTCGGCCGGCATCGGGATCAGGGCGGGCTCTATCTATCTATCGGCGGGGGTCGTCGTCAGGGTCGGGCTCGGTCCCCCTGCAGGCCGACTTCGTGAGCAGCTCCAGAAGCTCTTCAATCCTCATCCCCGAAGCGGGCGCTGTCTTAGCCTTGAGCGCCGAGAGGCGCTCTCGGATCTCGACCCTGGCGATCGAGTTGGCCGTTTCTGCCTCGATCCGCTTCGTCTCCGCCCGGTACTGTTCTGTCGCCCGGGTGGAGATGACTGCAGGGACAAAGCTGGTGGCGAGTGCCACCAACTGGTCCAGCATGCCCTGGGCTGATTCCAGGGCGTTGGTTTGCAGAGCTACCTGGCCCTCCAGGTAGCTCTGCACGTTCGCCTCGTGCGCCATGTGGCACACGCGACATCGCACGACGCCGGCCCGGCACTCCAAGCACTCGACGCCTTCGTCGGCGCCGAGAGTCTGTCCGCACTCATCACAACGGTTTTTGCCCGCTGCGGTTTTTTCTCCGCGACATTGGTCGCAGAGCGTTCCGTCGAGCATGAGCTCGACGCAGTGACCCTCGAGATCTTCGATCTCGAGTTCGCGTCCACACTCTTCACAGCGACAGCGGGTCTTCATTTTGTCCTCCAGCTGCGAAAAAGATTGCGCGCCGCACCCACCCTACATGCACGGCGCGCGGTCCTTACTTTTGCTTACTCGGTTGATCAGCCGAGCAAGGTGTTTCAGGCCCTCCGAGGGTAGATGGAGTCTCACCATCTACCTACTCCCCGAGGAGTCGCGGTCTACTCGGCGTCCGCTGGATAGTCAGGTGCCAACGTCTGGAGCTGTCTCTCCCGTGATCACGGGCCTAGCTCCGCCCCGAGGTATCCATACCCTCGGGAATCTCCCTGACTTCTGGGATTACTGAGCCTCCCAGCCGGCTTCGCCTTATTGCGCCGCTTGTTCGACCTGGACGGACCAGGTCCGGCCGGGGTCGGCATTCACATTGATCACAAATGTCCCTCCGGTCCTCAGCGTTATTGATCGGTGCACGTCCACCGGTGTCGTCCTGGGCGCGCTGTGCAGACTCACTTCGTTGACCAGCGCCCCGTTGTAGAATGGTTGTTCATCCGCAGAGCTGAGCTCTGCGGAAAAGAACTCAGACGCTCCAGGCGTCCAGTTGTGCTGCACCGACACCGTGACCGTGCCGGGATACAGCGCGAAGGTAGTTGTTCTGTGCAGCCCGGACCCGACGAACTCCCTGCTTACAGCAGGGTGGCTCGCTGGAGCTGGACTGACCGCAATGATCGCTGCGGGCACTACCCGCTCCGTTTGCGCTACTTCTGTTCCTTCGATTTCGTCATAACAGCCAGACATCAGTACAGCTGCCAGAAACATGGTCATGCGTCCCATCTTATCTCCTTCTTCCTTACCTATCTGGGATCAATAAGCCTCCCAGCCGGCCGAGCGAAAGATCATGTGCTGTACCCGCTCCCGGAAGGAGCGTCCTCCGTCTCGCAGCACGTCGACCACTGCCCGTGGTAGACATGCCTGTACTCGATATGGCAGCTCGTCGAGGCGGGGCACGCCAGGACATGCTTGTTTGCCACGAGATCTCACACCACCTATGAGATCACTAAACTTCTCAGCTAGTATCTGGCGGTAGAGACGAGTCCGAGAGCGGGTACAGCACATGATCTTGAGAGTTAGCACTCCCAATTCACTAATACTCTTATGTCTGTTTTTATTGGTTTTTGCCGATGATCAGCTAAGAAGAGAGCCCAAGGAGCCTGACGAATGTCAGCGCTTGATCCTCGGACTATCAGGTTTACACGGTGGGGGAGATGGCGTGGAGTACTCTGAGGAGTATTGTCACGTCATCGTCGTCAGCCCGTCCTTCTGCCATATCTATGGCGGTTTGTTCGAGCTGGCTAATGCAGTTCGCACTTTCGTAGCCGAACACAATGTGCCCGATCAAGCTGTTGATCAGGAGCTGAATCTCGTAGGTCCCCAACGTGGGGGTTAGGGTACCCCCACCTGGTCCGAATTGTGCGACGTTGAAAACGACGTCGCCGTTCTCGTCTGGTGCTTCGCGCACCAGAATCACATCCTTCATTCACCTATCTCCTTTTTATTGACAATGCACCTGACGAGCATAAGCTCTGATCAGGATTTGCTAATGCCAGCTGAGAGGCTTATTGATCTCAGACCTCATAGTGCCAGTCCAGCCCAAGTCCTGTGCTTCGGATCGGGATGCAGCTCCTCGGGGAACTGCTCTCCACCTATACGGATCACGTGTTCGCAAAGATGGCCGCGACCGCGGCCCCCATGAGAACTCCGTGATTCTCTTCTCCGGTTTGCTGCAGTTCCATAGCCGCCTCCAGCCCGAATCGCATCCATGGCCCGGGCTTGAATCCAGCCTGTATCAGATCATCACCGGTGACCAATGGTTTTGGTCCGGTCTCCGCATGTCGGTCGATGATCGTGGGCGCGACTTCCCACACCTTCCTCTGTCCCCAGTCCAGGATCATGATTCTAGACTGGCACTCTGTGCATTCGCAGAGCAGCCTATTGCCCTGCATCTTTTTTGTCAGCAGTCCCATATGCCCACAGCTCGGGCACCCATGCTCCTTCCACTGGCTCCATGTCATCGGAAACAGTCTGCTCATCTCCGTGCTCCTTTCATTCGCAGGGAAAATCCCCCCACGAGATCAATACTCTTATCTCACATTCGACGTCCTCTTTGCGCCATATTGGCGAAAGTGTGTGCACAACGTGTGTACATGTGTGTACAACGTGTGCACAATGTGCACACAACGTGTGTACACTTTTTCCTTGACACAGCTATGGTCTGCGGACCATGATCACCATAGTAGGATGAGAGATCAGTTGATCACGGAAGAAGAGCTCGAAGAGATTTGGGAGAATCACGGGCTCAAACAACACGTCGAGCGACTTCATAAGTACTTGTTATCACACGGCTTACAGCCAATGGCCGTACCCGCTTTCGTTTTCGTCGGTAATCTAAAACAAAAGATCCTCGTAAACTTTCTAGTAAAGGGGGTCTCGGAGGACAGTTATGGGAGACAGACCTTCCCCAAGCATAAAGACCGCGACGGAAGCGGCGAAGAGTAGAGGGGCCTCGGCGTCCCCTATGCCTGCTCCGAAGGCTCATCAATTGAGGCCGTCGCCGCAACAGGCCGGAGTCATTCTTCCGGGCAATGTTAGCGATCTGGGGCCGCAGGTGATCGGTATGCCGACGTCCGGTCAGGCGATGTCGTCGAGTCAGTTCATGGCTGGCCCTCAATCCCTCGAGCATAAGCGCGGTCCCGAGGACGTGCGTGATGATCTGGAGACCCTGGCCGCTGCTATGAAGCAGAAGGCGGAGCTGGAGAAGAGGAAGGATCAGGATCAAGAGGAGGAAGAGGGGGATGGTGATGATGCGTTGTTGAAGAGTGAGAGCGATGAGATGCAGATGTATCTCGACATGTTCAACAACCCGAAGCGTCGTCGGAAGATCGAGGCGGATCTCGAGCCGATGAACGTGCAGGACATCGTCTTGTATCGTGAGCTCAGGCAGAAGGTGAAGGTGAGCTGTGGTCTGGAGGTCACCTTCCGTACAGTCAACGGTCACGAGTCACAAGCGATCCTGGACGAGGTGGGGCACGTCAGCCACGACAAGGCTGTGAGTGATCTCTACCTTCAGGAGATGTTGGCCTACATGAACTTGGCCGCCGGGGTACGTGCTGTCGGATCAGAGGTGCTGCCCAATCACATGGATGGGCGAGTGCTGAACAAGGAGCGCTTCAAAGAGAAGCTCGATCACATCTTGGACTTCCCGATTCAATTGCTTGCTGATCTGAGGGTCAACTACTTCTGGTTCGACAACCGGGTGAAGAAGACCATGATCGAGGAGGAGTTGGGAAATGGCTGACGACCCCGCTCGGCTGGGCAAGAGCGAACATGCTCTACGATCTGCTCAGCGAACCGCCGGAGCCGGGGTCGGTATTGGAAGCGTTGTGTCTCATGATCCAGATGCGGCGCGAGGCGACAGAGCTGTACAAAAACTTCGCGATGTTGAGGGCGATCCAGGTTTCACAGTCGAAGGATCCAAGCTCGGCAGAGTCTGTTGCAGAGGCCTTCAAGACCTATCGTGCGTCGCTGATGCCGTTCCTCGAGAGGGAGGTGACGCAAGAGAAGACAGAGCTGATCGAGGCGTTGAAGCGAGAGATCGCTATGAATTCCAGTCTGGCTGTACAGTCTGTGATGCCGCGCAAAGCGGAAGAGGTTGTACGGAAGCGTCTCGAGGCACGTCCTATCCAGAAGTCGAAGTGGGCTCGGAAGAAGAGATGGTGATCATGGAAATCAACGAAATCAACGAAATCAACGAAGAGGCAGTGGAACGGGCGATCAAGGTTCTCAACCGTGCGCTCAACGAAGACTGCATGGTGCTATCAGAGATGTTGCTCACTCGTTATCGTTGCAACTCTGCCCTCGCTGTCGATGACACGGTGCAGACAGAGAGCAAGAAGGGCGCTCGTGTGTCGCACAGCGTCAGCGCGATGGGGCTCATCAATGGACTCTTCGGAGTCGACGAGCACGGCTACGGTCCGATCACCATGATCGTCAATGATGAAGAGACCGGAATCATCGAGTTCTGTCGCACGAGACACAGGAAAGAAAGCTGATCATGCGCTACGCGCAGGTCACGAAGTGGCGACAGCGTGTTCTGATCTCGAAGCCCCTCCTGGTCTTTTGATCAAGAAAGAGGTGCAAAGTCCATGAATATCGAAGAAGTAAAAGACCATCTCGTGCGGGCGCTAGTCGATCTGTCCAAGGTGTCCAGAGTTCTTGATACGTTCGATGATCAGAACATGACGACACCTTGGTGGGAGGCTGCGGGCATGGCCCCCGAGGTCGCTGAGGCGCACATCGACCATGTGTTGGCGATCTGCAAGCAGGAGCTGATGAAGCCAGGTGCCTCTTTTACCTTCAACCAGAACCGCCCCATCATGAGGAGCTACGAGTCTGGTAGTGATTGTTGTTGGGTCAACTTGTTGGGGGTGCAGTACATGACCCTCAGCATCTCAGCTCCATGCCCCAGGGGGCCGATCACGACAGAGGAGAAGGTCTGATGCTTGTTTGTCCAAACTGCGCATTTCCGGTTGAAAACGATCTGCGGGTCATGTCAGTGAGCAACGTGGTCTGTGTTCTGTGTGGTCATCGTTGTGAGAGTTCTGATCTCGTAAGGTATCGCGATGACGCAAAGATCGTGAACCCGAAGGTCTTCGTCGAGCTGATGCAGTTCTTCACACAGGCGATCACGCCTCAAATAGGAGGGAAGCTGGTAGAGCTCGGCATCGTGTCCGCCGACCCGAGCTTGGAGAACATAGCCGCTTTCACCAAGCTGCTGATCAAGATCAGCCGTGCGTCGTTTCAGGCTGTGTTGGAAGGAGTGTTGATTCAGGATGATGAAGAACATGTGCTGGGCGGCGGGGGCTCAAACACCTTGCAGTGAGTGTTGCGTGGCCTACGCGCCGAGTGACGAGGAAGAGGGCAGCGGGTACTGTCTGGTGATGACTGCTCTCTACTCGATCGTGAGCGCGTTGCCGCCGGCTGGTGATATCATGGTGAAGCTCAACAGCATCGAGGAACATCTCGCTCCCCCGGTCACAGGCAGTACGCTGCTACCTCCGCAGGTGCGCTGATGTTGGTGATCAAGAGCGTAGGCGCCCATGCTGATCTGATCGCGGGCATACCTCGGTACACGATGGTAGTTGGCCCGGACAACGCCGACATGGGTGTCGAGGTCGAGCTCGATGTAGCGACCTACACTCAGCTTGTCGAGATCGCTAACCTGGAGATGTCCAATCGTGCCCAACAGTCTCCTACGGAGGAGCCTGTTGCGGTCACTTCACTTTCCAGACAACCTGATCATGGTGCGTTACGTCGACAGCTGATGGCTGATCGAGAAGAAAACGCGTTCGCAGAGCTGCGCGGGCTCGAGCACGTGTCTCAGCGCAGTCTCACACCCGAAGAGGTTTTGCGCAGCGTGGGGTTCATCGAAGATGGCGAGGAGGGCCCGAACGAATCTGATCTTCTGTTTGGCGATCAGGAACCTGACCCAGGTGAAATGTCCGACGACGACGACGGAGTGAGGCAGTATTGATGAACTTCGGATACGAGTGCGCAGGCTGTCACACCTACTTCGGGGTCAGTAATCCTGATGGTGATTTAGGGGCAGTTCAGCGTCTGCTCAACCAGGACGCACCATGCCCGAAGTGCGACAACGGTACGATCATGACCCCTGTTGTAGTCGAGGTTGCGGGACGCCCCGGTGACATGTGCATGACGGCCGATGATCTGCTTCGATACGTCAACGGGCTCGGAGCCCCGGGGGAGACGATCTTCAGCTGTGAGGACGTTCGGCAGTGGCTCGAGACATACAAGGTGATTGAGGCTGACGTCGAGGGCAGTGACAGGCCTCGCCCCGTCATACGATCACTCCTCTTGAAGGGTGGAATCAGATTGTACCTGGCGGCGTCTGGAAACGGAGCCGTCGTTTACCGAGTAACGAAGGAGACCGAAGATGCCAGTTCAGGGATTTGAACATCAACAGAAGCGCCGCGGGCCGAAGAACATTCTGATCGGTGTGAGGCCGCTCCCGCTGCTGATGTGGCAGAGGACGGACAAGGACGGGATTGTCCAGACAGAGCTGGGTGTGGAGATCACACCCGGCGACATCCGCAAGCTCCCTACGGACCTGTGGAACAAGTCGGGGCCCGTCAACGCCAAGCTCCAGAAGCTGTTGGCCAAGGAGCTTCATGGCTCAGAGGCCGTGTCCGCCGAACCGATCATGTCGAAGGAGAAGGCCGCGGCACAACTTCCGGCAGAAGTCGATGTAGGGTGACCCGATGTCATTACGTCTTCTAGGTGATCGCATCTTGATCGAATTCGATCCCACCGAAGATCAGGAGCGTACACTGGAGAGTGGCATCATCATTCCAACAGATGTCTACGATGACATCCACCAGTGGGGCACGGTCCTGGATGTTGGGCCAGGGCGTTGGAACAAGAAGCAGACGCTCAGGATTCCGGTGCAGGTGAGACCCGGTGATCGGGTTCTTTACATCCGGTTCCTGAAGAACACGCACACGGGAGAGGCGATGCGCTTGAGCGGCCAGCTTACGGATCGCCAGTTTCTGATCAGGGAATCAGATGTCATCGCAATCGCAATCCAAGAAGACTGACAGATTCAGCTTTCGGATCGATACCTCCTTGCTGGTCTGGGTCCGATGGTATGCCAGTCAACATGGTGTCACGGTGACACACTTGATCACGGAGTACTTTCGTGAGCTGCGGTATGCCAGTCAACATGGTGTCACGGTGACACACTTGATCACGGAGTACTTTCGTGAGCTGCGGGAGGAATCTCCGGCAAAGCCAATAGGAGACGTGGATCAGCTATGAAATTCGATGATGTTGAGAGGGTCTACTCGCTCGAGGGTGCCCAAACAGCAGACACGATAGCAGAGTTGGTCCGAGCCATTTTGAGCCAGAAGTATGTTGTCGTGCGCGAGCTTCATCTGCTCTCCGACCCAGGTCGCGTCGTAGCGCAGCTCTCGATCCCGAGATCTGGTCCACCCGATGGTGTCATCCCGGAGACGGATCCTGAGAGCGTGTGGGAGCTGCTGACGCAGGTTGACATCGTTGAGTACGAGTCGGCAAACGTGAAGCTGAATCCGGCTGCCGTGTCTTCGCTGACGCATATCATGCTCGAGGCAGGTCATCGAAGGTTGGCAGGCGTAGCTTGGGCTACCGGCAGCATACAAAATCTGATGAAGTGGGTGGGGGTACACCCCCGTGAGGGGGTTCCAGCCACGTTTTGGAACATGCCATTGATCCAGACCCAGCTCATCCCGGAGGACTGTGTGGTGATGCTCTGTGCCAAGAGCGTGCGTCAACGTGTCCTGAAGGCGGAGTTGGGGATCATGGCTCAGTTTGAGGAGGTAGACGATGTTGGACAAAGTGAGTGAGGCGTACAACTCTCGTATTCTCGATCTGCACGCTCAGAAGAAGTTCGCCGCCGTGGTGATCACCGAAGAGGGCGTCGAGATCGCCGCTGCTTCGGATGGCTTCCGATTCGAGTACTCAGGTCGTTGGCGCGACATCCAACGGAGCTGGGCCGAGATCGACAAGAAGGCCAAGGCGCGTCAGGCCGGGTCGCGTATCGATGTGCAGGAGGTACGGGAGGACGGAGGAGATTCTGCCGTCTCGGATCAGGTGAACTGAGATGGACGACGTGATCCAAGAAGACGCAGCGCAGGAGAACGGCTCTGAGCAGCTCTTGATCGAGTCGCTGATCGGCCTGATGAACTCTTCGGGGCCGTACGTAGAGGTACTTCAGAGTTCGAGTGATTCGAACAGGGTGAAGCTGCGTCTCCGCATTTTCGACGGACACTCGTGGAATCACGTCGCAGCCCTTCTCTTGAAAGAAGAGATCAGATCACGGATGGTCAAAGGCGTGGCATGGGATCTTCATCTCTGTCGTCAACTGATGCTACGTAAGGAGACAAACTCTCTGTGTTACTTCTGGAACTTCATCGTCTCTTCAGAGGATGTGGGCAGCGCCGTGCTCACCATCTGTCGTGTGCTGGACTTTGCGAGCCAGCAACAGGTACCAGTGGCTCCGCAACGGGTCGCGCTCGGTCCACGGAAGGAGGAAGAGATCTTCACACCGAAGATAGGAGGTACGGTCGTAGACGGTCAGGTGGTCTCGATGCCCTTGATCGGTGGGGCAGGCCGAAATATGCCTGAAGGTGGTTTCATGGAGAAGGGGAAGAAGCAGAAGGGCGCGCACCCGGTAGGGGGGAAGAGATGAGCTTCTACGGCCCCGAAGAGAGTGCCGCCCTGGAGCAGAAGGCCGGCCACCTGGCAAGCGAGCTCTCGGCTGAAGAGCTCAACTCGATCGAGAGGAAGCGGCAGGCGTTGGCCAAGCTGTTCTCGAAGGATAGGGTCACAGCGACCTATAAGCTCGAGCTCACCTTCGGCAAAGAGAGGTCGACATACAAGCACTTCCCAGGATCACTTGTCGTGTTCAGAAGCGGATCGGCGTTCAACGGTGGGGGTGACGAGCCGATGTACCCGTGTCCGAATGACATGTGCAGCGGTTTTCTCCCACCGAAGTTGATCTCAGCCATGCTGGGTATCGGCGTCTGCCCAGTTTGCCGGGAGAAGTGGCCACAAGATCAGCTCATGGAGATGCGGCTGTTTCGGCTTGCCCCTCGAGCTTGGGCACGAGTGGTGGCACGCTACTTCATCCGGTTGAACCACGACGCCGACATCTATCTGAAGGGGCACCCTATCGACATCCGTATTCAGACGGCAAAGGAGATCGAACACTATCGTGGCGGTGATCAAACAAACCTGGCGCGACGAAAGCGGGTCCGGGTGCTGTATCCTCTCGAAAGGATCTATACTGATCTACAGCACGGAGCTGATCTCGAGAATCGGTTCTTGAAGTTTTTGGTGGCGTGATGGCAAAGACGATCAAAGAGCTTATGGATCGGCACGCACAGCTGACTGGTGAAGTTGACGCGGCCGAGGAGATCCTCAACTGGTTGTTGGCCGGCGATAACCGATTCAAGGAGCGCTTCGGTCAAGATGTGGTTGACAGGCTAGCGACTCAGATAGATGATCTGATACTCGCTCCCAGGTTGGAAGAGATCGGTAAGATCATTTCGACGGAGATTGGAGATGCGGATGAAAAGAGTCAAGCAAAGAAGCGTAAAAGATCATGATTCCAAGGCGCACAAGAAGCATGTTGATCTCGAGCAGCGGGTCAAGACAACCTTCGAAGGGTTCCAGGAGCTCGTAGGTTCAGAGTTCGCCAAGTTCCAGAACAAGGTCAACGAGGTGCTCGGCATCCTGTTCAAGAACGAACGCGAGATCGCCAGCATGGTCTACACCAACAGTGTGCGGATCGCGGTGTTGATGAAGTTCCTGAACGCGAAACATGGTCTGACCGATGAGCTCTTCGAAGAGATGGTGAGCGCGGAGATCGCAGAGAGAAATCGGATCACCGCCGAACAGCAGGCCCTGGAGAAGGCCGCCGCCGAGCAGAAGATGGTCGAGGATACGGCCAAGCGGCTGCTCGAGGAGAAGGCCGCGAAGAACGAGCTCGGGGTCAAGAAGACCGAGAAAGCTGGGATCGTGGACGAGTTCCTCGGGGTCGAAGAGCGGATCTTCGGCGGGGATTATACCGGTGACAACTGTGACGGCGAATCTGGTGGTGAGGGCGTGCCAGACGATATGGTCGACGGCTCTGACACGGTAAATCACGGGTATGTCTGCTGTGATGACTGCGACGACAACGACGGCGACGGCGACCTCGGCCGTCCGGTCTCGTCCCCAGACTACGGCTGCCTCGAATGCGCAGGGGAGTCCTATGACAAGGATCACGACCAAGTGGCGTCTTCGGATACTTCTGTGGAAGGCGAAGCTGACGTGGCATCTCCTGAAACTCGCGATCCAGCTGAGGCTGGAGAAGTCGGAGCTGATGAGGAAGCTCCGGGGGTATCCGATCTATGACCCGCAAGATCTGTATACCGGAATTGATCCTGGAGCTGCCGGAGCCGGCGACGAGCAGACAGCATCTGTCGAAGATGCTCGATACGATCCTCGAGGCGTACTCTTTGGGGATGGCGGAGAGGTTCAACACACGCCCTCTGATCCCGTTCGAGTATGCGGCGATCAAGACCTTCCTGATGAATCTGGCGCTGGGGATGGAGCGCTGTGAGCACGTCTGCGATCACGGTGTGAGGTGTGAGCTGATCGACGGTCATTCGAGAGATCATGACTACGAGCTCCACGACTGCGGCTCGCTTGATCTTCCACCCCCTGACATGACCAGCTAAAAAGGTGACCCGGGTCGGCTAGCCTGGAAGCCCGCTTTACGCGTTGCATCGACACTTCAGCTTACCGGGTCCCTTATACCCAAATTTTGTAGACAACGCCCCCCCTCGGACCACGGCCAGCCATACCATGCACCCGATCTCTCCCGGGTCCATTGGTTCGACACGTGTCGAACCGATAGAGTGGCCTTGGTCGTCTCCGTCCCCGTATTCCGGGGCAGAGATGAATTGAACGGCCTGGAGGGGCAGAGCCCCTTCCCAGTACCCGTTCGATCGCCGGATCAGGATGGCTTCCCATCCTTCCCCGATTATTCGCACGTTGGACCGGATATCCTCCGGTCCAACGACACGCACGACCCAACTGCCATTGGGCAGCTGGTCAACCTCGGCGTCGAACATCTCCTTCTCCCTTCTCAGATCAAGCTCCAGTGAGGAGCTGGACCAGGGTCTTGATCTGATTCTGGGTCTGAGCCTCTCGCTCAGCCCACGCTGCCGACCATGTGGCGTCGGTCGCGGCAGCAGCCGCATCCTGCGCCGCCTCTATCTGCACCACAGCCTCAGCCTCGACCCGACTGCGGGTTTTGGCCTCGATGTTCTTGCCGTAGTTTTCTACGGCTTTTGTTCCGTTGTCGATTGCGGTGTCGAGTCCTACAAGGGCTCCAGCCGCGAGCAGGGTCGGTGTTCCGATCACGAGCAAGATGAGTGCAAACATAATCACACTCCTTTCTATTGTTCTTATCCCACATAGAGACGCGCTTTTTCGCTTGTGCTATCCTGCTCGTAGAGGTTCTGCCCCATGCCAATGAGCTCTCATCAGATAACCGCGTTGGCCATGCAACAGCAGGCGTTCTTTGGTAACGCCGCGGCTTATGCGCAGCAGATCACACCCCCGCGATCAGGCGGCGGGTACGTGACAGGTGGAGCTCCACAGCCGCCGCAGCCGATGATGGCGCCGCAACCCGGGTACAGCATGCCGATGCAAGGAGGGATGCTGGGGATGGCGGACGCAGCGATGAGCGGACACGCTCAGTACGCTCCTCAAGTCTTCGGAGAGCAGCTCGCCGGCGGCGGTATCAGCGCCATGCAGTCGATGATGGGCGGGATTCATGGTCTGGCCAACATGGGGACCATGGCCGCCGGAGTCAGTATGATGGGCGCCGGAGCTCTTGGGGCGATGGGTATCGGCGGAGGCATCGCGGGGTTGACAGCGCTTCCTATGATCGGAGCTCCTATTGCAGCACTGGGTAGCATGGCAGCTCTCCCGATTGTGGCTGGTCTGGGTGGGGCCGCGTGGTCAGCAGATCAGGTAGGGGCGGGCTTTCAAGAACGACAAGCTGTCGGACAAGTCATGCGCAACCGCTTTGGCGGGATGGGCATAGGACAGGGGCGGGGAGGATCAGGATTCAACGCCAAAGAGATGGGGAGCATGTCGACCATGGTCCGGGAGATGTCCGGCAACGACATGTACACCGGATTCGACGAGCTCACCCGCACTCTTGATCGCACGGGGCAGATGGGGTTGTACCGCGGGGTTCAGACCGCTGGCGAGTTCCGGGAGAAGTTCAAGAAGACGGTTGAATCCCTCAAAGAGATCGCCAAGACCATGCACACCTCACTCGAGGAAGCGACGACCTTCATGGAGGCCCAGAGGAGCATGGGGTTTTTCAGTGGCAAGGACATCTCCGATTCCCTCACCCGTACTCGATTATCTGCTGGCGCCAGTGGGATGTCCGTTGGTCAGATGCAGCAGATCGGAATGCAGGGATCGCAGACCGGACGCATGATGGGGATGCGTGGCCGCTCCGGAGCTCAGGCGATGCAGGAGATGGCGACGAACGCCGGCATCGCTATGCAGACCGGTGTTCTTTCTGACGAGATGGTGGCCGAAGCCACGGGTGGGGCTCAGGGGGCCGAGGGCGCTCAGATTCTTGCCGGTCGACGGATGCAGGCGGGCAACCGCTTCTTCAGCAGAGGAGCCGGAAGAGCTCTGTTGGCGGGCCTCTGGGATCCGGAGACAGGGGGGATCAACCAGGATGCACTTCAGCAGTCGCTCGCCGGTGGTATGTCGTTCCGAGGAGCTCTCGGTCGTGGACGCGCCAACATCCGAGCTACAGGTGGGCACAACAGTGAGTTCTTCGCCCAACAGGAGCGCATCTCTGGCGAGCTGATGAGTACTGGCCAGGGCATGAACGTCATGCTCGGCATGATGGAGGGGCACTATGGGAAGCGTGGATGGAATCTGGAAGATCCAGCCATGCAGCGATCACTTCGCAAGCGTTTCGGCCGAAGCCAGGCCGAGATAGAGGCGGACATCGCCGAGTACCGAGCTCTCCCGAGGACCATGGCGCAGCGCCGTATGCGCTTCAATCAGCAAGCGGACAACGAACAGCGTACCCAGGCACGAGAGGGGTCTGGAGTTGGCGGTTTCACTCGTCGTCTCCAGAACACGTTCGAGAAAGAGGTGGAGAATCCCCTTCGTCAGGCCGGTGATGATCTGACGACTGCGATCGCATCTGAGATCGAGCAGATGCGCAACGATCTCGAGGGCCGTATACAGGTTCGAGTGACTGAGGCCGGTCAGGCCACAGCCCGGGACATTGCGTCTGGGCGTAGGGGAGCACGCTTCTCTGGACTCAGCGTGTCGGAGATGAGAACGGTCCGAGCCCAAAATCCCGAAGGGACCATGGCGAACCTCGGACGACGTTTCGGTATTCGCGGTCAAGACTCGGCTACACGGTTGAAGTCCATGGGGATAAGCACGGAGGGTATGAGCGCCGCGGCAATTGATGACCGCCTTGATCGAGTGTCTCGTGAGCGTGATATTTCTCTTTCTGATCTTGGGTTAGACAGCGGCGGAGCTAAGGAGATGGGCGATCGGTTATCTCAGATCGTCACCATGAATCAAGAGGCTGGCCGGGTCGAGGCTCCGGGTCTGTGGGGGCAACTCTGGGGCGAGACGACAGACGTCAACGCAGTCGCACGAACACGTGTTGAGTACCTTCGAGGTCAGGATGCCGATTTTGCAAGACGTACCTCTGGCATGACTGAACAGCAACGTATTGGAGCTATGCAGACGGTCATTGGTGATCGGCTAAAGGGGAAGTTTGCGCTGCCAGGTCTCGAGGGGGGCGGCTCTACCGGATTCGCTGATCTTGCATCTCTTGCCGCAGCTCAGAAGACAACTCGGGGTCAGCTCGGCAGGATGGTGACTCGTAAGCGGACAGCGGCTGAGTCCGTGGGCAAGGTGGCTGTGACGGGAGTGGGCCGTTGGGGCGGATTTTTAGCTGGATCTGTGCTTCCAGGTGCGTTCGCTTCTCAGGGTCTAAGCATGATCGGCGGTGAGGCTGGTCGTCGAGTTGCAAAGGCGATGGGCCTTGCGCGTGGTGCACTGAGCGGGGATATGTCCGGTCTTATCGAACGTGCCCACAGCAATCCGCCGCTGCTCGGTCAGATCGAGAAGGCTATGGGTGGAGATGTTGCAGCTCGGACAGCATTGGCTAACATGGCTGAGGACCCGGATGCCGATCTCTCAGAGTCACACAGAGAAGCTCTGAGCGCCCTCATGGAAAATGCCACAAACCCGGAGGTCAAGAAGGTCTTCGAGCAAGAGCTTCGCCAGACGGCTTCTATGGACGACACGCTCATCCGCGTCCGAGACAAGAAGATCGGGGCGCGTCTCGAGGACTTTGTCGGGACCAGGCAAGTTCGGATCAAAGGGGCTGTGGGAGCAGAAGGTCTTGCTGCTCTCAATAGTCTCGCGGCATTTCAGCGCGCGGGCACTGGAGACACCAATCAGTTGAACGAGCGGCGCCGAGCCTTTGTTGCAGGTGTCGCCGGAAAGAAGGGGGCTGGCGAGCTCCAGGGTATCCTCGCTGCTGATACGACAGGTGGCGGCACAGCGTTGGCTGAACAGCTCCGGGTCACGGACACACTGCTGCAAAAATTTGATCAAGGGTCCGGCCGACGTGCTGGCGGTAGAGGCGGTGCGTTTCTCAGAGAGTCTTTGGTGGAGTTGGGTATTGATCCATCCGGTCTCAGACAAAAAGACATGCAGGCCTTCCAAAAGGGCGCGCTCTCTGCTGACGACATCATGGAGACGCTACGCAAAACCAAGGGCTTAGAGAAGACGACCGTCTCCGATGAAACTCTGAAGAACTGGCTCGGTGATGTAGTGAGTGCGCAGAAGTCCGGCGGCACTATGGAGCGCAAAGAGGCTCTTTCGCTCGGACTGAATCTCGGCGGGGGCCGTGCAGAAGCCCTTCGCCAGTCAGGTGATCGGTCTGAGGCTGATGATCTTCCTGATCTGGCCCGGAAACAAGTGGCCCATTTGTCCGATATGGTCACACTGACGAAGCAATTGGTGACCGGGAACAAGCTAAACGCCGATGCCATTTCTAAACTGAATCTGAACGTTGATATTACGACGCCACCTGCTGGTGATGTACCCGAGGTGCCGCCAACACCCTAAGGAGTTCGAATGACAACCTACGGAGACGGAATCGGGCAGGTCTACACGAAGTCGGTTGCGGCCGAAGACATCGGTGTAGGCAGACGCGAGAAGCGCGTGATCACCATCGTAGGTGGTCAGCAGGTGACGTTGATCGTGCGGGACACCATCGTCCCGGAGGATCCGTACCTCAACCTGGTCCGAGCTGCCGCCTACCCGTTCCAGATAGGGGCGAGTGCCGCAGCCAAGTTCCCCGTACCTCCAGTGCCCACCGCGCTGAAGGATGTTTTGATCAAGTCCTCCATCACGATCTGAGGATCACATGACAGTATTCATCGAAGCCAGGACCGAGCCCTTCCAGCGATCTCGGGAAGAGTACGCAGAGCGAGGTCGACAGAGTGAGACGACCCAAGCTGTACGTCGTCCGCATCGTGGGTACCAGCTGAAGGAGGACACGTACGCTGTCATTCGTGTCATGGGTCCGAACGGCGACTTCATGGAGGTCATCGACGCTGCCGGTGCATGGGCCCCCACCTCTCCAGGCACCGAGAACTACACGACGCACTACACGAACTTCTTCGTGCAGCAGATTTCAGAAGAGCGTCACGAGAAGCAACAGGTCGTGGACACCTTCGGGGACAGCTTCATCTTCTTCTTCGGAGAAGCCCCTCGGATGCTCAGGGTCAGCGGGTTGTTGCTCAACACCGCGGACTTCAACTGGCGCAACGAGTGGTGGGCCAACTACGAGCGGTACTTCCGAGGTACGAAGCTGGTCGAGCTCGGCGCACGACTGTATCTGATCTACGATGACAGGATCATCGAGGGGTACATGACTGGAGCTCAGGCAAATGACAACTCGCAGCAGAAGGAGGTCATCCAATTCAGCTTCTCGATGTTCGTGACCGGCTCTACCGACATCTCTGCGCTCGGTGATCCCAGATTCCCATCTCCCACGGATCTCGACTACACGCAGTTGAGCTCCTACGAGGAGGCGTTGAAGTTGTGGGAGAGCAACCGGAATCTGCAAAGGGAGAACACCACCCGGGCTGTCGCTGCCGCGAATCGTCTGGCCTATCTCGGGTCCGGAGGGTTGATGAGCAGCGTGATCAGGAGTGGTATCATCAACGGTGGTGATCCGTCTGTAGCGGGGTTCGTTGCTCGGGCATCTGCAGCTCTCCAGACGGCATCTGCAGTCGTTGATGGTGTACGTCAGGTTTCCGGCAGGATGGGCTCTTCGGGGATCAGCAGGAAAAAGCCGCTGCGCTCGACGTTCGCTCAAAACGTCGATGAGTTCATCGGCTGGGACACAAGTGGTACTGCGAAGGAGCTCGCTGCTCCGTTGTCCATGCAGGACAGGTGGTTGATGGCGGACCGTTCTTTCGATTCCGGCATGTCTGGTATGGTTCCTGGTTTCGACGCTTGTACCCCGGCGTACTGGGATACAATGGGACGTGTCGGTCGGGCTTCGTCAGAGATCCGAGAGCGCGGAGGCAACAGAGCTCGCACCCCGCCGACCAGCAGGGGTGTCGCCATCGGTGACGCAAGTGCCCCGAGGCCGCCCATCTATGCACGTGATGTGCCCTTCGGCATGTCACTGCTCGAGGGAGATCTGCTCTAATGCCATCCGCCCAACATCTTCGTCTGCGCTGTTTCATCGAGGGTATCGAGGTCCCGATCATTTCGGCGTCCGTCTCGATCCAGCCGGACTCGCCGGCGCAGTGTCAGGTTCAGATCGTAGCGACGGACAAGGGGCATGATCTTCTTCCTCGATCACTGATCCACGTCTTCTTTGCCGACTTCTACGACGGGCCGGAACATCGTCAAGAAGGGGTCGAGGAGGCTGCGCAGGTCTCGACATCGGATGTAGCCGCCGATGAGGAGAACAGGACTCCGGAGACGACAGATCCGGACATGGACACGTTCTTCGATAGTCGCTCTGGTTCTGCCCTGTTCGAAGGATCCGATGAGGCTGTGACCTCTGATGAGACAGACGTGACTCTCGACCGCGGTCCTCAGAGCGCCGGCCCGACGACAACCCCCGAGCTCACCGGACAAGAAGAGGACACGGACGAAGAGCCCTCTATTGCTGACTCGAGGTGGAAGCTCTTCTTCTGCGGCGAGATCATGGGCTACCAGTTCGTGAAGAGTGTCGGCCAACGCGCCATCATCCTGACCTGCATGGACCTCAGCGTCATGTGGGACACCTGTTACCAGTACCAGGTCGATGTTGCGAGCTTGCATGGAAACGGGACGGCCAACTTTGTCGGCGCCGGCACGAACCTCTTCGATACGTTTTTTCAGAGCTCGACCTCGACGCTCGTCGACATCGTGATGCAGCGCTCTCGCGCACGACCCGAGCTCACCGGGCTGTTGAGCGGTATCGTCCACCTGCTCGAGAGGGTCGGAGGGGTCTACAACAACCGGGGCTTCCGTGGGGTCAACGACTTTTTCACGATGGCCGAGCTGCGTTACCACCTGATCGACATGATCGGTGCGTCAGAGGACGACAACTCGAGCCAGCGGCTCTTCCCACGACAGGCCTTCAATCGGTGGACACGCGGATCAGGGGGCAGGCTGGGCAAGATCGCCTCCTTCCGTGACATCCTCGGGCTGCTCTGCAAGTTCATCTTCCACAACACGTTCCCGTGCCCGATCGCGTACTACCAGCGGCCTGACACCATAGATCGAACGAGGACGGTGGCGTACTCGTCTACTCAGCAGTTCAGCTCAACCGCTGAGTGGAGGGAGTTGAACGGTCGGATCGACACCCATTGGAGGTCGTTCAACTCGTACGTCGGATCCAATACGCCGATCAGCTCGGGTCGGGTGTCACGTCAGCTCGATTCGTTGGCCACGCAGATCGTGGCAACGAAGGACGCGGTACAACAGCACAGTGCTAGGTACAGCTTGGCATCTGCGACAAATGCTCTCCATCATGCGGGGCAAGAAGTACGAGCGTTGGCATCCCATCTTAGCCGGGTTGAGGGTGATCCGGAGGGTGGGGACGTGACGTACAGTTCATGGGCTGCCGGCTCCACTCCTGCTCCCAGGATACAGAGGGCACGTGATGGCTTTCGCACCGCCATCCAGGCACTGCAGGGGGGAAGTCATAGCTCAAGTGGAAATCGGGAGCGCACCGATACGGTCGTTCGTCATGGCCGGCTCTATTCGCAGATCATCAGGCCGGACATCTTCATGTGCGCCCCTCCATGCTGCAACGTGCTCTTCCCCGAGCTCTACTCCAGCTTCCAGTTCTCTCGCCAGTACATGCGGGAGGTCACGAGGATGCGTCTGACGGTGTCAGACGAGATTTTCGGGCCTGACGTCTTGCTCAACAGTGTCTACTTCGCTCCGGACGTCGAGGTATTGGGCGCGCGCGTCCAGCAGGGGCGCCATGCGCAGGACAATGCAGAGAACGCTACCTTGAGCAGGGCGGCGTACGGCCGGCGGCTGATGGAGCACGAGCTCTACACCGGACCGATCCCGGTGTTCGAGCGGATGAACGAAGTGAACATCATGGCTGCTCGTGGGGCTCAGACGAACTTTCGTGGAGCTCGTGTCCCCTACGCCATGCGCGCGGCCCACTTCCAGTTCTACAAAAATCGTTGGTCCTCCCGCTCGATGGCAGTGACGGGGAAGTTCAACCCATGGGCGGTCTGTGGTTTCCCGGCAGTGGTCGTCGACCGATACATGAACGAAGAGCAGCTCATCCTCTCCGGTCTCCGAGGCCAGCGATTTCTTGAAGAGGCGTTCGAGCGGGACTACCCAGGGATCGTGCAGAACGCCGACGACGAGTTCACCTACGACTCCGAGTGGGGTGCTCTCGATGCTTGGGATATCCTGAAGAACACAGTGCCTACACAGTTCGTAGGTCTGATCATGGGGTTGACCCACCAGATCTCACAGAATTCGGCCAGCACCTCGTACCAGTTCACCGCCTCTCGGGTCCATCGGGACAACGACGTGCTGCTCGGCGCCAACAGGATCAGGGCCAGTGCCCCTCCGGTACGCAGGGAGCACGTCGGCACGGTTTCCTACACGGCTACCGGAACGGGCTCCCGGGCTCAGTCTGATATCCAAGGTCATCTCAACGCGCTCAACCAGTATGCCGGTGCGGAACCGGGGTCGATCGCTGATCTATCGACACGGCTGTCCGTGCTTGCGAGCGGTATTGAGCGAACGAAACGTGCGTTGGAGGGATCGGGAGATCGGGAGCGAAACAATTTGCAGAGTGCGTTCCAGGATTTGCACCAGGCCGGCAGATCTGTTCTGACCATGGCGCGTCTTTCTCGAATGAACGATTCTGGCGGCGGTACTTCCTTTGCCTATGAGGTGGATCAGTTTGACCGCGCTACGAGCACGGCTCGTAATCGTCTTCAGTCAGCTCTCGATATAGTCCAGGGTGCTTCGAGCAGGAGGAGGAGCGTTGCTGCTGAAGTAGAGGAGCCGGACGAGATAGACGTCCCTCTCGAAGATTTCATCCGTCCACCGTGGATGGCCGACATCTGGGCTAATGATCGTATCGGCGGGGTGTACCAGCAGTTCTTCGGGACTGGGGCGATCACTGATCCATCAGTCATTAGCACCGGATATGAGACCGCGGTCGATACAATGGACGCTGCGGCTCAGGATGCCGATGAGGATCGCCCACTTGAGCCGATTCCATCTGAACTCGGTCTCGGAACTGAGGGTGAGGATCCGGCGCTTCGCCCTTTACCCTCGGATCTCGAGGACCCAGGGTCTCTGGATCCGATTCGTCAAGATGGTCGTGCAGTCCAGAACGCAGAGATGGGGATCTCTGTTCAGCGCGCCATCGATTTGCTCATCCGCTCTTACAGTGCGATCAAGGCTCAGGAGGGCATGGACATCAACGAGTTCGTCCGCGCCTACACCTGGAGACCGGTGGCGAACATGACTGACATCCTCGGGGGTCGTGATCTCACGATAGATTCGGACACCGGGGTGGCTACTGGGCAAGAGGGCTTCCACAGTCGAGCTTTCGGCAGCGGCCCCAATGGTAGGAACCTACGGAATCTGCTTCCACCTGATTCAGAGGGACGTCCTGTGAGACGTATCCTTGGGATCAGTACCGAGAGCAGCTCACGTCTCGAGGACGGCCGAGAGGCAGCTCTATCCGAAGAGGAGAAGCAGCAGGTCAGTGACGCTCTGGTGCGGCTGGACACGCGCGCGGACAAAGCCGACCGTGTTCTGGACTACGTGTCCGATCTCTGGGCCTCGAGGGGTCTGCTCGGGTAGGATGTAGGGGATGGACAAGCCGGCGGCAGGAAAGCAGACGAGCGGTTTCATGAAGTCCCGATCAGGGACCAGGCCCTACCGCGTCGAGACGCTGCTCAAGAGAGAGCCCTCCAAGAAGCCGAGTGAGGTGCTCAATCCTCTCAGCAGCGCTGAGAAGAAGTACGCCAAGGCCATGGTGCAAGACGAGGGTGGCGGGGAGTTCGTCAAGAAGGGGGAAGCCGACCTCAAGAATCAGTGCTTCTTTCGCTCTGCGACGATGGCTGCGCTGAATCCGGAGCTTCGTCTTTTCAAGGGTCAGCACTCCGGCCAGTCGGCAGGGGACACCGGTCATTTCTATCTGCAGGATCCGGCGGGGAAGGTCATCGACCCGACGGCATCACAGTTCAAGACGGGCAGGCTCGTGGATCGCGGGTATGAGGTGTCCGTCGCAAAGAACTTGGATTATGTGATCTCAGATCCACTGTTCAGGACCATGTCGAAGACAGATCAGACGGCCATTCGATCTCTGCAGAAGAAGGGGGAAGCTGCGGAAGGTAGGGATGCAGTACGTCACGTTCTCATCACCGGACTGCCAGCGGCCGGTAAGACGACAGAGGGGAAGAGGCTATCCAAAGAGACGGGAATGCCACTCATCTCGTTGGACGGCTTGCCGAAGTCCTACCAGGGCCCAGGTAAATGGGTACGGACGGATGGCGCACGACGTTTGATGTCGGAGCTCGATGAGCCACATATCATCGAGGGAACGCAGCTCTTGGGTCTAAGACCTGATGAGATCAAAGGTCATGACTTCCATGTGCTCGAACAACCGAAGAACGTCATTATTGATCGCTTGGTCGATCGTGGATGGAAGGATGATCAGGGCAAGCTCCATAAGGGTGAGTCACAGAGGGGGGCGGCAGGAAAGTTCTACTATGAGCATGAGCGCTGGCTGAAAAACCCAATGAAGAAAACGGCTGCCGTAGACCTCGTTCACCTCCAAGGCGAGGAGGCACAGAAGTTCGGGCAGCAGTATCCCGATGCCAAGGTGCGGCAACGTGATGTCATCGCCGCGGTCAAGGGCGGCAAGTATATCGGGGGCATAGCTGTGAAACCCGGTCCTGATGACTTCACGAAGAAGATCTTTGGCGAGGTCGCGCCTAACCGTCCGTCTTCCGGGCACGTCTCGTACCTCCATGTCGATGACGATCAGCGGAAGCAGGGGATCGGGCGAGCTCTGCTCAACGAGGCGCTCAAGGGTCGGCCAAACCTGACGCTCGGAACGGATAATCGGGGGGTAAACACCGATGAATCTGCGGTTAGGCTATACGAGAAAGCGGGATTTGAGCCACTGAAGAAGGAGACGAGAAGCACCTATTGGATGAAGAAGGAGGGCGAGAATCTTCTTCCCCGTCCCAACGAGTTCGCTCCCGGCATCCGCAAGGAGCGCCGTATTGAGCCTATTCCCGGGGTCAAAGAGTCAGGGCCAAACACGGCGTGGACCGCCAGCCTCTCCAAGCATCCGGCCGCTCGGCGGGGTGATCATCTCGATCTGAGGCTCGTCGACGAAAAGGGTCGTGCACACTCATGGGCGCTCAAGGCAATACCCGAGCCCGGGAAGAGCACCTACGCGGCTCAGATGCCCACGCACTCCGGGAAGTACGCCAAGAAGACGAAGCCCTTTACCATCCCTCTCGGCGTGTATGGAGGCACAAGGCCGGGTGCTCAGGTCGAATCGGTGTACGTTCAGCCGGCAGAGGTCATCTCGGCCAATTCGAACAGGGTTCACATTCTTCGTCATCATGGTCAAGAGACCGAAGAGCTGGTCATGCGCCGGCTGTCTGCTCCTCAGTTGCCTGGATCTCGGCCCCAAGCTCCGCTGTGGGCCCTCCATAACGCGACGAGGACGCGGGAGACGAAGGACGGAGGTCTTCTTCCGGATAGCAAGCCCAAGTACCGGGAGCAGACCGTAGACGTGGTCGACTTGGGTGACACCTCCACGATCATGACCCCGAAGCTCGATGGGGCACACGTCTTGGTGCAGTTTCCAAAGAGCGGGAAGATGCAGCGCGTCTTCTCCTACCGTCCGACCGAGAGAAATGGTGGCCTGATCGAGCACACCTTCAAGTTCCCCGGCTTCCAAAACAGGAAGACGCCCGAGGGCCTTCAGGGTACAGTGATCAGAGCCGAGGCTTGGGGGACCGGTCCGGACGGCAAGGCTATCCCGGCTTCCGAGCTCGGAGGTTTGCTCAACTCATCGGTGCCGAGGTCCCGTCGTGATCAAGAGTCTAGAGGTGTGACGTTGCGCCTGACAGGACATGATGTAATCCGTCACGGTGGCATGGATTACAGCGCCAAGGGGTTCGAAGATAAGCTCCGCGTCCTCGAGAAGGTTCGCAAGCAGACCAAGGGGACGGTGGAAGCTCCCATCACTGCCCGCACCCCAGAAGAAAAGATGAAACTGTTCGAGAGCATAAAAAGTGGAGTGTTTCCGGACACTAAGGAGGGCGTGGTGCTTCACTCCATGCTCCCTGCCGTTCCCCCCACGAAGGTCAAAATCAAGCAGGACGACGATGTGTACGTCCGAGGTGTCTACAACAAATCGTCGAAGGACAGTGCCGCGGGCTTTACCTACTCCCTCGATCCTACGGGGCCGATCGTGGGGCGCGTCGGTACTGGCCTCTCCTCTCAGATGCGACGCGAGATGTCCGAGGCTCCGGAGAAGTTCGTAGGCAGAGTGGCGAAGGTACAGTCAGCCGGTCGGCACCAACCCCGTGGAGGTGAGCCCGGAGCTCTCGTCGGGTCCCCCGCGTTCAAGGAGTGGCACATCGACAAGACACCTCCTAAGTTGTTGAAGGAGAGTGCGGTCCGTATCAGCGTGCCGTTGGGGCTCGGGTTCATTTCTGCAGGGACGGCTGCCACTCTTCAGTACAAGAAAAAACAGAAGGAGCTCCAGGAGCTGAAGGATCGAAGTCCGATACAGCGTACGGGGGCTGTTTTGGCGAATCGTCTTCGACAGGATGTCAGGGGGACGACGGGGGGATTCTCAGAACAGCGTGTGGGGGCTGCTATGGCGGCGCGTCTTCGTGATGAGATCAGAAATACGGTTCGCGGAGATTTCGCACGTCGTAATCCTGGTCTCTCGAAGAAGGGATCGGAGTTTGAGAAGAATCTCGATCCTATGAACTACCTTCCGTTCGACAGCAAGTACATGCAGGTCGCGCTCGACATCGCCGAGACCCGGCCAACTGTGAAATTGCTTGGCAGGACGGTTCGTGGGGTCAGGAGCCAAGCCGGGAATATCAAGGAGTTCACGAAGGATAGAGCTGGTGATCTCCAGAGATTCGTCAAGGAGAGGAAAACGAACTGATGAACGCTGTCCTCGACTTTCTGCAGGACGAAAAAGACCGAATCGAGAAAGAGGCCACTTCTCGTTCGGAGAAGGATCTTGAGCTCTGGCAGCGATGGGATCAGAATGGCCGGCAGGCGGAAGATCTTGATCCGTTGATGAAACAGCTCACGCCACTCATACGGAAGCAGACGAACATCTACTCCGGGCACGTGAACATTCCGAAGCCTGCTGTCGAGGCTGAATTCCAGATCCAGGCGATCAATGCGTTGCACAAGTACGATCCTAAGAAGGCGGCGCTGAATACCTTCCTCACCCATCAGCTCAAGAAGGGGAAGCGCTTTATCTCGACCTACCAAAACATCGGAAGGATCTCTGAGACTCGTATCTACAAGATCAACGAGTTCCAGAACACTCGTGATCTTCTCGCGGACAAGCTCCGTCGTGATCCATCCGCACACGAGATCGCCGACGAGATGAAGTGGCCCGTTCGTCAAGTCACGGCCATGGAGCAGGAGATCCGGCGAGATGTCCCGACGTCGACCTTGATCACAGGTGGGATGGAGGAGATCCGTCCTTCGAAAGAGGGCGAAGTGCTTCGCTTGCTCCAGTATGATTTGGATCCGGAAGAGAAGCTCGTGTACGAGTATCTTCTCGGAGAGAACGGCAAGCCGCAGTTGAAGCCCGGGGCGATCGCCACGAAGATGAACATCAACCCCTCGAAGGTTTCTCGTATCAAGGCCAGTATCGCGGCAAAGGCTAGGAGGTACTCGTGACAACCCGGGATGAGAGACTCACTGCGCTTCGCGAGGCCGTGACCGAGTGGTCTGATCGGCGTATCGGAGAGCTCGAGGATCAGGCTGCGTTTCTTCGTTCCGTTCTTGAAGGTCGAACGAACGGCGGGCAATTGGCCGACTTTGTGACCGGACAGGCTTCGGCGCTGCTCGAAGACGAGATCAACGCCTTTTTGGTGGAGTGAGCCATGTTTTATGTAGACGTCCTGATGGACAAGCTGGCGGCGGCAAAGCAAGAGGGGAACAGGTTTGAGCGGGGCGCTGCGAGTTCTGCTCGGGTGGTGGGCAAAGTGAAGCGCTTCTTTACCGGTCTTGGGTCCGGGCATGTAAGCCGCAAAGAGATGGGGGTGCTCCAAAAGCAGATCAAGTCCACCGAGCCGAAGAGCAAAAAGCAGCAGTTGCTTGAGCGTCTGTCCGGACGGGCATGGACCTCTAAGCAGTATATTCGTAACGCGGGCATCGGAGCTGGTGCGCAGATAATTGGAAGCGCTATAGGAAATGTCATAGAAAAAAAACCGGTGTTTGCGCCTAAGAACGCCATCAGAACGCTGGCTCGTCAAGCGGTCCTTGGATCCATTTATGCGTCGGCGATTCCAGCCGGAAGAAGGTTGGCCGACATCGAAGCGGCCAAGCGCGGCAAGTACTGACAGGAGGTCTCCTATGGCTGGAAGTGAGACACACAGCATACAGGGTATCGGAGAGGCTCTGGCCGTCATTCACAGCGACCTGAGTTCGATGAAGCCCGATGTCCGCTCCGTCAGCATGGGAGTCGTGGCGCTCACGACCCAGATGGCGGATGTCAAAGAGAGCATCGTCGAGGTAAAGGATCGGATCTCGAAGGTCGAAACACGTGCGCACCAGTGCGACCAGGTGGAGACCATCGCACAGCACAAAACTGATATGGGGGCGCTCGCTGAAAAAATCGACAGCGATGTGGTCTACGGGGTCGAGACGCGTGGACAACTCGTGGCCACTACGGACCGAGTAAAGGACATGGAGCAGGAGGAGATCTCAAACAAGTCGTTCCGCCGATCCACAGCTATCTGGATCATCGGTCTTGTACTCGGGGTTTCTGGATCAGTGTTCGGGGGAGTGTGGTGGTTCGCCCAGTATAAGGCCGAGTCTTCTTATCGTGCGACAACGAACAGTGTCAGTACGGATCGAAATACTCAGCGGATCATGGATGTCGAACGAGAGATCAAGCTGGGGAACAGGACGGTGATCCAGGAAATCGGGGCTCTTCGGGAAGAGGTGCTGGAGCGTAATGAGGCGGACAAGCTCCGGGCGGTCTCCTTCGACGAGTGGTACCGAGGTCTTTCCAAGATTGAGCAGGCACGGTTACGGCGCACCATCAAAGGTGTTCCACCAGTTCCCATGTGAGCACACCTGAGATAGCGTAGAATCGAGGTGACATGTCGTACATTCTCACCATAGAGGTCGCGGACATCACGGACGTGGCGGCACAGTTCGATGAGATCCAGGTGTGGCGCTCGGATGATGGCGAGGACGGAACATACCAGGAGATCACTGGAGCTCTTCTTGCGGGTGCCTCGATCACTAGCGCGGAAGAGGGCCCATTCACGGTTGACGGCCTGACATTCGAGGTGGACATCAATGACCTCGGTACCCAGAGTCTCACCTTCGACACGACTGATCCAATAACGGCTGCGGATCTGGCGACTCTGTTGTCCACGCTTCTGGTAGGGGCGACTGTCGTAGACGACAGGAACACGCTGGTCATCACGAACGACGAGACGGGCACGGACTCCTCGCTCGAGATCATTGGCGGGACTGCGCTGGATGAGCTTGGTTTCACTGAAGGGGACAAAGACATCGGTTCGGCTGTGCGCATCCCACTGGTTCTCGGGACGAGTGAGTATAGCTTCACCGATGAGAGTGGGCTCTCGGCGTCGTACTACCGAGTGCGATACTTCGATAGCGGAACCGACGCTGTCTCGGCGTTCCAACCGCCATTCCAGGCTACAGCGGAGACTTTGGTACCTTCGGCATCCCTCATCCTCGGGTATGTTGATCTGGCTGATCTCGATGGATCACCACTCGTGGCAAGAGAGATCACCGTGTACTTCAAGTACGTTCCCCCGCTGGTCATAGGCGCCATCGGGATCATGGGACGGACGGTCCTGTTGGAGACGAACAGCTCCGGTCATGCGGAGTCACTGCTGGTCAAAGGTTCGGTCGTGGACGTAGCGATAGTTGGAACGAACATGGTTCGTGAGATCACTGTTCCGTCATCCGGGACGTCGTTCGACATCATGGCAGCGGTAGCGTCTGCGGATGACGTGTTCCAGATTCAGACACCCGATATCCCGACGGCGGTGAGGAGATCCTAATGATCCCAGTAGCAGCGTTCTTTCTCATGGCGAGGCAAGTTGTCCGAGGGGCGCAGATGGAAAAGATCCGTAATGCGACACTGGCCCGGGCTGCGGCGACAGCTGTACCTGATGAACAGGGTGCTCGGATCTCAGGTCTTCAGAGGATGCGTGCCAACAGCCGTGCTCAGATGAATGTGGAGCTCGCGAGTCGAGGATTGGCGATGCCGGGTATGGACGGATCACCAAGTGCGGCGCACATTCAGGCTGCCGCCGCGAAGTCGAATTCTGTCGGCATGTGATCTCACCAGGAGTGGATGATGGCTCTCGAGACAGTTCGTGTGTACGCCGTTGATGAGGTCGGTGATGCTTTGTCTGGTGTTCTGGTTCGAGCCTACGACGATCTCGGTGCGCTCGTAACCCAAAACACGACGGCCCTCGTGGGCGTTGAGGCCTATTGCGAGCTCGCGCTCGACGGTAACAACCCACCGGAGGAGTACACAATTCGGTTGAGCAAGACCGGTGTGGCGTTTGATGGGACGTTGGGAGACGACAGCAAGACCCCGCAGTCCATCAGCGTCTACAGTCCTGAGGCTCTCGCGCCTGTGACAGGGACGAACAATTTCCAGGTACAGGGGCAGACGTTCACGCTTTCGGCCGCCACAGATCCGCGGCTGTGTCGTTGTTCGGGCTTCTTCGTGGATGCGTCGGGTAGACCCCTGGAGAACCTCGACATCCACTTCATCCCGGTTTGTTACAACGAAGATCAGTCTGATTTTTTTCCGTTGATCGTGGATGGCTATGCCGTGATGGGGGACAAGATCCTGACACGGACGGACGAAGATGGCTATCTCGAAGTCGATCTCTTCAGAACTGCTGAGGTTTCGGCGCTCGTACAGGGTCTCGAGCATTCGAGGAGGATCATCAAAGTCCCGGACTCGGCCTCTGTGAGCTTGATCAATCTTCTCTTCCCGGTTGTGACGGAGGTGACGTTCGGTACGAACCCGGTGACGATCGCGGTCGACGCCTACGTGGATATCGTTCTTACGATTCTGTCTTCGGACGGGCAGACGCTCGATGCTACCGATCTTGACGTCACATTCACCAGCAGTGATACGGGTGTTGCGACTGTTCAGCTCCAGACTGACACTGGGTTGCTGCGTGTCATGGGCGTAGCATCCGGTGCCACGACGATCACAGCTGCACGAGCCGATGACACCATCGTCACACTCCCGGAAGAACCGGTTACATACACACCATTGGTGGTAACGGTGACTTGATGGTGGTGCTGCAGCAGCCGGATGAGAACTACTGGGAGACGAGGAAAGAACTCGAGGCATCTCAGGCGATCTGGCGCAGCATCTTTGAACGGGCTGTGCGGGACATCGTCACGTATCGTGATCAGCGGACACCTTACCGGAAAAAGGTGCACGAGACGGCACTCAACTGGGCCCTGTGTTGGGACGATTCTGATCGGGATCAGCTCTTCACCTTTCCGTGGATCTGCGACACCTTGGGCTGGGACCCCGACAAGGCAGCTCGTCTCATCTGGGAAGCGCGGAGGACGAATTTTGAGTCTCTGGCAGACGCTCTGAAGGAGCACGACAATGGCGTATGAGGATGATGAGCGATCCGCGGCCGTGCAAGAGCTCGTTCAAGGGACTCTCACATTTCCGATGACTGGACTCGGGACTCGGGATCTCGGCGAATCCTACGCCGAGGTCATTGAGCTCGTTCATTCAGCCTTGATCTATGATCCGGACACCGTTTTCTACCTGCTCTACCTTGCTTCTCGGCGTCTTCGAGCTGCTGTTGCTGCGGAAATCGCGTTGTGCACGAGCTTGATGGCGGCCGTTGACGACCTCTCGATGCCAAACAGGCCTGTTGAGGATGTGAGCGCGCTGGTGAGCGCTCGGCAGAGCGTCTTGGCGCTTGGTGGGGCCTTGAGTAGGCGCGGGCGTGTGGGCGGCCCTGAGTACGAACGATACCGGGGAGCTCTTTCTCGTGTGCGGAAGCAGTTGCAGCGAGTGGTCCGCGCTGATTACGTGCCTCGAGGGGCGACGAGCAGCGTTCGAGATGTCGTTCGTCCGTGGGCAGAGGCCCGTCTCGCTTCTTCCAACGGTTTTGCAGCTCTTGTCGAGCAGCACTCCACCGTTCTTCAGCAGATCGATTGGTTTCTCGTGGCCTTCCAGGAGTTTCAGGACGCCGGCGTTGCATCTTCGGCTACAAGTCGTCAGCTTGTGCGGGCCTCTGCTCAGCTCAACGACGTGTACGAGACGCTCGAGCCCCTGAGTCCTTTCGAAAGGACGGCTGTGGCACGCGATGCGTTGCTTCGTGTCTTGAGCAACGAGACCGTGGTCAAGATGCTCGCTACTGGAATGCGCCCGGGGGACTACAGGATCAGCCAGAGTCCGAGCGCAGCTCCCATGTATCGGATGTCGGCGTATGGGACTGGAACGCCGGCTTCTGTGATCGGATCAACGTGCGCTCCCTACCCGCTTTACGACAGCGGGGCGGTTGCTCCGACCAACATCCTGTCGTTCTCCTCTTTGAACGGGTCTGTCGTCGTGGTTGATCTTACTCCAGCCGGTCTTTCGACTGTGCCAGGCATCCAGGCTGCGGAGCTGATCGGATGTGCGGAGGGACCTTTCCACATTGGTATTGATCTTGATACGCCGCCGCCGATGTTGTCCGCGAAAGGACCCTACGACACCCGCCCGCCGTTACTCGGCGGTAACGGCGGCATGTTTCATGTCATGGTCGACGGGGAAGTCTACGAGTTTCCGCTTCCATCGAATATCGCTCTGACAGCAGCCGCAACCGCAGCCGCACTCGATGCGGCAGGAGCTCCGTGGTTCAAGTTCTCGGACGGGACCGCCACGAAGCCTCCGCTGACCTTCACGGCTCCGGGTGGTACGAACGTGTTGGTGGAGTACACTAACGCGACGCCTCCGCAGCGCTATCGAGATCGGTGTATTGAGATCACTCCGGGATTTCAATACTGCATGGGGCTCTTTCCATGGACCGGTGGCACGGTTCCGCCAAGATCTTCGGGCTGGGACGACAACACCAAACTCTGGATCAAGCCCAACGATATGCCGACCTACGTCGAGGTTCCGCTCACTGTTGGAGATGCGCGGACAGCAGCGAACATCGTGGCGGACATCGATGCGGCGGCGGCTATCGCTGTCGAGGACTTTGAGGGCGACACGGACGGTAACCGGGTCGTGGTCCGTTCGACCATCGAAGGAGAGGGTTCCATCGTCACGATCTTGTCCGGGGGCCTTTATGTTGCGGGCGTGAAGATCGGTTTGTGCACTCCGTCGCATCTCGGGGCGCTCACTCTTGGTCTCATACCAAGCATGGAGGACCGCGAAGTCGACGTGGACATCCGGGCCCTCATGAATGTCCTGAACATGGATGCTGCGTTCAACGTCGAGGCGATAGCGACGAACGAAAGGAATGAGTACCTCGAGTCACGAAGGGCGACCAGGACCGGTGCGTCGTCTCTTGCCATAGACATCGCCACAGATCCGACGGCGTTGTGGCCGGCGTATACGGAGATCAAGCTGGAGATCCGCAACGGAGACAACCGCGGCGTCTACGGTCTGACGGCTGCTCCAGTCCATGCAGTGGGGGTTCTGACGTTCGCGCTCGATCGTCGATTGCGGGATACGACGGCAGGTCTCCAGCACATCATCATGGTCTACAGGGAGCGCCTCCGGGTCACGTCGCTTGATACGTCGTTGGCGAGTGAGATTCAGTGCGATGATCCGGCCAATACTGCACGTCTGATCTTCGGATTCGATCTCCTGGTTCATGTCGGAGACGCGGGATACGTGCTCGTGGAGCGTGACGACCCGGTGTACGGGTGGATCGCGCAGAATCTGCAGGCACGTTTCATTCGTGTCGGGGACACGATCTACAATGGTACCGGCACGTATCAGACTACGGTGTCGGGGATCGGGGAGCTCAGTGACGGCGTGATTGAGGTGAGCCCGAATGTCGTTCCCTCCTTCTCTCTTACGGTAGCTGGGTTTTCGGTCAGGTCGTTACCGCAGGATCAGTACGAGACCATCTTGGCCGGTGTCGAGACGTGGTTGGATGTCACGCTCAGTCCGTACGAAGAGGGTCTGCCGAGCATAGACCGAGCTCTGGCTCCTTTGCTGTTGAGCACACCATCTCGATCGCGCGTGGACTCGGCGTACAATCTCGTGTCGGGTCTGAGCACTCGGCTTACCGCTCTTCAGACAACTTTGGATGCGGTGTCGATGGCCGCGGTCAAAGCCGCTACCGTAGCGTTGTCGACACTGCTCGAGCAGGGTTTTGATCGTGCTCGGAGGCTCTTGCTTGACGGCAGGTACAGTGAGTTCTTCGCGCTTACAGCCAGTGACGCGTCGTTCAGTCGGCGCTTTCAGACAGCTGTGAACGAGGTCATCGTATCGGACGCCAATGTTTCGAGTTACGCGACAAGCCGTGGGAGCTCGGACGCCACCCGTCTCGTGAGCTCCTGGTCATCTGAGATAGATCCTCAATACGACTTCTCTGACATGGAAGCTGAACTTCCGGCCAGCCCCGTGGTAGATTATTACCCAGGGTCCCGGGGCGGAGAAGAGATATGACGGAGGCGGAGAACAGCACCGCGCAGAGCACTGATGAGATCCGCAGGGTTCTTGCTGAGGGCTTTGCGTTCGTTCGGGGCAACGAGGCCACCGAGTCCGTGTCCGCGGCCTCCTTCGAGGAGTGTCTGGCCCAGGCCATTCAGGAGATAGAGGGTGATGAGAGCTCGATACGTCCCGGGAGATTGACAGCCGTCAGGAGCATGAAGCAGCGCGTCATCGACACCATAGATCGCGCGCTCGAGATGTCTCCGGACCTATTTGTCATGGTTGACTCCTCGGCCAACACCCGTGCCGATGGCAGTGGTCAAGCCGGAGATGAGTCGTGACGGACCTACAAGTCATCGAGATCAGAGATCTGTTGAAGGTGACGAGCTACGCCTACGTGGCGAATTCGAATCCTCCGTCGATGCTCATCCGTGGCGTGGACTTCTCCAGCGCTCAAGAGGTTTTCATCAACGAGGCGAAGTCACCGGACGTCGTCGTCACCTCTATGAATGTTCTCCTGGCTCAAATACCTGAGACGCAGATCAATTCCCCCATTCGTTCTCTGATCATTAGCAGCAGCAGGCTGACACGAACTGATCGGAGTCACATCGTCTTCAGGATTGGAGACACGCCGAGCACAGTAGACGGCCTCACCCGACTGATCCAGATGTTCCTGAAGCTGATGTTGCAGAGTCCAGGTACCGATATCTTCTCGAAGCTGAGTGGGGGCGGGATGCTCGGGGCACTCGGGAAGCTGATGACCAACCCCTCTTCGTCATCTTTGGTGGCGGACTTCAATCTTTCAGTGAGTAGGGCGCGGCAGCAGATTCTCGCGTTGCAAGCTCGCAACCCTAAGCTGAGTATGTCTGAACGCCTTCTATACGCGAGAGTGATCAGCGCGAAATACAACCCTTCGGAGCTCGCGCTTTACGGCCAGATCGCCATCGGCAATCAGGTCGGAAAAGGCTCTGTGGTTGGTCTGGGGCTGTAAATGAGCATCGTGAACTGGAGACTTTTCATTCAAGAGCGCCTACGGGCCATGGACCCTTCCATCAATCTGGATGTAGGTTCATCTGCCTCGATTCAGGTCGTGGAGCCCATTGTCGCGCGGCTTACCCCAGATCCGATCGACGCCAACATCGAGCTGTTCATCCTCACTCGTCTTCGGCAGGAGTTCCCTGAGATGTTCGCCGAAGAGGGCGGGGCGATGTCAGACATGCTCGTCAAGCCGGCTCGGGTTCTGCTTGAGCCCTTTCGACGTGAGATCAGATCAGTACGGATGCAGCTCTCGCTGAGTGATCCGAATCAGTTGGCGAATGATGAAGCCGACAAGCTCATGTCGAACTTCTTCTTCGAAAGGAACGCTGGAGGATACGCCAAGGTTCGGGTCAGGATTTTTTACCAGAACGCGGTGAGTCAGACGGTGGGGAGTTCGAACATCGCCTTCACCGGAACTGGACTTCGGTTTTTCCCGACGCACGCACAGGCGATCACATCTGAGGGGATGCTGTTCAACGTCGATACTTCGGGGCTCTACTACTTTGACGTTTCATATCAGGCTGAGCGACCTGGGGCGGCGTATAACGTCGCCAAGAATGCCATCATCGGCGTCACAGGGATCTCGGCCGCGACGAGGGTCACGAACCTGGCCAAGGCCGTCCCAGGAAACAGCACGGAGAGCACGTCGGACTTTATCGCACGCTGCGAGACGTCCATGGGTGAGAAGTCGAACAACACGCTCAACGGATTGATCGCGGTCCTAAGGGAGAACTTCTCCAGTCTTCGGGTTCTGCAGGCCATAGGTTTCAACGACGCTGAGATGCACCGTGATGTGATCGTGGGTGGGAGTTATGGTCCGATTCTCTTCTCGGACACGAAGGGGAATACAGTAGCGGATGGAGCAGCTCCTGTCGGGTACACGCCATATCTCGACTTCGGGGGTACGATCAGCTTTACGACGGCGTTCGGGCCAGTCGGAACAGACATCTCGGGCTATGCGATAACGGTCTGGTATGACGATGGGACGGGGATGGCGCCGCACACGTGGCAGCTTGGCGAAGTCATCAGCGCCATACGGATCACGGTCCATTCGAGTTACACTCGGCTGGAACTTCCTTCGGACGCGATCGTCCAGGAGCTTTGGTCCATTCGAAAGCGGGATGTCATCACCCTGTCGGACATGCCCGGGGGTCTCCTCTTCCCAGACAACTTGACGTACGAGACTGTCGACGTTCCCTCTAACGAGATTCATGTAGGGGGTTGTGTAGACGTCTATGTCCGTGGCGGAGAGATCACGGACGCCGTTCTTCCGCTCACCCTGATTTCCGACGACGATGTCATAGCGCGACGTGAAGATGCGCAGACGACCGCAGCTGACGATGAGGTTATCCTGAACGACCTCACGGCAGCCGAGTGGGCTCTGGTCGTGGAGGGTTCGACGACTCTCTATCTCGAGGAGGGCGGTGATGCCGGGCCGTACAGGGTTATCGAGAAGGTTGCTGGAGGCCCACCGTATGCTGTCCGTCTCGCATCCGCCATGACCGCCCCGGGGGTTGTGACGGACATCTCCTATCTCCTGGTGGACGACATCGACATCGATCTCGTGTCACCTCGGGAGATGCGCTACTCGGGCAGCGATCTTCAGACAGTGGCCGGACTCGCTACGATACAGACCGTCAGCGGCCTACCCAGCTTCACAGGAGTAGGAGTCGTCGACACCGACCTCGTTCGCATCCTGAGCGGGGATGACGAAGGAGAGTACGGCATCTCTGCCGGAGGGGTTGCTGCCGGATCTATCATCCTCGCATCTGGTATGACGACGACTGCTTCTCCTCTTGCGTACGAGATCTACCGAAAGGAGGATGGCATCAAGCGCCCCCTTCTTCGGGTGAAGACGGTGGAGCTCCTGGACAGCAATCTCGATCCGACCGGCGCCTTTGTGCCGTACCGCCATCCTATCGACGTACGCAGCAACAGTTTTCAGAACCCCGGGAACGCACCGAAAGCCGGGACCGAAGTGTCGGTCACATCGGATTCCTACCTGTCCAGCATAGCTGGCTCAGCTACGTTGACCGCCGTGGATTCCGCGGGTGGTGCCGTGGTTGAAATCGGAGGTCAGCTCTCGTGGTATGCGCTGGGTGTGCGCACCGGGGATATCATCAATCTGGATAGCTCGGACAATCAGGGGTACTACACGATCGTCGAGGTCGGCGGGAACCCTCTAGCGCTCATTGCTACTGATCTTCAGTTGATCGTAGACGCAACCATGGAGACTACAGAGACGGCCATCGCGTACACCCTCGGCCCGCCCTCCTATGGTTCTTTCAGGCTGTACTTCTTGGATCCGCTGACCTTCGAGGCGACCTATGCTTCCACGCAGATCTCTGTTGAGGTCGGTCTGACTACGCGCGTCTTCCGCCCGGATTCTGGTGTGTGGTGTGAGTATCTGCCATCGGATACGCGTACCGCTGTGGCGTCAATGACGAGCGGAGGTGCAAGCGCATTCATCGTTCCTTATGATCTTGGGGGCGCGCCAAACCTCGATATGATGACCTATGGGATTGCGGTCGACGACCGTGTCGAGATCACGTATGCGCCTCTTGTAGGATCTATCGACATCGCCGTGGCCGGTCCTCTCAACCTGGATGGGCTGTCTGTGTTGATTGATGTTGGTAGCGGTAATGAGACGGTCACGTTCTCGGGGACGGCCTTGGATGCCGGGACCATTGTCTCACAGCTGAACTCGGGCCTCAGTAAAGCGGTTGCCTTTGACTACAGCCCATCCGGTTTCCCTGCGGAGCACTATATTGGTTTGCGCGGGGACCATCAGATCATTATCAGGAACAACGCGGTTGCTGGTGACGCTACGGCGACAATTTTCGGGCAGAAGGACACGCACAACCCGTGGCTTCCGGCCGCGGGGTTTGCTGGTGCTGATGTAGATAATGACTCTCCTGAGAAAGGGTTTTATCTCGTAAACTCGTGCGCGGCATTTCCAACGGGGGGCATCGAGCTGCTCATGATGAACGGAGGACTGTGGGCTGCCGATAACCCCCCGACCTGGACAGGGAACGTTGTGGCCGAGCTCGGGCATTACTTCCACATCTCGAGGCCGGGGTTACAACGAATGAGCTCAACGGAGATGCTCGACCAGGGAGTTGACGAGCACGGGTTCTACTACTTCGATGTCGAGTGCATCTCTCAAGGTCACGGCAACGCTTGGAATATCGTTGGCGAAGTTCAGGGTGTGATCACTGGCTATGATTCTGAGGGGTGGGACATCACGACAGATGATGACGACACCTCTTACTCGACCGTTGAAGAGTGCACGCTACACATCACTCCCCGGGTGCTCATAGCAGGTGTCGAAGACGACCCAGAAGAGAAGGAGGAGCTGACCGGCCGTAGCATTCAGATTGCATATGAGCATGATCCGATCACGGAGCAGATCCAGACTTTCTTGCTTGAGCCACAGTACAGGATCCTGGTCTCGAGTCCGCTTGTCCGGTCTCTGCTGCCAGTGTTCGTCCGGACGCACATCGAGTACAGAGGTGGCGGCACCGAGTCTTCGGTGCGTAGTGAGCTGGCAGCCGAGATCGAGTCAATCCTCCCGAGCGCGATGCTCGAGGTCGACACCTTGGTGGGCCTGATCCGGGCTACCGGTTCAACGAAGATCACTCACCCAGTGACACTCGTCGGGATCTCACACCAGCGGGACAGGACGATCACAACAGAGAGGTCGGTCGATCAGATTTCGAATGCGCGCCTGTCGGCGCTTATCCCAGATGATGCGGACACACCCGAAGGCGCCAGCCATATTCAGCTCACCCGGACTTCGTAGCATCAATATGGAACGGAATCTCAGGGACGAGGCGACCACGATTTCCCATTTCGATGATCATATCGTTGCAGAACGGATCATAGAGGCATTCGCACTCGTTGCACCGGAGAAGGTATCGGGGAATCGGTCGATTGGTGGTGAGGATGCGCTGGATGTCGGCCTCTTTTCGAGGTATCCCCTCGCACCGTGGGCAGACAGAGGAGTCGTAGATCTCAGCGTCTGCCGCCACCAAGCCAGTCAGCACGTCCTTTTGACCCTCGATGAGCTTTGCGCGATCACTGGCCTTCATCTCCTTGAAGTACATGAGGAGAGTATACTAGGATTCTGAGGAGGTTGCCGTGCCCTTTCCGACCACAGACTGGCCTGCCGCGCTAGACGGCGTTCAGATAAGGACTGATTTCGTCGACCTCGTCGACGACGATGATTTCAACTATCCTGACGCACAGGTACGTCGCGTTCAGACGTGGCTTGGGATCACAGGGGAGCTCCTGGGCGATGGTATCGCGGGTGAGGGGCCTGGGGGGATGGTGAGCCCTGTTGCCGACGGTGGAGCGGCCATCGGATTCCAATTTGCCGTTCGTGCTCCATACGCGCTTGGAGATCTTCTGAGTGTCGGCGACGCCTACGATACCGCTTACACCGAAAAGATGCGGTTAGACAACGCCGGCGGGCTATGGGTTCTCGGAGGTCTGCAGCTCGGCGTCACGGTAGCCGTGACAGACATCCTTGACGAAGACCTCATGACGTCTGACTCAGCTGTCGCGCTCGCTACCCAGCAGTCCATCAAAGCGTATGTGGATAATTCGGGATGGGTTGAGCAGGATGTCTACTACGTGGGGAAGCACGGTTCAGCCCTGAACACCGGGCTGTCAATTGACGAGGCGTTCCTGCTCATCAACGACGCCATCGCGGCGGCCGCGGTGTCCGGTAACCCATCGACGGTTTTGGTCTATCCAGGGGTGTACGCGGAACAGGTGCTCATGGCGTCTCCTGATATTTCGCTTGTCGGGATTGGATCACCAGGGGATGTGGTGGTCAGCCAGATAGCGAACCCCTCGTTGAGTTTAGGCGCGTCTGATATATCCATCAGAAATATCACCTTTGAGAATACATCTGCCGGTGTCGCCAATGCGTGCGATATAACTGTATCACCGCTGGTTGGTGTTCGCATTGCGAACTGCCGATTCGTTTGCACCAACGCCGTAGCTATTGCTTGTATGGACTTGTCAGCGGGGACTATCGAGGCTTGGATCGACTCGTGTGAGTTCCTGCAGACTACCACAACACAGAAAGCGTTCTCGGGTGCTGGTGCTGGATCTGACATTCGGTTTACCAATCCGATATTCCGTGGTCAGGTAGAGTTTGCAGCTGTCGACTTCGATATGGTCGGCGGAGATGTTATATCGGCGAATATGACGTCGGCGGTGTACATAGGTGCTCCGGGCGGTGCAACTCGTAACGAGTTCCGAGATTGTCGTATGCAATGTACCGGGGGTACTGGGACCGCGATTTATTACACTTCAGCAACGGCTCCTATCACAGTTCTTGGTGGTCACCTCCAGGGGGCGGCGGCGAGCTATGATATTGATGGCGGTGCTGTAAACAGTGTTATCAAAGTTTCCGGTGTCAAGATGGACGTTGGCATGTCAGCCAATGTCGATCTCGTGGGCCAAGATCGTCGTGTCGGAGCTTCCGGCGATATCGACATATACAAAAGTCTTCTCATCGCGATGACGTCGGTCCCTAGCGGATCAGAAGGCGTAGTTCGCCTCATACGGTCACAGACCGTGACGACTCTCATGGCCCAGACAACCGGATCTACGGTGCGTGTAATTGGGGATGGGTATACCGTTACCCGGGTCGGTAGCCCGCCATTTTGCACGAACACCAACAGTTTTCTTGAGGTGCTCAATACAAAGATCGTGGGCGGGGTATTGATCGCGCACAACGGAGCTACGGGCCGTTTCATTGATTGTGATCTAACAGATGGATATGTTCGCATAAGCGCGGGGTCGGCAACAACAAAATTGATCCTAATACGCGGAACGTACCAGGGCGGTGTCGGTCTCGCGGCGCTATCTATACAGGACGGTGACCCGACAATCATAATCAAAGACGCGTGGTTGCGTGGCTCGGCGGGAAATCCAGCGATAATATACACAGTCATCAATGATAATCTGAAGATGGAACGGTGTACGTTGGTACACGGAAACGGTGTTGGCAGTAACCCGATAACGGATAGCGGTGCTGCCACAGCGTACAGTAGCTACCTATGCGTGAGTCATGACGTGTTCGACTTGAATTCGGGAGCGTGGCCCTGTGCGTTGACGAACAATGCGGCAGTGAGTGGCAACATCATCACAGGCAATACTCTGTCGGTTGACTTCGGCACTCAGATGTAGGCTCGGAGGATCCTCTAATGGGTACATACGGACTGTTTCTTTACGGAGGGGGGCACTACGGTACTTCTACGCTTCCTGTGTCCGTTCCCTGGGATATCTTCGATTTTTGCGAACCAACCGACGCGACCATGTTGCTGCTTCTCAGCTTTCCGGAGGTCACGGCAGCTCGATTCGGAGGTGTGTTCTCCTGGTTCAACGTCTCGAACGACTACTGTATGTACAGCGACGACGGTGTGGATTCGGGGATCAGGATTGACTTGTCTATCCCGAGCAACACCTACAGCCTTCAGTTCTCGATCCTCCCGACCTCTCTTCCTGATGATTTCTCGGCGCTCGCAACGAATCGTGTGTTCTTCGGGCTCTTCAACCCGTTCGGCGGAACAATCGGTCTCTATCTTTCGGAGAATGGCGGTATCGCACTTGGCGATGGAAGCGGCACCTGTACGGCGTTTGTGGACTCTGCGGACATCTTCAATGAGGGGTTGGACTACTACACCTTCCGTGTGACGGTAAGCGAGGCTGACGGGCGCGCGAACCTGTACGTGACACGGCAGGATGTGTTGGCTTCTACGGGTGTCCACGAGCTCCGATACACCTTCAACCCGCTCGCTACACCAGGGGGTGAATCCGACAACATCCGTATCGAGATCGTCGGTACAGTTGCTGATCCGGCTGAGATCTGCCTCGATTGCTTCCGCTTTTCCTCTGCTGAGGTCATTTCCGGCACACGCCGGCCGGTTGCAGTCATTGATGACGATCAGGCTCGAACTCTCAATCAGTACGGTTACTTTGATGGTCGGGGCAGCTATGATCCGGACACGCCGCCGCAGCCTCTCACCTACAACTGGACGCTCGAGGACGCCCCAGAGAGTTCGAGCCTGTGGCTCACTGGCGCCGGGACGACTCCAGTCGACGTAAGCGGTTACACGAACATCATCAACGGCGCCGCCGGTGTCTTCGATTCGGTGGTCGAGGGCGATCTTGCGGTGGGTGATGTCGGATCCTCACCTGTGATGCGCGTGGCCTCTGACGGGAGCTGGATAGCGCTGGTCAATGACGTCATGGCGGCTAACACCACCGTGACGTGGAGGATCTTGCAGCAATCGTGCTGGGGCGGGGCTCGGATCACCGGTCTCGTGATGGAGGACGTGCTCGATAGGCTGAATGTTCCGCCCGGGATGCCGACGGCAGCGGATGCCTACCTTGTGATAGCGGTGGCGGCAGGTCTGTGGGCCGGACACGAGGGGGAGATCGCTACCTGGAGCGGGGCTGCGTGGGTGTTCACGACTCCTGCGGTCGGGCAGATGGTCTTCGTCATCTCCGAGCTCGAGTCCTACAGAACAGACGGTGGAGCTCCGGCTCTGTGGTACGTGTCGGACCCCTATCCGTGGGAGCTCGACTACTGGGAGGGCCGCAGTCTCTCCGTAGGCGTCATCCTCGGAGATATCATCGGTCTGTACACCGTGTCGTTGGTTGTCAGCGATTCTGTGCGGATCAGTATCCCAGCCGAAGCGCTGCTGAACCTCTACCAGAACAACATTCCGCTCGGTCTGACACCCGATCTGAGCTTCATTTGGGGCTATCTCTCGGATTTTTGGCCGTTGGTGGAGAATCGAGAGCGGGTGACGACGGTGTGGTCGGCGATAGCTCAGCTGGGAGCGGATGAGCTCATGAAGCTGTGGCAGAACGACTACAGCAAGAGCATCATGGACATCCAGCGCCTGTTCCAGCGCCGGTGGTTGAACTTCGATCCCTGGTACGAAGAGCCGGCGTACGATACTGACCCGGCTACGATCGAGAATGCTGTCGTAGATGGTGGGTACGCGTCGATCCCGACACCTGTGCCTGTTGTTGGTGATCTCGCCGTAGATGCTGAACATACCTACGTGCTGGATGCCGGGGATATGCCGTCCGGAGTGACGAGTGTGCACTATCTCGTCCTTGACGGGATCGCGTACCGCATTGCACGAACGAGAGGCGACAGTGTCATCACGTCGGATGTGTTGTCGACCACGGACCGCTCAAATCACTGGATGGTCAAGCCGTCTGTGACGTCGAAGACGCTGAATTTCAGCAGCCTTGGCGTGGCCGCTGGCGATTCCGCTGTTTTTGAGATCAGGTACGACGGAGACACGGTTGAGGAGATCCCGACGTATATCTGGGGCGTCCGTGGTTCGACGCTCATCTTTGAGGATCGACTCGTCTCGGCATACATCTCTGATGACGACTATGAGATTTATTTCAAGGGGGTACTGCGCCGAAGTGTGCTGGCTGTGGACGACCTCGTCGTGGGTGTCCCGCGACTCCAAGAGGTCATCAACATCAATGGCGTCGACGGCGCGCCGGCCGCTCTTATCGAAGGGAACGATTTTCGTGTTGAGGTGGTGACGACGATCGAGGAGGTTGAGGTCAACACCATTCAGATGCTGGACACGTGGTTTCCAGTCGTGATGCGCGGATACGCGGGCGCCACGATCAACCCGAATCACGAGTACTTCGATGACGCGACGGTGGACTTCGAAGTCGAGTTCGGTGTCGGAGCTGATCTGCGCGGGTATGTCCTCGAGCTCTCCGGCGTGAGCTATCGGTTGTACCAGGTCGTCAGCGCTACTCGGATAGAGCTCGAGGATTCAGCGTTGCAGACGGTTCCGGCGCTGGCTGGTGAGCGGTGGAAGATCAGGAGTATCAGCGATCCACCGGATGTTCTGTGGGCCGAGGTCACGTACCTGGATAACCGCCCAGCGATCGAGACTTTCGGGAAGCTGGTCGGCTTCACTCTCGATGATCTTGAGGCACGGACCGGCGATCTCGACTATCTCTCAGCAGTGCAGGGGCTCTGGTACTACGTGTGGGGTGCGAGGACCCTCTACAGGACCCGTGTGGGGAGCCAGATCATCCTTGGTCTGCCGTTCGCAGAGTCGGCCGGCACCATCACAGAGATTCGTGATCCTTTTGACGCCACACGGTCTCGTATTGTGATCCAGGATACAGACAATCTGGCCATCTATCGGACCTACCTGTACCCAACTGACCTGGGCATCGCGACGAACCCAGACACGAGCGCCGACTACACGACCGGAGATGTGGTTGAGCGCTTTGCCCCCCTTTCGGGTGGTGTGACGGTCACGGATTATGTGGACGATCCTGACTGGTTCTCGGTATTTGTAGGCTCTGGCGACTTCTATGAGCCCGAGAAGCTGCACAGGTGGGGTGTCATCGTCGACGCCGACGCTTTTGATCTCGTCAATTTGCTGTTCCTGATCAGCTATCTTCGCTTCTACAAGCCAAAGCACACGGATCCGTTCTTCGCGGTGGTCAAAGAAGTCGCGGAGATCATAGATGTCGCTGATCCAGTTCTCATGGGCCCGATGCCCCCGGTGGGCTACACATACCCCGATTCGTGGAACCCCTACACGTACCCTCCGTCGTGGGCAGATTCTCCTCATGAGGTCACACGCGCAGCCATCACGAGTCACTACCCGACGACGCCTCCTGTCCCAACCTACTCTGCCGAGTTCGGGGGTCTGCGGCTGAGTGATGCCCCCGCTCTATGCCCGGACGGGTGGGCACACCCCTGGGTCGGGCCCCCTGGACCTGCAGAGGCCTCGTGGCTCGACGGTCATCTTCATGCTGCTACGAGAAGCGAGGGCTCGTTCAGGTACGATGAGACCGATGAGAGCGGACATCCTATCCATCGGTTTGACGATCATCTGGCATCAGTGAACTTGTGTCTGGATGATGACATGGAGGATGGTCTGGCGCCCGGGGCTCCTGGCAGCCCGTGGGCACTGAACGATGTCGGTGGGTTGGGGCTCGCCATCACCGCGATCAAGTCGAACGCCCAGAATCACACGGTGCTGGGGGCAGATTCCCTGTACATCACATCTCTCGGAACTCATACGGGTGTGGAGCAGGTGCTTGCAGGAGCTATCGACACAGGTTTTCAGGTCACGGCAAGGTTCTGGGTGTACCGCACCTGGGGTCAGGCGTATTTCCGTCTACTTGATCAAGACAACCCGCAGACGGTGTTGGCGGAGTGGCGGCACGGAACACACTATGCTCAGTGGCATCAGATTACGCTGCATGCTTGGTCGGTCAGTGCCCAAGCCGTCAACAACATCACGATCCAGATGCTCACTGGTCCCGCGGGAGGGACTTTCTACGTGGACGACATCGAGATATGTGAGAAGCTGATGCCATGGAATCAGTGGGGTTACGATAAGCAGGTTTGCGGGCGTACAGGGAACTACACGTTCGGTGGATCACCTGACGAAGACCTCACTTTACAACTTGCGATACCGGTGCCCTGATGGCTGCGATACCGAAATACGACTCTGGTTGGTGCTTCGACGCAGCGAATGCGCCGGACCCACAACGGCTCGCCGGCCCAGCTCCGGGGCCGCTTCCACCTGCTGATTGGACGGCCCCGGGTGTGTCTATCACCCCGTGGTACGGCCCCTACGGCCCTACTGTGGACACGTGGAAGGCAGCTACGGGGCACGGAGCGGGCTACGGAGCGGTGGCGACACCTACGTTGAGCTGGAGATTTGACCAAGCTCTACCAACCGGGTGGTATACTAGGATCACACGGAGTAAGAAGTACTCGGGGTTGCAATGAACTTTTCGGAAAAGATCAAAGTCGTAGAGCGAGCGCAGCTCAACAGAGGACCCCGTGGAGGTCGCCGGTCCCCAATCATGGGGCTGGATCCGACTGGCGAGTCCAATGTTCGCATCCGGCTGATCGACCCTAAGACGGGTCGTGTGGCTGAGGAGCGGACGAGTCACAACATCTTCGTCGACTACGGTCGGGATTGGCTGGCGCACCTTTGCTCCTATGACACGGGGTACACTCACTTTCGAGAAGATCGACCTCGGTACATGGCGTTCGGTATCGGCGGAACCAGTCAGCTCATCGCACCCGCGGTCATCCGAGCAGCTCATGCTGCCTGGGCTGGGTTTACGGATGACTGGGCGATCCCAGCTCCCGGCGCTGGTACCACGGGCCCGCTGCAGACCGATGTCGATCCGACCATCACGGCCATGGAGTGGCCAGTTGAGGTGACGCTCGGCAACTACTACGACCCCATCTCGGCGCCTGCTACGTTTCCCGCAACAGGGATTGTGCGTTTTACTTCGGTCCTCGGTATCAACGAGGTGAGCTTCGGCGCCTATGCCAGCGTCCCGTTGTCAGAGATCGCGCTCATTACGTCGGGGATCGTGGGTTCGACCGCCAATCCTCCGGTGATCCATGGTGCGCTACCGGCAGAGAAGTTCATGGTGGCCTATAACACCTTCGATACGATCTCGAAGACTTCAGCTTTCGTGCTCCAGGCGGACTGGGAGCTCAGATTCTCGTAGGAGTGATCAATGACGTTCAGAACTTCGGCCATTCTGCTTGACACGTGTGATGCGGATACCGGTGACACTCCGACCAAGAATGTGGGATGTCGATTCATTGGTCAGTTCGAGGAAGCCACGACCGCGATCGCAAACAGAGGTCCGCTCGCGCTGTCACAGAACACGGATCACCTCTATGGGACGAGAGGGTGGGACGCCGTTTGCGGTCCGGCAGGGGATTTGAACTGCGACTACGCCGGCGATGATTCGCTCATGACCGCATTAGCAGCACTCGGGGACGGATGTCGCATCTATGTAAAGCCGGGGACATACACTCCTACAGCATCAATAGTGATCAATGGGAACGGTGTGACGATAGTCGGAGGCTCTCGATCTGACGGAGCTGTCGGTTCTGTCTTGTTCGATATGTCCGGAGGGGCGTTCGATTTTCAGTTCACAGGTGTGTGCATAGCAGTTCAGGGATTGGATATCGCCTTTGGGGGAGCTGGCGGGGATCTGCTTATCACTAGCGATCTAAATCGTCTGGTTCTGGTGTCGGTCACAGGAGAGACACTGAACACTATTGCTGGCAGTGAGAATCTCATTGAAAACTGTAGCTTGGGTATTTCGGCTGACATTACGTTGGCGGGAGACGAGAATATCGTTCGTCGGAATCGTATCCACAATAGCATCGTTATGTCTGGGAACGACAACCACGTTCACGACAACGACATCAACGGGGCCGTGACGGTGACCGGTGATCGGTCGATCGTTGAGATGTGTGATATCGACGGTGTTCTGGATTGTGACGGAGCGAATCGTTGTTCTTTCCGTAACTTGACCGTGGGAGTTGGTGCTCGGGGGATTCATATCCACAACGCATGTGAGTTCCTCAACTTCCAGAACATCCGTGTACTGCTCGAATCCGTGGATGATTCCAACCCCTCCATCGAGATCTATTCAGGGACGGACTGTTCTTTCAGCAATATAGAGGTCGAGGCGGGTGCCGCTGGGCCGACTCAGGTGAGCCTGTACATCCGAGCTTCGGAGCGGATCTCGTTCAAGGACAGTGTCATCGCGGCCTACGATACTTATGCGCTACATCTTGAGCGTGACAGCTCCCTCGTGGAATTCGACAACGTCAAGTTTTCAGGACGTGGGCAGGTCATCGAAACTTATGATGGCGGCGCGGGTGTGGCCAATAACACCAATGCAGCATTTCGTAATTGTCATGTTTACAATACCGGTGTAGCGCATAATTCACATTTGGCGAGCTTTATCGCCAGGGATGACTACACTGGTCAAAATCCGATAGGGATTGTGCTTGATAACTGTCTCTTTGAAGATCAGAATTGCTCTTTCTCTAACGGCATCGCTGGTCCCATGGCTCTTCTGTATCTTATTGGGGTAAGTGCCAGAGATATTCAGATTGATTGTTCAACTTCGGTTATGAACCAAGACGGTCCTGTTTTGTACATGAAGCAGTCTTGTGCCAGGAGCGTCCATATAGAGACGGGTGTCGGTGCTGGTTTGGCACTGGGTGTGGCTTGCAGTGAAGGTATCGTAGAGGTTATTGAATCGGAATTGTACGATCTTGTTCTTCAAACACATGGTAGCTGGAAAAAGCCTGCGCTCTATGTGCGCGGTGGAGTTCCAGTGGTTGATCGTCCGATAAAAACGGCTATCGTCGATGGGGCTACCTTTCCGAGGCAAAACGATTGGTGGAATATCAGCACTGGAGCTGGTGTAGACGGTAGCAAGGCGCTTCTCGCACAAGTGTTGGACAATGCAGTCGTTCGGCATGTCAAATGGACAGACGACAATGATACACACACGCCTGAGGTTACTGATTGCCTGTTCACTCTCGAGGGTGACAGTGCAGCGATGGAGGAGTGCTTTATTTATCATGTTGATGGGCAACTAGACTATGTTATCCGAGTCGGTAACACTGGAGTTCCGGCAGACAATATCCGGATTGCCAATAATTACATTAGGCTTACCGACCCGCGCGCGGGTGGTGTTGCTCTGAAGAATTGTATTCTCTGCGCAGATCCTACCGGTGCTGACATATCTGAGCATGGGACGATCGAAGGCAATTTCATCCGGTGGGAAGGGGACGGAAACGGCCCCGGGCCGCTTTTGACTGAAGCACCGATTTATGTAGGTCTGAACAACTATTTTTGGAAGGTTATCAATAATCACATAGAAGTGAAGGACATCACAGCAGCCGCGGCGGGGCTGACAATGATCTACTTCGAGTCTCCCCTGTTTCCAGCTGGCGGTGCTGCTGCCGGAGGACAAGCTGGAGGTAGCGCGATCTGTATGGGGAATACCATCCGTAATCTCAATACACTCGGCGGGAACCTTCTGCCAGCCATCACTGCAACTGGCGGCGTGGTAATTGGAGCCGCACTCAATGTCCTCTGTAACGATTAGGAGAGTGAGATGGACGAAATAGGAACGATCTTCCGTGCGTGGCCTGTGCTGCTTATCGGAGTGCTGGTCTACTTGATCATGTATGCCTTCACGAAGGCCGGGGAGCTGCTGTGGAAGGTGAAGAAGCTCCGCAAGACCCTGAAGGTGCTGGGCGCCGTCGCCCCGTGGCTTCCCTGGGCATTCGGTGGTGGTCTGGGAGCCATCCCGATCTGGCCGAGGCCCGGGTTGGTTCTGGAGCTTCCTGACAATCTTCAGGTCTGGGCGATGGTGCTGCTTGGTATCGTGGCCGGAGCTCTGTATGAGCGCATCTGGAAGTCGGTGAAGCAGGTCTTGGAGGCGCAGGGCATCGATGTCGATCTGGATATGCCACCGAAGGAGCAGACAAGGCTCAAGGAAGCGCTGAAATGATCTGGTGGCTCCCACTAGCGCTGGTGCTCCCGTTCTTTTTTCTGTGGTGCGCCGCCCACGAGGGGGCGCACGCTTTGGGAGCCAAACGCGAGGGGTTGGCTATCAGGGCCTTCAAGCCCTATCCGCATATGATCGGGACCAGGTTCAACTTCGCCGCGGTCTATTACAGCGGCCCGAGCTCCTCGACCTTCACGAAGATCGCACCCTTTGTTTTCGATCTGATTGCCTTTGCCCCCTTGGCTGTTCTACTCTTTTTCGTGGAGAACGCGTGGATCTGGACAGTGTTGGCGACGTTGGCTGCCTGTCCGGTGGTCAATTCAATCATCGCTGTCCAGGGTGCAGTCAGGAGGAACGAGCACGCTGATCTGAGCAAAGCTCCTGCAGGCTGGGCCGTGGTGGTAATGTACTTGATCCTCTGCTACGCCGCGACGTTCTCCGTTATTGTGTTCTCGAGGTTCTCATGATCAACTTCTTCTCCTTCTCTGACGAGCTGGTAAAGATCGCTAACTCGCGTCTGATAGCAGAGGGTGAGAAGAAGCTGTTGCTGCACGCCGGGATACCACTCGTTGGGAGACTTCCAAAGGACCCAGAGAAAGCCAGGGAACGTCTGGGGATGCTCGTGGAGAGTGAGAAGGCTCACCCGGTTTTGGGGTACAAGAACGTGGCGGTCCGCGAGTCAGCCATGCCAGATCTGGCCGCGATGGGGTTCAAGCCCACCAGGATTGCTACCCCGCTGCCCGGGGAGAAGGCGTTCACGACATCATGGCGTTCCGGGACGCTGCATACGCACAAGCTCGGTCCGCTCTACATGGTGCACAAGGATAAAGCTGCTCCGAACGCGGGTCGATTTGGATACTTCAGTGTCGCTGGGGTCAAACACGGGATCACTGAGGGCATACCGTCTCTCGTCAAACGTCTTCGCGAGAAGGAGCTGCTTGTGAAGGAGTTTCTATGAAGGCGTTGAAGAGAGCGTGGGAGTGGTTCAAGAGGAACTGGAAGTGGGTGGTCTTTCCCGTGGGTCTGCTGTCCACTATCATTACCATATTGGCGGCGGCCTGGGGTGCAGAACGTCATGTAACGCCAACACCTGATCTCGATGAGGAAGCTCGAAAGGCTCTTACACGGTTGAGGCAAGCTGAGCTGGATCGGGATGTGAAGGTCGCTGAGCTTGAGATCGCGCACAAGGAGCGGCTGGAGACGTTGTCCGAGGATCAGAAAGAAGAGCTCAAGGAGCTCAAGGACAAACCGCTCGAGGAGGTCGTAGCGTGGTTCGATCAATTGTAAACTTCGGGTCATTCAGCGATGAGCTCCAGAAGATCGCTGCGATGCGCTACAGCTCCAAGCCCGCCATTAGCTTTCGGAAGGTGGGCTTGAAGGGTATCTGGGAGGCTCTGACGAAGGGCGATCCCATCACAAAGAAGAAGGGCGTTTCCCGTATGATGGGCGGCGCGGGGTTCGGGGGATAGCCCCCATAAGCTCGGCAAGAGCAGGGAGATTCAGAAATGGCATCAGACACTTTTTTCGCTCCGTATGAGCAAGCGAAGAATGCTCACCTGATCAGGCCGACGGGCGGGCTGAAGGGTGAGATTTTCGATCTCCGAGAGGATGTCTCGGACGGGTTTGCGCGCGTGGATGCCGTCGTCGGCGCTCGATCGCAGAAGAACCCCGTGCGTATGGCGACAGCCGCCGCACTGGGTGCCTACGTCCAGGCAGGAACAGGTCCCGGGGCGACGCTGACTCAGGTGGCCGCGGCCGTCGAGGCTATCGACGGGGTAACTCCTGTCGTCGGTGATCGAGTCCTGGTCAAGGATGGGTCCGCCGGTGAGGACAACGGTATCTACACCGTGACCGTGGTTGGTACGGGTGTGATCAAGCAGGTGCTCACTCGAGCTGTGGACTTTGACGACGCCGCTGATGTGGTGAGCGGTGCCATCATCCCCGTGACCGAGGGCACGGCGCACGACAACACGATCTGGATGCTCACCACCAACAACCCGATCACGTTGGACACCACCCCGCTCCTCTTCCAGGAGGTGCTGACAGACCTGGTTCCGACCAAGGATCCGGTTCGGTTGGCCACGGCTGCCGCGCTGGGTGCTTGTACCGCGGCGGGGACGGGTCCCGGCAAGACCCTGACTCAGGATGTGGCCGCCATCGAGAACATCGACGGTGTCGCACCTGTGGCCGGCGATCGTGTCTTGATCAAGGATCAAGCTGCGCAGGATGACAACGGCATCTACGTCGTGACCACGGTGGGCACCGGTGTCATCTTCCAGGTTCTGACCCGGGCCACCGACTTCGACGACGATGCGGATGTGGTCTCCAACGTCACCTGCCGTGTCGAAGAGGGTGCCACCAACGCTCTCACCATGTGGTATCTCTCGACGGTCAACCCGATCGTCGTGGATACCACCAACCTGGTCTTCCTGAGCTCCCACGCTGCCGATCATATCGATGGAGCCCGGGACGCGATCGACGGTGACAACCTCGGCATCACCTGGGTTCCGGCCACCTACGCTCGTAACGCAGCTCCTGCTGAAGCAGCCAACGTCACTTCGTTGACCGCGCACCTTCGGGGTGTCGATGATCTGCTGACAACTCATGCGGCGACTCTCGCTGCTCGAGATCGGAAGGACAACGTCCGGTTGGCCACAGCCGCGGCCCTGGGCGCCTGTACCCCCACCGGCACCGGAGTCGGCAAGATCCTGACTCAAGATGCCGGAGCCGTTGAGGATATCGACGGCGTGGCGCTGGTGGTTGGCGACCGTATCTTGGTCAAAGATCAGGCGGCTCAGGATGACAACGGCATCTACACGGTCACGGTCGTGGGTGATGCCACTCCCACTCAGCAGGTTCTGACCCGCGCAGTCGACGCCGACACGGATGCGAAGGTCACCGCGGGGATGTTCACCAGGGTCGAAGAGGGTACGGCCAACGCTGGTACCATCTGGTACCTCACCACGGTCAACCCGATCGTGTTGGATACGACCAACCTGGTTTTCTCCAACATCCCCAACCTGCACATGGCCACGCACCTTCCCGGTGGTGGCGATGCTCTGACCACGGCGGCCCCGGTCGATATCAGCGGAGCCAACGCCGAGGGTGCCGCGGCCAGCTTCTCCCGGTCGAACCACGTCCATAAGCTGGCGCTCCTGAACTCCCACCTGGCTCACCAGATGATCGCGCCTTTCGGCGGCGTAGCGGCAGCGGCGGGCGCGATCAACGCGCGTCGGACCTTCGACTTCGATGATGGTCTCGGCGCCCCCGACGAGCAGATCTGCTGCGAAGGGATCATGCCAGAGCACTACAGCGGTGGGGACATCACCGTTGTGCTGACCTGGTATGGAACGGATGTGGCTCTCGGAGACGTCAAGTGGGATGTCTCCTGGGAGCGCATCGAGGCTGGGGTCCTGCTTCTCACTGGTGACAGCTTCGCCGGCGTGCAGACCTCGACTGTGACCCAGACGGCGATCAACGTGGCCCTGGAGACGCCGATCGTCTTCACGCAGGCTCAGGCTGACGGCATCGTCCCCGGCGACGCGTACCGGATTCTGATCATGCGTGATTCCAACGACGCCGGCGACACTTGCGTGGGCGATGTCGGTCTCCTTGCGGTCCACGTCTACCAGTAGGACTGAGGTTCCACCATGATCGTTCACGACCAGCCTGTCGATCACGAAGACAGCGGAAGATCTCGCCTTGGCGGGTTCTTCACGCGTCTGATCAATAAGACCGGAGCCCCCTCGGTTATCGGTACGGTCGTCCGAGCATCCAAACTGCACGCTGAAGCGTTTGAGCTCGCCGGTGCCCAAGAGTATGACATGATCGGCATCGTTGCGGAGCTCGGCAAGAAGGACGGTGAGATGTGTTCGGTGTGCGTGTCGGGCAAGGTCTACGTCCTGCTGAAGGATGGCACTGGCGACGATGGGGAACTGGGTGCGCACCTCCAACAGCGTGGCAGCTCGAGCAGATGCTACGTCAGCCGGTGTTCCTCATGCCCACCGCAACTTTGCGCAGGTCGAGACACTGCAAGAACTCGGGTACGCACTGGAGACAGTGGCGCCTGGTGTAAATGTCGTCTGCAAGATTCTGATGCCCGGTAAATGACCAGGGGTGCTATCCTCGGTCTATGATCCCACGTCTCTTGATCCTCATCCTGCTCTTTCTGCCTCAGACAGCCTCAGGCGAGTGTGCGCGCCAGGACTACGACTCCAAGCAAGCTCCGGACTTCGACTGTCCTGGGCCGGAAGAGGAGGTGCTGACGCCAGATCTGCAGGCTCCACCGTCGATCCCTGTTCATCAGGATGAGGAGGTCGTGCCACAGTGGGATGGAGCTCTGGTGCACCGGGATCGTCTGGTGCTCATAGGATTGAAACTCCGGGCCGTACGCCAGATCCGCTGGGTTGAGCGGTTGAGGCTTTCTGAGCTCCATCAGATCGAGCTCGCCTATGTTCGAGAACAGAATGCCATCCGGGAAGAGCTGCTCGAGCGACAGGCTGTAGCTGCGAGGGAGAGAGCTCTTGCCGCCGAGTCGAGGACCGATCGGGCGCAGGCATGGTACCGATCTGTGTGGTTCGGTCTGATCTTGGGCTTTACGGCTGCGGCAGCCTTGGTCGTTGCTGCTGCGTACATTGTCACAGCGATTTGATAGGTAGGCACGGCAGGTTTGTTAGATCTTTTCCTCTACCGTGGGGGGAATGGGCCTCAAGCGTTCAATGGTGTCTCCGTGATCATTGAGGATGAAGCCGCCGGTATTGAAGATGATGTTGTGCCATGAATTCTCACGTTCGAAGAAAACTCTGTGAGCGATGAGTGTTGATTCTTCGACCTTGACCCCTGGCCCATAGTTCTCGTGCAGACTTTTCCAGCTTGGGTTACCCATGGGCGTGGCCCGTGGAGCGTGCGCACGGCCAGACTTGTCGATCTTTTCATAGGTCTCGTATGGCGGCTCGTCACCTCCGGGGTGGAAGGTCACCCTTGCCTCTCCGAAGTCGAGGTGTTGGATGTTGTCCCAGAGATGCCATGTGCCGGATTCGTCTTGAACTTTCAGAATCATGTCTACCTACCTTTCTACCTACCGTGCCTACCTGTTTTGCAGTATACTTGATCAGCAGTGTGATAGACAGCTAAGATTTGGTGCCCGGGGTGTTGGGCCAAAAGACGAGGCCGGGAGAGGTTGATTCCTCTTCCGGCCTCGCCGTTTGGATGAGTCGAGGCGTTGGCGTCTGGGATCACTAAACCTCCCAGCTGGTGTTGTCGTCAGGATCGGCGTGTGGTCTGGGATCGCTAAACCTCCCAGCAGGTGTTGTCGCAGGATCTCAGAGTCTGAGATCAGTAAGCCTCTCAGCTGGCATTGATAGGAGGTCGATGGCTGTACGGCATCTTCTCCCCTTCTTATCGTGTCGACGGCGCAGATGAAAGGAGCAAAATTCTCGCCGCGAAAAGGGAGCTGATGCCGTACAGACATCTTCCTCGTTCAGATCACTTATACCACAGATTCTATGAATTTAGCGATCTCTGCAGCAGACATGAGGAGGGTGTGCCGATTTTTGATCGGGTCAGGCGTGACCAAGAGTCCTGCCTCGGTGCATAGGTCAGAGATCAACTTGTCGTCGAGGCCCTCGAGTTGGACCTTGAGCACTTGATCCAGTACCCCTATGCGCCGAACCCGCGGCGCGCTCTCGTTGGTTCACTTCGAACTCTTCGCGACATCGGGCCTGGCGAGTTTCTTGGCGATGGCCAGGATCTTCATGAACCCGGGAATCGGTGTCGTCTCGAAGAGGACGGCCCAGGCGCGTATCGCTGTCTCCTTGTGTTCCACGACGATGGCTTTGATGTCCTTGAGCTCGTCGTGGACGTCGAGGAGGAGACCAGCGACTTCAGTCATGAGATCGACAAGGCGGTCGATCTTCTCCTCGGCGCTGGAGATCTCGTCGCTCGAGGTCGGAGGGTCGCGGAACTGCATGCCGTCGGAGCGGTCTTCGGGCTCGAGATCGTGGCTGCTGAGAATGTCCTCGAGACCCAGCTCTCTGGCAAGATCTTCGGTCTCGTCCCCATCCGTTTCCACTTCTGGCTCCGGATCTGGTTCTGGATCAGGCTCCGGATCGGGATCGGGCTTGACCTTGTTTCGGTCGTTTTTCTTCGGGCGTGATCGCTTCTTGGTGGTCTCAGGAGCTTCGTCTGGGTTGACGGGAGCTCCGGCCGGCCGCCATCCTGCGTCGTACTTCTCGAGGATGAGCTCGATCATCTTCTCGGGGCCGTCGACCTCGGCGGCTCGCATCACGGATACGTCGACCCCAGCCTTGGTGGTTCCTATCCAGGCGAGTCTTCTGGTACTCGAGGTGAGAAGCTGTTGTTTGTACACTTCACGCTCGACCTGATCATCAGTCTTTGTAGCCATCTTCTCTTACTGCCTTTCCTACGATGGAGTTGTTGTTGTAACAACATAGTACTTCTGAGTCATGCTTGTTGTGACACTGGCAGTCACAACCCGCAAGTAGTTGGTCTCTAATTGTGTGCCTGCGCGTTTCTATAAACCAGAGTAGTCGTCTTCGCAGGTAGTCGAGTGGGTGCCAGACATCAGGCGTTTCGCCCCGGATGTCGCTCTGAAGAAGGTCTACGAGTTCGTTGTAATCCTGCCCCCTGTGCGCTCTGACGCCACGAAGGTTGAGAATCTCGACGAGCTCTGAGGAGTTCATCAGTAGTAGATCTTCGTCATAGATCGGAAGCGTACGGTTACGTATTTGCTCGTCCCAGTCGACCTTGTTCCAGCCCCAGCGTTTTCGGTTGCCCATGCTGTCCTCAGAATGCGCATTCCATGATCCGGACTTCGATTCGTGGATTATCGGGGTCGCACAGCTTGGTCACTAGCTTCTCCATGATATGGCTGTCGTCGACGCCGATTGCACCCATGAATGAGTCGATGGTCAGCTTTTCTCTGTTTTGTGCATCAACCTTCTTGAACCTCCTTTTCGTCTTCGTGGTCTCGTTGGGGTTCCAACTCTTGTTCTCTATGGCGGTGAAGAACACTGCGAGCTCAATTCGGTAGGCTACGTCTTGACGGAAGTGTAGGCCAGATTGCCTCAACGCGGCGGTGCTGACAATGTCACTCACCTTTTTTTGAAACTGGCTCGCTTCCTTCGACAGCTTCCGCACTCCGTTACTGAGCGTAACATAGATCTTGTTGTCGGAGGGTGCCATGGGTAGGTCAACTGTGAACATTCTTTATCTTCCCCGCTCTCTTCTATCGCGGAATTCAGGGGGGTCGCTGTCTCGGAATTCGGGGGCTCCTCGACCCTTTCTCATGTTCTGGACGTTATGGGTTCGCCGAACACCGTCGATTTCTCGTGTACGGATTTCGATGTATCTCGAGACCACCTTTCGTTGATTGGTCAGCCCTTCGAGGGCTTGTTGAAGAGATCGTGCCGTCCCCTTCTGTACGAGGAACTCTTGGTGCGCTCGGACGTAGCGTGGATCTCCTTGGGCCTTGTCTGCTCTACCAGCAACGGGCCCTCCCGCTTCGTCTTTCAGTCGTGACATCAGGTGCTTGGATTCGGCTTCCATTGCCTGAGCTTGGGTCTCATGAAGAGCGAGCTGCTCCCCGATGAAGTCTTCCCACACAGAGAATTCACCCTGTATGTCGCCAAGCTCCGCGTCAGACATCTGGCTAACGGGTCCGCGGAGTCGTGGCCTTTCCATATTTGGTCGCCTCCTTGGGGTGATGCCGAGCTCCTGAAGATTGCGGACAACTTCGCTGCGGACAGAGCGGTAGAGGTCTCGGGCTCCTTCATAGTTTGTCAGGAGGGCGTCGAATCGGGCCAAGTTGACGCTGCTTCCGCGCCGTTCCTCGTCTTCTTCAGACATTTTACACCTTCAGTGCTCCGCGGCTATGCTGCCGCGGTTTGAGCGGAGGATCACATTCCTCAAAGAATTTACACCATCGGCATGACTTTCCAGGGCTACGCATCGGGATCTTGTACGTCTTCGCCACCTCGAGGATTTTTCTCAACCGTTGTTCGATCGGGGACCATGTGGCCTGACGGAATGGGACGAGGAAGTTCCTCATGAGCGAGGTGTCTTTGTTGTAGTACAGGATGCACGAGAGTGGAACATCAAGCGCCCACATGTAAGCCAGGGTCTGCTTGACGTAGGAGGAGTTGGGAGTTCGTCGGAGGGAGGAAAAGGCCGACGCCGACGCCGACTTGTAATCGAAGATCGCGCGAAGGTCGATTACAACCTTTTCTCCGTTGAACTGAAGACGGAGTAGCCGTTCGACATATCCGTCTGTACTTCCGCCAAGATGCAGATCTTGCGCGTGCTCGCTGTCCTTGGACACTGCGACCTCGTGGTCGTAGAAGAAGCCTTTCCGCTCGGCTAGTGTGTGTTGGTAGTACTGTAGCTGTTCATGGATGACCGTCCCTGTGTCAAAGATCAACAGCTTCTGCGCGTTGAGCTTCTCCGTTTCGGGAGCCCCAACCAGTTCGTAGAAGAGAAATCGGTCGCAGGGGTTGGTCAGCGACGACGGGTGAAACACACAGCTCGTTCGCTGAACACCCCAATCGAGCACCGTTGTGTGGCGCATCGGGTTGTTTCCCAAGTGCCCGACGTGTTCCTCGATTTCGCTGCACACGTTCCAGCTCAGGAGGATGTCCAGTACACCTGGGTTTGCTTCCAGATCAGCCCGAGTTCGTAGCTTGATTTTTTTCATGTACTCCCTCGATGAAGTCGCTCCACAGCATGACTGCGAGTTCGGTACCGTCGGATAGGCCAACCTTGATCACGGCTTTGCGCCCCGTCTGTGCTGCCTGGCCGACTGCTTTTCCAACCGTGGCTCGACTGAGCTTGTATTCCTTTCCTGTTGATCCTTTGTCCTCCACCATCCAGTGCTCGTCTCGAGCATCACCTTTTTCGGTCCCTGATCCAGAGCCTGGGGTTCGTTTTCCGCAGATCTGTTCTGCGGCAGTACGCTCCCGCTGTTGAGACACTCGTACCTTGCGGCGCCCGGCGCTGGAGGGTTCGACGTCGATGACATCTCGGATGCGGATGTCGGTTCGGAGCTCGACGTGTGGGTGACCAACGCTCGTATTTCCACGCATCAGGAAGAGACAGAACAGACAGCCCACCGCAGTCTTGCGCCTTTTGTCATCCAGTCCGTTGACGGCGACTGTGAGGCTGTACACGTAGCCAGCTCGAGCGCAGACCGGACAGACGTCAACGGTCTGAACGACCAGGGCTACAGCTTGTGTAGGCATGAGACCTCCGCATGCTTCAGGCACGCATAGTACAGCTTCCAGAAGAGCTCTACGTCTGTGTGAAGCAGGTCTACGAGGGCGGATCCGTAGGGACCCCACGGCGCGTCATCCAAGAGCACTTCGCCCACGTCATCCACGAGTGTTGAGACTTTCGCCTTGTCTTCGTGGAGGATGAGCCCAAATCGCTTTGCGGTGATGAACAGATCAGAAGCGTGGTCAAAGCCGGTGTCAAAGTAGTACTTCAGCTCGCCGCGGCCTCCTTCATGGCATCCGGCCTTGCCCTTGCTGATGTGGTACTTGGCGACCTTACCGAGTTGCGGAAGACCCTCTGCCGGGATGTGATCACCTGACGTGAGCGTGATATCCAGGAGCTTTCCGTGTCGGATTGCATGTGGAGAGGCGTCTCCCCACTCGCGCATCTTCCGCGTTCGGTTCATACGCGATCGGACCTGATTCGTCATGATCAATGTGGTGAGGTTCAGCGTACCCCGTTTTGGACTTGTGAGATACGGATACGCTTTGCGCATGAACTCGCTGAGCATGAAGGCAGTAGCGGCCTGCTTCGGCTCCTTGTCGAGCATGGTCTTCATGCGGTACTCAGTCGACGCCGCACCGAGGCTGTCGATGACGATGACCTGACAGTAGTTCTGCGCGAGCAGCTCGAGGACGCCCTCGAGACGTTGCTCATGGGTCCCGTCTCCGAAGACGAAGAATTCTCCGAGCTCGACCTTTCGTCTTTCGATCTCGAGCTCTGCCAGCGGGGGGAGCCCCCGCCTTTCAAGAAGTGCATCCTCGAACCTGAGATCCAGATCGGAGGAGGGCACGATGACACCTTGGATGCGAAGATGTTGCTTGTCGATGGGGTGCTCGAGGCAGCACCATCCGATGCGCGAGTCTTGACCGTAGATCTCCTGGCAGGTAGAGACAACCTGCGCAGCCAGTGCATCCTTTCCAGCTCCAGCAGGGCCGTCAATCTGAGTGATACCACCGGCCGGCAGTCCCCCTCCGATGTCGCAGTCGATAGACGCAAGGCCGGTCGGGCGACGAAGGAGGAACGGGTTGGCCGCGTCGCGACCGAATCTGATAACGTCTCTCTTGTTTTTGTACCCCTCGTTGATCTTCTTGTTGATATAGGCTACGACCTCTTTGGCGGACAGAGGCGGAACCTCTTCATCAAAGAATCCGAGATCACTTGGGTCTCGGGGCTTTGAGTCTGTCGTGTCTTTCTTTTTTGCCATGTCAGCCCCGTTTGTCGCAGCGGCTTGGATTTTTGTGATAGTGCAGCTTGACCGACACCTGCAGGTCAACCTTCGCGAGGGCCGGCAGGGGCCAGCCGGCGATAGGTTTTCCGGGGAGAGCGAGACCCATGTTGATACTTCGTAAGATCATCTTGCAGGCCGCTGTCAGTAGTTGCTCGAGGATCGTCTCGGCTTCAGCACGGTCCATGGCCATATGAAGGACCATATCCCGAGGCCCCCATGATGGGCCGGTATCCGCTTCGATCAGCACCGGGTCATCGTCAAGAAGAGGAGCGGCCCACTTCTTATCGTGTGGCCAGTTACCTTTGTAGATTATGCTCATTTCTTTGTCTCCTCGAAGGGCTCAGATCCGCACTTCGAGCATACCGGGGGTTTACCAGAGAGCTCACCGCCGCACTTCGGACACTTGCCAGATTCGGAGGCATTCTTGATGAACGCCCCATTCTCGTCTGTTTCGTAGCCGTACTTTTCCATCTTCTTCCTCTTCATCTCTTCCTTGCTGATCGCCTCGGTCTTGAGCTTTCCCCGTCTCCGCCACCCGTAACATCGCTGCATAGAGACGTCCATCAGGCTGACTCGGACACCTCTTCTGGGCAGCGTGAAGACCCGTATGGCTGGGCGGAAGTTCGCGAATCCACGTATTCGCACCATCTCACCAGTGATCGTGGCGTCCATGATCTTGTGGAATGCGATCGTCAGCACCTTTGTGATGATAGCCCGGTTGATATGTAGCCCGGACTTCTTCAGTTCGATCTGAACGTCTTTTACGAGACTTACCTTGTCCACCAGCTACTCCTTCTCCGCCCAATCCTTGAGCATTTCTTCAGGCAGGGGCATCGTCTCGATGAGTGGTACCTCCTCGATACAGAATGCCACGAAGTCGTGTTCATCCGGAGGGATGTGCCTCTTGTAGTTTTCGAGGAGCTCTGGGTCGTATGCAGCGGCGACGGTTTCTCGGTACCGTTCATAGTAGTCGCCGTAATCTCCTTCCTGCTCTCCGACCAACACGTACATAGCCCTCATTGAATTTTCCTCGCTTTACGCTTTTGCTGCATCCCAGTTGTCGCCGACTCCAGGAGGGGCCCGTAGTGGAACGCGAAGCGGCAGCCCGGGGTGCTCCATGTGATATCGGATGATCGGGCATGCCTCCTCTACGTTCTCGTCTGGTGCTTCGAACACCAGCTCGTCGTGAATCTGCAGGAGCAGGTGTACACCGAGTCGTCTGAGCTCTGGATCCTGAGAGCACCGGACCATAGCTATCATCACGATATCAGCGGCGGTGCCTTGTATTTTATGGTTCCTACCAGCTCTTTCGCCGTCGCGGGAGAGCTTACACTTAGGGCACCAACAGAGCTTCCTCCGTTTGGCCCGAGCTCTTTCGAGGTGTTCTTCACTGTCGTCCAAACTCATGGTGTCATAGAACCAACGCCGACGTCCGAGGATTGTAGCTACGAATTTGTTCCGCGCGAGTTGCTGGGTCATGTCGGTGATGAACGTTTCTGCTTCCGGGATGCCGGCGAAGAATTCTTTGATCTTGTCCTGCGCCATGAGCGTTGATTCGCGCATGACGGAGTCGTCACTCCAGTTCGGGTATTCTGCGCGGACCTGAGCTGGGTATCCGAGGTCAATCCCTAATGACCGTGCCGCTTTACCGTAAATCAGCAATTTCGTACACTTAGAACGTGCACTGTTCCCTTGTTTCCAAGGGCTCTGACTATCCCTTGACTCGTGGTTTGTGGCCTCCGCGAGTCCCCTCCGTGTCAACACTGCTTGCGGCATGACTAGCCCAGCCAATGAACATGGCCACAGCGTTGAGTGGGCCCAGGATGGGCTACCACAAGTCGATACACCCTGGCTGGCGCCAGGACACGGGATTGCCTTATGCCGCAGCACTTAGGTTTCCCCGTTGAGAGGAGGGTTTCTCTTCGGCCTGATGTTGACCGAAGCCAATGTTCTTGATCGCGTCCCGGAGAGCCTTCAGGTATTTCTGCCGAGGTGTCCGCTGATCCCCCGGCGTCTTTTTGGCAGCTGCAACCTCGTCATATGGCTCGAGGTAGACCAGTTCGACGTTCGCGGTGTGGATGTCTCTGCCGCTTTTGGCAGCTTCGATGAGACCCTCGGCTCCGCTGAAATGCCCGAGGACGTACATCTCGAGCTGATCATAGTCGGCGACGATCAGCTTGTATCCTGGGGTGGCAATGAACGCTTTTCGGATATCAAAAAGTGCAGAACCAGAACGAGTCTGATTTTGCAAATTCGGATCCGATGAGCTCAAACGTGCCGTGTCCGCGACATGCTGATTGAAGGTTGTGTGGACGCGCCCGTTGACGGCCCGTGCCATCAGGCCGTCGATGTAGGTGCCAATGAGCTTGGACAAACCACGATGTTGAAGAATGAGGTCCGCGGCTTCGACGCCCTCGTCTCGAAGCTGCTTCAGCACCGACTTTTGTGTCGATGGCTTCTTTACGCCCGTCGAGCCTCCGGAGGTTTTCTTGATGGGTTCAATCTCGAGCTGATCAAACAAGAGACGAGCTAGCTGCGGGCCCGAGTTTGGGTTGATCTCCCAGCCGGCGATCTTGTTCAGCTTTGCCCCGATCTCGTTGATCTTTTGTTGCACACCGGGACGGATTTCAGAGAGGTAGTTCGTGTCCAGGAGAATCCCGCGCCGCTCCATCTCGAAGAGGACGCGTGTCATCGGTACTTCCCAGCGTAGGAATACGTCCCAGAGCGTGTCTCCATACTCAGTCTCGATGAGCTGAAGGTGTCCAGCAAGTCGGTAGAAGAGTCGGAAGACGGCCCAGGCGTCCAGGCTCGCATAGTCGATAACGCGGTTAGGATCGCTCTCAAACCGCTCTAGAAGGATCTCGTACATCTCTTTGTTTTTTGGCTTGATCAACTTCCCCGTGGTTCCCTGCGGGTAGAATGTCTCCTTGAAGCCCATCATGATTTCGTTGAACTCTCTTGTGTATGCCTCTTTCAGTCCGTGCCCACGACCCGGGTCGATCAGTCGATCCATGGTCAGCGTGCACATGAGATCACCGCGAAGTTCGATACCGCAGTTCGCTAAGATGTTGGCGTCGTACTTGATCTGGCTTCCGATCCATGCCTTTGTGGGGTCCTCGAGCACGGCTTTGAAGTTCCAAAGTCGATCTCGCTTCAAAAAGTAGCGGTCCTCGCCCGTAGAGAGCGACCAGAAGACGACTCGGTCTCGAGCAATGTCGAGGCCTGTCGTCTCTGTGTCAACAGCGAGCAGGTCATGGTGTACCAAGAGCTCCTTCAGCCTGCTCTCTGCCCTGTCCGTATTGACGTATACTGGCACTGGCCTGTCTAATGTCCACTCTGCGTGCACAGCTCCTCCGAGGGGGGTGCCCCACCCCGCCGAAACGGGGTGGGGGCTTTGAGTCAGGTTGGTCTATCGCTCTTCGTGTCCTTGATCACTGCGACGTGCGCTGGTGTCGTTTTTGTTGAAGGGGTTTGGGATCTTGAACTTTTCCGCCTGCTCCTTGATGGAGACGATAGGGTAGATTCGTTCGATGTCCGCGGGGTCCATCAGGTGACGGACCCGCTCGAGCTCTGCTTTGGTCACGGGGCGGGACTTGGAGAATCCCAGTGAGGTGTTGACGCCTTCGCCGGAGCGGAACATCTCCATGACCGTGTTCCACATAGTGAGCGGACGCGGTTCACTGCAACTGTTGCACTCCGGTATCTCGTCCAGGTAGTCCGTCGTGTTGCACTTCGTGCAGGTGATCTCTCGATCTCTGAGATCGGCCAACCTCTCGTCGCTGATCTCTTCGTCTTCGAGGTTCACAAAGGTCTCGTGGCAGTGATGGCATTCGAAGCAGAACGGTTCGAGATCACCACCGCACTCGCACTGGGACGCGAGGGTCACGATGTCGTGATTGGCGAGCTGCTCGACGAAGCTGGTACCGATCGGCCAATACACCGTCCGCCCGAACGTGATCTCTTTGCCGCTTCGGCAGTATGAGCAGCGACGTCCTTTGCACTGGATCAGCGACTTGTACGGCTTGCCGGTCTTCTCGCTCACCTTTTCGGACTCCACTTCGTGGAAGTCAGCGAGGAGCACGGCGTTGAAGATGTGCAGCTTTCGGGCGAAGCTGATCCCACCCTCTTTTCCGTTCTCGTTCGCAGAATGGCAGGGGACGCATGCTCCGTCACCGACGTCGATGACCTCTTCTCCGTTCTCGTAGTAGATAGCGAGGCCGGCCGAGCAGGTGAGGAACGTGTTGGCGGGCTTGGAGAAGTGTTGGAAAACCAGGCCGTATGGCCGCTCGATGACCTCATCCCGGTTGTGCTCCGTGTCCAGGAGTGGGATGCGGTATTTCCCCTTGAAGAGGAGGATGGGGACCATGTGCTCCCCGGCCTTCGGTGGAGTCCACCGATCACCAAAATTGGTACCACTACGCTTTCGCCCGCGTACTGATCCCTTTAGCTGACGTCCAGCTCGAACAGTTTTTCGTACTCTGTCCTCGTCCATTGCACATACCTTACTTTCGACTCGATGATGTTTCTGAGTCCTGTGCGGTTCAAGTCTTCGAGCTCTTCTGCCCACGAGGGGTACTGTCCTACGTACACCTCGCGGGATTTGGAGAGCCACTTACCAATCTTCTCTGTCGCCGACACCCCGGCCGGATCGTTATCCAAAAGCAGGATGACGCACGAGGACGGGATGACGTGCAGCACGCGGTGCTGCTCCTTCGTCATGTGGGACCCCATGAGGGCAACTGTGTTGGTGCAGCTGTTCTGGATCATCCAGATGCAGCCCTTGAACCCCTCCACGATGATGAGGGGCTGTCGCCGTTTCCTGTGTTGAGCTTCCGCATAGACGCGGTAGCCGTTCCAGAGGTGGTGGTTCCCCAAGATGCTGTACTTAGGGTGGGCCTCGTCGAATTCTGGCCCATAATCCCCGGGGACGAACTCCCCTTTGTAGTCTCGATACCCTCCTGTGTACACCTTGTATCTCGGCGCATCTCCGCGAACCGTAGCCCGCCCAGAGTATCCGACGAGGTTCCCGTAGGTGTCTCGAATCGGGAACATGATTCTTTCATTACGACGGTCATAGCCGATATCGAGCTCGTGCAGCAGCTTTCGATCAAACCCCGCGCGCACAAGATCAAGCGGCGTCCAATCGAATATCCCAGTGATGGATTCCGGCAGGATGACCTCGCTGAGTCTGGGATCCTTGTGTGCATCAACGCGTTTTCGTCGTTGCCTTTTCCTTTCATAATTTTGCAGCTCGAGACGGACAGGCGCGGTCAACCTGTCGATGGTCTGTCGTCGAAGTCCGATCAGCCGTAGGAGTGTGGCAAGGTTACCGGACCTGTGACACCCATGACACATCCAGAGCCCGTTACGAACGTTGATGGCGAAGCTGGGGTCTCGGTCGTTATGGTCCGGTAGCGGGCAGCACGCGTAGACGTTGTCGCTGCCGCCAAGCCGCGCCTTCTCGAGGTATGGCTCGACCACGCTGAATACCGGGCCAAAGTCTCTCATTTGATCCTTTCCGGTGCGCTGATTTCTTCAGTTTGCACTTTGGCTGCTCTCTTCGCAGGCAGCTGGCGATCGTCTGGTCTGACTGATCGTTCTTGCCGAATTGGATTTAGACTCGATCGTCGAGTCCTGGGCGGCCCTGGCGCTGCCGGATCGGCTATGTCCCCCTTCACGATCTTTCCCTCCTCATCGAGCCAGGCGCGGACTCTCCATTTTGTGGAGAGTGTGACTTCCAAGATGAAGCCCCCGACCTGTGTCTCTCTCGAGGCGGCCATGTTGATCTTGAGCCGGGTTGAGATCCCGTCCTCACCCTTGCCCGCCTTCTTCACACGGTAGACTACGTCGGCTTCCTGCCCGACGGCATCCGCGTAGGCGATGTCGGCGACCTGCTCATCCTCAGCTTTGTCTTCGTCCTCCTTCTTTCCGGGTCTGCTTCGTTGCGTGACGCCAATGACCGGTACATGCAGCGACGAGGATACTCCGCTGAGGTCCTGTACAATGTTGTACTGCGGCTCCCAACGAACCGATCGCTTTCCGGTCCTGTCGTCCTTCATCTTGTAGAAGGCATCCACGATGACGAAGTCCGCGCTGAACTCGTCCATCTTCGCCATCAGGTGCGCGACACCGCCACCGTTGGGGTCGTCGTAGGCCGAGCAGAATTTTATGGCCCGACGTCGACCCGCGGTGGCGTCCATCTCCTCGTCTTTGCCCAGACGTCGAAGCGCGGCCTTGTAGTACTTCCAGTCCAGCTCGGATAGGTTGCCCTCCTTCAGCTCCGTGTAGCTGAGATTGAGCAGAGCACACGCGACTCGGTCTTCGAATAGAGCTGTGCTCATCTCGCAGGAATAGACGAGCACCCGACGATTCGCGTGCATGTAGGCGTGAGCAGCGATCTTCGCGGCTACCCAGCTCTTCATAGAGTTCTTCACGATGAAGTTACTCACCACGAACATTGGGTGCCGATCGTCGTCCATGGTGATGTCCCAGCACCGCTTCGGTCCGAGACTCTCGATCGACGTGATGGGTTCCCACCTGATGTCCGAATCGGCCCACTCCAGAAGTTGTGGTGCGTCGAGGTGGCCAGCTAGAAGGCGCAGTAGGTGACGACTGATCTTTCCTGTCCGTCGGAACAGCTTTCCAACGGAAAATCCAGACCACAGACGCTTCCAAGGCCGGCTACCCTTGGCGGTGAGAATGGCATTCATGAGCTCATCGCTGTAGGGGATGCCGTCGTCTTGTCGTTTCTGAGTGACCCTGCTGCCCGCGAGACGTTGCAGCTGTAGCGACTTGTGTTGGCAGGCGAGATGGAGAGCCGTGTTTAGGATACGATGTTGCTCCTGGGAGTAGACATTCACGTACCAGGCTCGGGTACCGAGGTTGGTTCGGACCCTCTGCAGTACCCCTGTGACGCCGAATCGAAGGAGCAAGTGTTTGATGTCGGTTGCCAGGCTATAGCTCGCGGTCGACCAATAGATCTTGTTCCGTGCGACACAGCCGTCGGTGTCAGTATAGCCCGATAGAAACTCGGCCACGATCCGATTGCTGCTCGAGAAGATGATGTCTGGCACTCGCTTCGCCGTCGATTTTTGCCCGTGGCAGCCGATCCGGCGTAGCCAATCTAGCACGGGGTTTGATCGGCCATTCCCGACGATCCTGTAGTGCATGGGCCTGTTGGCGCGAACTTGCGCACCCATCGTGGCCGCGCAGTGTCTGAGCGATTCGATTACATCTTGATCTCCTTTGGTGAATTGCACCTCGTTCCGGGTGTAGTTTCCGTCTCCGACGAGCAGCCCGAGCAATCGTGCGTGCTCCTCCGGTATGTCCTTGGGCTCGGATGGTTCTGGGAGTTTTCGCGCTACGGCGACATGGTTACCTACCTGTAGCTTTGCCGCGGGCATGTAGGATAGGTTGGAGATCATCATTGGATGATCTTCTCCGACTTCAACGACATGTCCGCTGCGTGTTGTGATCCTGACAGCTTCCTTTGTTCCAGCGTAGGAGCCAGAGCACCCGCCCCAGTCGAGTCGCTGACCGCCCTTCAGGTACGCCAGCCGATCGGGGGGAGTCTCTATCGGACACAGGATTCCGGTGTCGGCCAGCACCTCTTGGCCCTCTACCACGCACTTCGGCCTGCCAAAGATGATGATGAAGTCTTCGGTCTGGATGCCCTGAGTTACATCGTTCAGCTCTTCCCACGGATACGGGATGCCGAGGATGTGCTCCTTGTCCCTTCGCATCCGTGCGCGTTCGATGATGTCCTCGGCGTCTTCGGCTAAGATCTTGTCCGAGCTATTCGGGGTCATCTTCTGGAGCTGAATCGTGGCGCTTCGGAGGGTGTCGAGTGCTTTTTCCGGCTCGTCGGCGTCATTGAGGTCTAGAGCTTCGTCAATGGAGTCGAAGAGCGCCTGCCTTAGCGCAGCTCGTCGTACCTGGACGCAGAGCTCTTGGATGGTCTCCTGAACCTTGTTGAGCACGAACCCGGGGAACCTGGCGGCCATCCATCGTGCGGAAGGCACGCGTCCGTAGTGCTCTCGATGGTGGTAGTACTGATGGATGTCCTGGAACATGTCCTTCGCGACGGGGTTTCGCAGGACATTGTGCCCAACGCCGCTAGACAGGACGGTGCGAAGATCGCTGGTCTCGACAATCTTTGAGATCAGGTCCAGCTCGATCATGTCGTCAGGGGGCATGTACCCTACCTCTCACAGAGTCTGGTCCTGATGATCTGTGACTTGTTGAGCAGGGACGCCTTTCCGTTGTTGTCTCTGATTTTCAGGGTGTACTTTGACACCTTGATGAGAACCCCGTAAACAGTCCAGCTCGGGTGCAGAACAATTTCGATCTCTTTTCCAATCCACTCTTTGTAGTCATCCTCGTTATCTTTTCCGTTGCTCTTGACCTTTCTGTTTTTCGGCGGACTCAATTGTCGCTTGATGCGCCGTAGTGTGTCATCATCTGTAGGCTCTGCCATGTTACCTCGGGGAACAGCTATGGTAACCCATCTCAATAGGGAACCCAATTGCACACCAGATGTAGTGTGTGCACTGGTCTTGGCCTACTACGAGGTGTGTTAGGCCGCCTGTTGGAACGCCTGTTGGAACGCATGCAGCATGTAGGATCCCCCGAGCTCTTCGAGGTCATGCTGCCGTTCGGGGTTATCTCGAAGTGCGACGCCTGTTCTGGTGATCGCTTGAAGGACACCGTAAGCCGTATTGACCGGCTCCTCGTCGAAGGCGCGGATCACAGCATTTTGGACGTACTTGGGTTGAGCGCGCAGGAACTGTCGAATTTCAGTGGCTGGATCAGCGATCATCACGTCGTGGATGAGCTCGGTTTGTCCGGCGATGATCTCTTCTCGGATAGGAAGCTCGAGCCACATTTGTCGAAGAAGCCTCTCGAGCTCCCCATCCTCCATCGGTGTGTGCTTGCGATAGAGCAGCCGGTCACCGGGGACGTCGATCACCATCCCATTGGTACAGACGAGTCGGTGCAGGAACATCGCGGCCCCGATGGATCGTGATCCGACTTCACTGTTCCAGCATTTGAACCCGCCGAGCACCTCATCTCCTTTTTCATGGAGGATGGGGAGGTTCGTTGGTTTGTTCTTGACGAAGGTGAGGAAGGTCGTCGCCTCTGTCCGGCGATTGTAAGTCACCGAGTACTCCTCCATGGCGGATCCACCGGTCTTTTGCATCGCCTCGAGCAGCTCAACATCACGGATCTCGGCGTACTTCGGTCCGACGATTCCGCGAAGGATACCGTCGACACCGATTTGCGGCTTCTTCTTCTCCTGATCATTGAGCTGGCGGGCTACAATTTTGACGATGAGCTCCTCGTCGTCCTTTCGGGCGCGTAGGTGGGGGGTCAGAGTTTGTTGAATGAGCTTGGGATCGCTCATGATGGGGCCGAGGAACTTCGGGACCTTGATCCCGATTTTAGCTCCTACCTGCCCCATGGAGTGGCTGTTCATCTTGAGGTTGCCGAAGCCGGGCACGTATACCGTGCCGTTGGCCCACCAGCGCCATGACGACATGTGAGAGCACGCCCACGGGTGGTCCGAGTGCGGAAGTCCACGATCTTTGGATGCGATATGCTGTGGCGTAATACGCAGGCTGTCGAACTGATGCGCCGTCTCAAGCACTGTGTCAAAGCTGGTCAGCTTCGTCGTCGGCCAGTCTTCCCAGTTCATCTGTAGGCGTGATGAGTCCGATTGGGTGTTGCTCGTCGTTTGTTCGTCCATCTGTCGATTCCTCTTCGTTGAAGAGAACACCTGCTACGTGATCTTCTACGGCAGATATGAACTCCTCAAGTGTGTCTCGCACGTTTTGGGGCCAGCCCCCGGCTGCTTGCATAACTCCGTATTTGATCTTGTTTTTCTTTTTCTCCCCTATGAGATCACATTGTACATCAATGATCGAGCCTGTGTCCTCGATTGTTATGAGCGCCTTCGCCAGAGAGACCGCGGTGACTCGGCACGTGGCGTCGCTACGTCGCACTCAGCTCCTCCTTTACCGCCTGAAGCAGCGCGAGCATCGTGATTTCATCGCGTTCCATCTCTGCATCTGCGATCTCCTGGCACGCCCTCAGTGCTGCCCCTATGGTTTTCTCATCCTGGTTGCATTTGATCTCAACGTAGCAGGATCCGCTGATCCCGAACTCCCCGTACCCAATACCGTGTGAGATGCGCCGTTCTCTGCCGACCTTGGCGAGTCCATCGCCGATGAGCACGTTTACGGGAACGCTCTTGGAGGATCCAGTGTATGCTCGCCCAGGTTCCCCCTTTTTCTTGGTTACCAGCTTTCGCAGTACATCGGCCTTGTTGTTGGTCATCTGTTCACCCTAAGAAGTTGATCTCTTTTGGCTTGTTCTTGATCTGAAGCCCACGAGCTATGTCCGTTATCGTTCGGCTGGCGACGGATTTGTCGAGCCGTCCGGTTCTCACAGCTTCGTCAAACTTCTTTGACTTGACCTGGTAGACAACCTCAACGAGCTCGTCCCGTAGGTCTTTGTCCTCCTCGAGCATGTAGTGGAGGTAGTTGCCGTCGAAGGTACGTTTGTTGGTTGGGACTGGGTTCATGCCGCCGCCAGCGATCCCGGTCTCGGTCACGGCAATGATGAGCTGCTCGCGCGCGACCTCTCGCCGCATGACGTGCTCTTTGTACAGCTTCATCGTCTCCCAATTGTCGTCCTCAAAGGTCCGGAGTTTTTCTTCGGCCGCTTCAAATTCTTCTTCGGCGCGCTTTACCCTGTCAGCTGCTTTCATTTCCTTCTCCTTATTGTCGGTACAGTTCGCGGAGCATCGCAACATGCCTGTTGATGAAGGCGAAATCTCTCTTTGCCGTTTCATACGGCGTGGTCGGTCTTGGGTCCACTCCTTGTTTTAGGATATCAGCCGGATGATACGTTGTGAACATGGGGTACTTTACAAATTTCAGCTGCCCCGGCACCGACAGAAATTCCTGGGTGCTCCTGGCGTTACCTAAGCGAATCTTCTGCCCGAACAGCCCCTGTACGGCGTCGATCCCAAGAACTACGATGATGAGCGGGTCGACGTCATAGATGGTTCGCATGATACGAGTCCGGCACATCCTGATGGATTCGGCATCCGCTTTTCCAGTGCTCAGGTATTTACCATCATCCTTAGGCGGCCAACAGGCGACGACGTTGTCGAGGAAGAGCTCCTCGCGTGCCCATCCGACATCCCCAAGGAGCAGATCCAGCGCCTCACCCTCCATCCCCTGGAACGGAACGCCACACAGATCGTCCTGACTCACTGGCCAGCTACCTATGATCATTATGTCGGCATCTGGATTCCCGTGTCCCAGAACGACATGTGACCGATACTGATGTAGCTCACATCTCGTGCAGTCGTACCAGTGCTCGTATCCCGGTAGCGGGCTCACTTCAGCCCCCCTCCTATGATGAGTTTTCTGAGCGGGTTGTTTGGATCTTCGAGCTCTTTATTGATCTCGTCGTGGAGCTGCTCCAGTGACTTCAGATCTTGTGAGGTCGCGGTTTGCACGAGGTTCTGCTCCTGTGCGATCATTTGCTCCATGGCGTATCCGATTCCTACATATTCAGTGAAGAAGGCATCCTGCGTTGCCTGAGATTGTGATTTGATCTCATAGAGGTAATCGGGCTTGATGAGTAGCCTGCGGATAGGCTCGAGCGCGCACCAGTGTAAGGTCCCGAGTCTTGGTACGGTGGTCGGCACGCTGTTTCCAGTGAGTGGGTCCTTCGCAAGATCCTGAGCCATTCCAATAGGATATGCGTCTCGAAGAAGCACGTATCCGTGTCCGGCCGGCGGGCTCCGCATCATGCCGAGAAACGCTTTTTGTCCAACGCCGCAGACGACGAGCATCGCGACGATACTGTCGTATTTACCGACAAGATCTGGTGGGAGCTTTGCAATAAACTCACGGTGTGTCCTGGAGAACTTATCATGTGACATGCGTGACTCCTATTCCTCTTTTCTTGAGGTGCCCTATCAGCTTTTCCCCCATGCTCTTCATTGGAGGAATTTTCGTGTGGTGTATGACCACGACTCTCGGCGTCTCTTTACCTGCACAAAATCGCTGTATCCTCCCGATGGCTTGCTGTAGATTATTGGATGAGCTGAATTCGGTCAGGATGATCAATGAATCCAAGCTCTTCTTGTTTAGCGCCTCCCGCGCCATGTCGACAGTCGCAAACGTGAGTGTGTTCTCCCTCAGAACGGCTAACCTCTTGCTCTCAGCGACATCTGCGTCCAACACTCCCGACTCGGGGTATAGCGTGTGAAGCTGACGAGAGTGGTCCTTCGACACTGCGAGGACGAGAATATCTCGTCCCGCCTGGACCTCATAGTCGATCACAGACTGCGCGAACTTGATCTCTTCTGGGCGCTGGCCGACGTAGGCACAGATCCTTTTGTGGTGTACGTCGTGCAGTGACGTTTCGATGTGGTTCCGCACCTCGTCGCTTTGGAGGTCGATATGCGTCGGTGACGCCCTGAAGAACACGTTTGGGATCATGTCTTGTTCGAGGTTCTGATAGAAGACGGGCCCAATGTGCCAGAGATAGACGAGCTCCATGCCATCAGGCCTGTTGATCGTGGCGGAAGCCCCGATCCGGTCCCCCAAGAATAGGTCGGCGGTTTGCGCGTACCAGCTTGCGGCGAGATGGTGCACTTCATCCCAGATGATCGTCTGAAAGTAGGCGGCCATCTCTGGGGTCACAGCCTCCGGGTAAAGGGAAAGGGTCTTCAACGACGCAAACGTGATCGGGCACCCCCGCCACTTCCACTTCTTGGGGTTTCCTTGTATCCACCCGATGTCGCCATCTACACGCAGCTTGGGCAGCTCGGTGTCATTTCCGAGCACCTCCTCCTTCCATTGGAGGAGGATGTTGGCTTTGTCGTTGATAACAAGTACCGGTCCACCCTTTTGCGCCGCCGCGTGTAAGAGGATCACGGTTTTTCCGGATCCGCATCCCATATTCAGAATGCCTTCTCCTCCAGCTAGGAGAAGATCTTCATGGGCGTCCCGTTGGACTGTGCTGTCCGGGTCGAGGAAATCAAGTGTGATGAGACTTTCGAGACCCACTTGTGGGTAGGTGTGCGGCCGGAGGTCAACCGCGTCGCACCCGAACTCGGTCGGCTGCATCTTCCCTCGAGGGATGCCTATGTGGTGTTTAGATTCCCGCCACAGGTCCAGGTAGACGCCTTTTTCACTGGTCTCGAGGTGCAGACTGTGCCGAAGTATGCGCGGGCTTACGCGCTTTTTCGGCACCCATAACCAGTTGTCGATATACACAGTGTCAGGATCACGTACCGGAATCGTGAGTGTTGTCATGATTTCTCCTTCTTGGGGGCGGCGAAGTCGTGGTTGTCGAAGAAGTCTCCGAACTCGTGCCCACCAGCAGCGAGTGAGGATGCTAGGATGTTCAACACGAGCCGTCCAGCCATGGATTCGTTATCGGCCGGGCTCGGCCGTCGTGACTTGATGCGAGCTGGTGTGTACCCCTCTCGGGGTGCTACTCGAAGCCCGCTTTGTACTCGATCTCGGCTGTGGCGTGATTGCCGCAGGTCGTTCATTCCTGTTTCTTCTTGGCAGGCCGCCTCGTTGGAGCAGAGCATGCAGTCCCGTTTTCCGGCCTTCCAGTTTCCGAGACCACCGCGGGCACATTCGTAAAAATCGTACTCGCCCATGTACTGATACTGTCCCTTTCATGTTTGGCTAGATTCGATCTCGTGGGATGTCCTTATACCTTTCCTGTGTCGGCCTTTGCCCAGCTCCTCCAGGGTGATAGACTTGATGCAGAAACCCCCGATGCTTGTTCGTTCGGGGTCCAACGAGGAGTCACATGCTACTTTCAGCCGGTTCCGTGATTGATCCGTATGACGATGGGTTCCGATCCCTCAAGAACTTCTTCGGCTCTGGGCGCGAGATGCCGGATTTCATCAAGACCGCTTCCATCCTTGATCAAGATCAGCTTTCCAAGCTGCCGGATCATGCGTTCGCTGTGGTCATGGTCGGGCCTGATCGGATGCTGCGGAAGTACGCCTGTGTCGACAAGGCGCACACCGCCGTGAACGTCATGTACTTCCTGAAGTCAGAAGCTGATCTTCCGCCGTCGGCCCGTGTGAAGGTGGCGGAGAACCTCATCCGGGCTTGTCGGCACTTCAGTGTTCAGCCGCCGGCGCAGTTGAGCAAGATCGCTTCCTTGAACAAGAAGCGCCTGATCAAGACGGATGGCCCAGATATCATGGTGCCGGTTCAGGGCCGAGAGAAAGAATCAGATGTCCCGGTGAACAGGAACGCGTACCCCACAGAAACCGGGCGTACAAAGCTGGCGTACGTCATGACGTCGCCGTACGTGGATCTCGATGAACCGTACCGCCCCGAGCGTAACATCGAAAAGACGGCGTCGAGCTCGGTCTCCGCACTTCCTGACGGGCGTTTTCCTCTCGATACTTTTTCTCAGGTGAAAGAGGCTGTTGAGTTCTTTCGGGAGACGGCGCGTACGATACACCCAAGAGTCCGTCGAGAGATGTGTGTGAAGATCGCATCGCGGGCCGAGGATCTGGGGGTGCAGATCCCGGATGTGATCCGGAAATACGGATCAACAGAGTGGGCCGCGAAAGGAGAGCGTGAAGCGACGTTGGTGTCCAGGCGTCAGGTGTGGGCTTCTTCAGGAAATGAAGAGGGTCCGGGAATGCTCGATCTGCTGATGGAGAAGCAGGCCAGCACGGATCCGGATGTCTTCGCCAATGTGTTGGCCGAGATCGACGCTCAGACTGGCATCGACCATCTGTGGGATCGTCATCTCGCTGATCCGTGGTTGTCGACTTTCGGCATTCGAAAGACAGCGGCCTGGAAATGGTCGGACAACGGGACGGAGGTCACCGAGCAGCAGTTGAAACGACTGGTCGGATCACGGATGGAGAAGGTCGCGGAAACCTTTGGGAGTCATCTTGCTGACGGGCTCGCGAGAGAAACCACTGTGGTTTTTGATTCGCTTCCTTTGGACACCAAGCGTATCTTGGCCAGGATGGCACAAGAGTAGGACGGGCAAGGATGAGGTATCGCCGTTTTCCCCACACGCGTGGGGATGGACCGGTGGGAGTGGCTCGGAACCCCATGGGACCCAAGTTTTCCCCACACGCGTGGGGATGGACCGTCGGCGACGAGGGTGAGACCCGCCAGGGTCGAGTTTTCCCCACACGCGTGGGGATGGACCGCCGGGGCTGCTACCAGAGCTTCATTGTGCGAGGTTTTCCCCACACGCGTGGGGATGGACCGAAGATGGCCGAGCTCGAGAAGCTCTTCGGATTGTTTTCCCCACACGCGTGGGGATGGACCGTCGGACACCCAAGCCGACGAAGGTCGGTGCCCGTTTTCCCCACACGCGTGGGGCTGGATCTAAGAGGATGACACGCCAAGGTGAAGAGCGTCTTTGGCAGCAACTTCAGGACGCCGAAGAGGAGAAGCCGATCGAGGAGGTCGAACCACCGGCTGATCCGAAACCCGATAACGTCGAGAACGACAAGTCGGGAGATATGACGGTTTCGAATTTCTTGGCACACCACGATACCCATCCACTCGTGCTCGACGCAGCTTGCCTGAAGGCGTTTCAGACGGACTGGTTGTGGTGGGAGCCTGAGATTATACACTCTGAGCTGCGGCGTGTGTTTGGGCAGTCAACGATCAGCACCCTGAACTGGCAGCAGATCCAGGCGTGCAAGACCTGCCATGTTGTCCCGACCCCGTGGAAGGAGTGGGAGGTGTTCAACACTGTGATCATGGCGTTGAACAACAACATCCCTGACTTTCACACCATGCAGAAGCCGAGCATCGCGCAGGTCATGGTGGGCCTGGATATCATGAGTCGGATCGACAGCCGACAGATGTTTTCGGAGGAAGTAGAGAAGTTCATTGCCGCCGTATTCTTGGAGGATGGCGTTTACTTCATGCCGCCTCCGGCAGATTTCGCGCAGGAGTGGGCGTCGAGGCCCGAGTACCGGTGCCGAAGGTGTGGACGCATTGATCGCGATGACATGAACGACATGTGCGATAGCTGCGGAGCGCCGGACAGTGAGTTGGAGCGGCAGTTGGCTTTCGACCCCGCCCCCGTCATGGCCAGGTACAATGAGTGTGTTCGTCTCGGAAACGATCGCGAGGACATGCTCGAGGAGACGATCATCGACGTTCAAACAGCGAAGCTCCTCCTCGCTCGAGAGTACATGCTGTTTCGGCGTCAGCAGTTGGAAGATCAGCTCAAGGTGGTGAACGATGCCAAGCCCATACGTGATTGATCTGGCCTTCATCGACGCACAAGTTGACGAGATGGAGAAGATCGCCTTCCTCGGTAGCGCCTGGAAGGGTCTCCAGGCATCGAAACCTTTTGTGGGGCATCTTCTGGGAGCAGGTGCTGGAGCTGTAGCCGGTGGAGCAGCCGGAGCTGCGACAGCAGCTCCAGAGAATCGTGTTCGGCATGCTATCGGTGGTGCGGTGCTAGGTGGTATTGCTGGTCTGGTTCCAGGTCAGCTCGCTACGAAGGCTGGAAGGGCGGCTGTGGGGCGTCTTGGTCAACGTCAGCTCCACGGTCTGACGGGCAAGCTGCCCGGGCACAGCTTCAAGAAGTCGCACGCGGTCGTAGGAGATGCTCGAACTGCTGCACTCGCCAAGATGAAATTCGACAACCCTGCTGTGCAAAGTGCCTCCGAGTTGAAAAAGGACATGTGGGGGCCCTTCAAGAATTTGCGCTCTAAGGCACAGTTTCGTGCACAGGAACATCAACGGTTTCTGGCAGCGAATGATCTGACGAACCTCCCCGGGTTGGTGAGGGGGTACGTGAAACCGGCTGCTGGTATTACACGTCGACAGATTCTGAAGTCCAATCTCCTGGCGCCTGGGATCGGTTTCGGCGTAGGTCTTCCGCTGGCCCTCACGGCTCCCTCCGCAGTGGAGTCTGTTCAGCAGCGGAGTATCAAGCCGCTGGCGCGCGGGGTGGTGGAGAACGCCAGCTTTGCGCTTGGCGGTGGCCTTCCGATTGGAGCCGCCATGGCTGCTGGGTATGGTGGATCTCGGCTCGCAGGGTTGATCGGTAAGGCTCCGCCAGTAACACAGCCAATCGCGCCCAACCGTACAACCAATCGTGCCCAACCGGCTATGCAGGGTCAAGTGATACCTGCGAGGTGATCTGATGTTTGGATATGGAGAACCGGTTGGTGCACAGCAGTCCCAGACCTCGGGCCGTATTCGGGGCTCGGGGAGGATCGAGGGGGTCAAGTACCCCTCGCCATTTTTTGATCTGGCGCACACGTACCTGCCGAGCTCGGTCAAGCAGCTGTTTCAGTGGTGTCGGTATTTCTATCTGACAAACCCGCTGATCGCGACCGTCGTCAACAAATTGGCCGAGTACCCGATCACCGATCTCGTGATCGACACTAATAATAAAGGGCTCAAGGACAAGTGGCAGGGGTTTTTTGATGACGACATCTTTTTGCAGCCGAGTCTGATCGACATCGGTCTGTTCTACACATGCTACGGGAACGCGTTGATATCCCTGAGCTTCCCGTTCGTCAAGTGGCTCAAGTGCGAGAAGTGCAAACATGAGGTTCAGGCGAAGGAGGCGACGTACCAGTTTCGGGGGTGTAAGTTCCGCCTCACTTGCAAGAAGTGTGATCATCAAGGTGTAGCCGAGGTTCGTGATCAGTCGCTCTCCACAACATTCGGATCGCGTTTGATCCTCTGGAACCCAGAGGACATTGACATTCAGTACAACGATCTCACCGGAGAGACCGTGTACTACTACACGCTCCCTGCGCATCTGAAGAGCGCCATTCGGGTCGGACGACGAGAAGTAGTCGACCGTTCTCCGCAGGTGTACATCGATGCGGTTCGTCTCAATAAGTCGGTCGTCCTCGATGCTGACAACGTCTACCATCTCCGAAGGCCTTCGATCTTCACAGGTCGTTTGAACCGAGGATGGGGCACACCGCTTCTCATGCCGGTGCTGAAGGACACCTTCTATCTTCAGCTCATGAAGAAGGCGCAAGAGGCTGTGCTGCTCGAGCGCATGCTTCCTCTGAACGTCATATCCCCCGCCTCCGCAGCTCCAGGAGTGAATCCTTACGAGCTCACTAACCTGGATGATTGGCGAACTCACGTCATGGGGGAGATCATGAAGTGGCGGCGTGATCCTCTCTACATCCCGGTCATGCCTCTGCCGCTCAATCACCAGGTCATCGGAGGGGATGGTCGAGCGTTGTTGCTCAACAACGAGATGCGTCAGATCTCGGATGTCATTGTGGCCGGGATCGGGTGCCCACCAGAGCTTGTCTACGGCGGGCTCTCTTGGTCGGGCTCCAACGTCAGTCTCCGGATCCTCGAGAACCAGTTTCTTAGGTACCTGTCCGGCATGCTGCGCTTTATCAAGGTCTTCCTCATTCGACGAACCGCGGCGCACCTCGGTTGGCCGGCGGTGGATGCGCGGTTCAAGCCGTTCAAGATGGCTGACGATATCCAGCGCAAAGCGTTCATGCTGCAGGCCAATCAAGCGAAGTTGGTCAGCGACACGACTATGCGTGAAGAGATGGATCTCAGCCCGGATGGGGAAGATTCGCTCTTGAAGAGTGAGGTCAAGCGCCGTCTCGAGAGTATGGAAGAGCAGCAAATGGCCGAGGCCCAGATCGCCGGCAAAGCCAGTGTGCTCTCTGCGAAGTACGAGGCTCGTGCTCAGATGGCTCTGGCCGAAGAGCAGCAACAGATGAGTCAGGGAAGTTACGGTTCGGCTCAGGGCGAACCAGGCGCCGGCACAGCCGAGGCTCCGGTGTCTCCGGCACAGCCGGATGCAGCTCAGGGCGGATTCGCGCAGATGCTGCAGCGCCTACAACAGGTTTCTCCAGACAGCCAGCAGGCGATCATCCAGCGCATCGCACAACAGAACCCACAGCTCGCCGAGACACTCTCCAAGCAGCTTCAGCCGGCCGCACCTTCCACAGACTCCTCTGCGGGTAAGCCCCTGCCAGAACAGCTTCCACCGCGGCGTGCAGCCAGCCCCGTGTGATAACCAGCTAAAAAGAAGGGGTGGGGAGGTCCGAAGACGTCCCCACCTCTGGCTGCACCGAGGACTTAGTCCCGGTACAACCACTGTTCAGGCCGGCTCGTCAGCACCCTGAGAAAGGTAACGAGAAAAGCCAGCGCGAACAGTGCCCACACAGCTACTCGTCCTCGCCCGAGTAGCCCAGGGATTCATCCACGCTGTCTTCGAGATCCCCGCAGGGATCGTCGAAGACCTCCTCATCGTCGTCACCCCAGCGGGCGGCTCCTTTGTGCTCTTCCATTTTGACCTCTGATCTGGGCCGCTAGATAGGCCCGGTTCCATTGCTCTTATACCTGTTGGCTTGTTCCATTTGCGTGGGGCTGGTAGAGTGAGATCAGGTTAGACAAGGAGCCGACATGGCCAGATTTGACCCCGAAGGCGGACGTAGCTCTGCCAATGACGGGGACGAGGGCGCGAGGTCGGAGAGCCGGAAGCACATGGGGGCACGTCATGTCACGGCTTGACCCGAAAGACAGCTTTGCGGCACTGAAGGAAGGGGTGAAGACGTCGATCAGTAGCACCTTCCCACAGGTTGGCGAAAAGAACACTCTTGATCTCGAGGACATCGAGATCACCGATGACATAAACGAGGCTGACTACACCGGGCAGAAGGACGCCAAGATCAACGGGCGAACTTGGGGCGTTCCTGTACACGCCACGATGGTGCTCAAGGACAATAAGACCGGGAAGGTTCTTGATCGGAGGCGACAGAAGATCGCCACGCTCCCAAAGGTGACCAATCGTTACTCCTACGTCGTCCAAGGATCAGAGTATCAGATCGACGGACAGTGGCGCCTTCGTCCAGGTGTCTACACGAAGGTCAAAGAGAACGGGGAGCTTGACTCGTTCTTCAACATCAAAGGGCGCCCGCTTCACGTAGGATTTGATCCTAAAGAGCGGAAGTTCAACATTCAGCATGGGGGCGCGAAGCCCCCACTCTATCCCGTCATGAAAGCTCTTGGTATCAGTGACGATACGCTGGAGAAGAAGTGGGGGAAGGATATCCTGGCTGCGAACCGGACAGATGCTCGAGGTCGGCCGCTCAAGGTCGACAAGGTGGCCATCGACTTTGCTCGTCGCATTGACCCTCGTGCAGAGGTAGAGACCTTTGAAGACGCCTCTAGGGTCATCCAGACCAACTTTGAGCAGTCGGAGCTCCACCCCGAATCGACAAAGCGCACACTTGGAAAAAAGATCGATCGCGTCACTCCCGAAGCAGTGCTTCTCTCGTCGGGAAGACTCCTGGGGGTGGCTCGAGGAACTGAGAAGCCTGATGTTCGGGATTCGCTGGTGTTCAAGGACTTCCACGGTGTGGAGGATTTCGTCGCGGAGAGGATCACTGGACACGCTCCGACGATCGCAAGGCGGGTTGGGAATAACCTGGATAAGACCGACAAGATCAAGGACATCGTCGGGCCCGACATGTACGATCGTCCGATCAAAGAATTCTTTGGGAAGGTGTCCCTGGCCAGTACACCTCCTCAGACAAATCCACTTCGAATGATCTCTGGTCAGATGAAGACCACCATTGCTGGCGAGGGTGGTGTATCTGATGCGAATCGGATCACTGATGACGCAAAGCTCGTTGACCCATCGCACTTCGGAGTCCTCGATCCTCTGCACACACCTGAGTCTGTGAGCACGGGCGTTACCCTCCAGCTCACGCTAGGAGCTCGAAAGAAGGGAACTCAGATCGTAGTACCCCTGTACGATGTCAAGTCTGGGAAGACGAAGTTGGTCGATACCGCAGAGGTTCACGACTCGATCGTCGCGCTCCCGGATGAGGTACAGAAAGTAGGGGGTGTGTACGTTCCGAAGAAGGGTAACCGGGTGTTGGCGAGCATCGCCGGAAACGACATGCGGCCCACGGCCATGAAAGATGTGAAGTACATCGTTCCCCACTCGAGTCAAATGTTCTCGCTGGCGACCAACATGGTGCCCTTCATCAACAGTGATTCTCCAAACCGCGCCACGATGGCTGGGCGCCATATGGAGCAGACGATACCCGTCGTCGACGGCGAGGTCCCGCTTGTTCAGTCCACGATCGGGGGGAAATCGTTCGACGAAATTATCGGTCGTTTTGCTTCCAGCAACGCGCCGGTGGGCGGAAAGGTAACGAAGATCACTGAAGATGCCGTCATGATGAAGTCGGATGACGGCAAGTCACATAAAATCCCGATCTACAACCACTACCCGCTCAATGACAAGAAGGGATTTATGCACAGCACACCGACGGTCCAGGTCGGTGAACAGATCAAGAAGGGTCAGCTGCTCGCAGATACGAACTTCACGAAAGGCGGAGTGTACGCCCCCGGGAAAAATCTGACCGTGGCGTACATGCCGTGGAAGGGTCTGAACTTCGAAGACGGTGTTATCGTGAGCGAAGAGGCCGCGGCGAAGATGACCTCGATGCACATGCACAAGAAGGGGCTCTCGACGCGGGATGCGACTCTTGATGGGAAGAAGAAGTACCAAGCCCACTACCCGAATCAGCTGACGAAGGAACGGGCCGAGAAGCTCGACGATGATGGCATCGTCCGTATCGGGCAGAAGGTCAAGCCGGGGGATGTGCTGATCGCAGCTCTTGGCGAGCAGGTGCTGACGACTGAGCAGCAGAAGATGCGGCTCCTCCATCGCAGTCTTGTACAACCGAAGAAGGACAAGGCTGTGACCTGGCAGGAGGACTTCGAGGGCGAGGTCGTGGGGGTGAACCGACGTGGGAAGCACGTCGATGTCCATGTAAAGACTATCGAGCCCATGGAGATCGGAGACAAGCTCGTAGGCCGCCACGGAAACAAGGCGATCGTCACTGGTATCCTCGCCAAGGGTGAGATGCCTCAGACTCAGGATGGCCGACCTGTCGAGATCCTCATGAATCCGATTGGTACTCCGGGCCGCATGAACGTCGGACAGGTACTCGAGACAGCGGCTGGGAAGCTGGCGGAACACCGGGGTTCTCCTTACAAGGTCGAGAACTTCTCCGAGGAGGACAACCTCGAATCCGTTCGTAGTCAGCTTGCGGCAGCTGGCCTCGACGATAAGGAGGATCTGATCGACCCCGGCACGGGGAAGAAGATCCCCGGGGTACAAGTCGGGAAACAGTACATCCTGAAGATGGAGCACCAGGTCGGGAAGAAAATGGCGTCTCGTGAGCGTGATGCTTATGACCAGAACATGGTCCCTCGAGGTGGTGGGAAGCACGGAGCCCAAGCTCTTGGTGGGCTCGGCGTGTACGCCATGCTGGCTCACGGCGCGCGTGAGAACCTGCGTGAGATGCAGGTGAGCAAGACCGACAAGGATCAGACGGACGAGCTGTGGACTGCCATCCAGACCGGAGAGCTCCTCCCGCCACCGAAGACGACCTTCGCCTACAATAAATTCAACGGGTACCTCAATGGAATGGGGGTGAACGTACACAAGGACGGCAACAGTCTGAACCTGATGCCGATGACGGACGCCGACGTGCTCAAGCTCTCGAACGGGGAGTTGAAGGACGCTGGGCGTGCCCTGAAGGCCAAGACGCTGAAGCCGGAAAAGGGTGGTCTCTTCGACGAGAAGATCACAGGTGGGATGGACGGGAAGAAGTGGGGCCACATCAGGCTCGCTGTACCTGTTCCGAACCCACTGTTTGAAAAGGCCGTCATGAGTCTGACAGGCCTCCGAGGACCGCAGTTCAATCGCATCATCGACGGCGACGCTGGTGTCACGGAAGATGGGAAGATTGTTGACGAGGTTGGCGTGAAGGGGGCGGTCTACGGTCCCCCGGCTGTTGGCCGTCTCCTTGATAAAGTTGATGTCACGGCAAGTCTTGCCGAGGAAGAGAGTCGTCTGCCCAAGCTGAAGGGCCAACTCTTGAACGAGTCGGCCAAGAAGGTCAAGTACCTTCGAGCGTTGAAGAAGCTGGATATGACGCCGACCGCGGCGTACATGACGCAGAACGTCCCTGTGTTGCCGCCTTCGATGCGTCCGATCTCTGTGATGGAGGACGGAAGCCTTCAGACGGACGACCTCAACGAGCTCTACAAGGGCCTAGCGATCGTGAACGCGAAGCAGAGAGAGTTTCCAGCCGGGACTCCTGAGTCGCTCAAGGCTCCTATCGCTGCGAGTGTGTACGATCATATGAAGGCGTTGACGGGTAATGGCGGGACGCTCAACGCGAAGCACCCTGGCCTTCTGGAGATAATTGCCGGGAAGAACGGGCCCAAGACGGGCTTCGTCCAGAAGACGTTGATCAAGCGAAAGCAGGATCTCTCGGCGCGCTCGACCATTGTTCCTGATCCGACTCTCGGGCTTGACGAGGCGGCCATTCCGCGGAAGGCCGCAAAGGAGATCTACAAGCCATTCATCGTCAAGGAGCTTCGAGCTATGGCCGGTACCTCACCGAACGAAGCCCGGAGGATGATTGACGAGGATGACCCTCTTGCTCGAAGAGCGCTCGAACGTGTGGTAGAGAAGCGTCCGATCATTTTGAAGAGGGATCCGGTTTTGCACCGATACGGCGTCCAGGCGTTTAAGCCCAAACTTGTGGACGGTAAGGCGATCAAAATTCACCCTCTGGTGTGCTCGGGCTACAACGCGGACTTCGATGGGGACACCATGAGCGCCTTCGTTCCGATCTCTGATAAAGCGGTCGCCGAGGCGCACAAGATGTTTCCGTCGAGCAACCTCTTCAGCCCCGCCACACACGGCGTCATGTACGCGCCATCCCACGAGCAGCAGGTGGGGTTGTTCATGGCGACCCAGGTCGGGAAGAGTACGGGCAAGAAGTTCAAGGATCTGAAGGAGGCTGAGAAGGCGTTCAATGCTGATGAGGTCGGACTCACGGATGTGGTGAGTGTTGCCGGTGCGACGACGACGCTTGGGCGATCACGAATAGATGCCCAGTTACCGACGGAGATGAGAGGCGGCAAGATCCTGACGGATCTGCAGTACAACCTTACGAAGAAAGAGCAGGGGCAGCTATTCAACGAGATGGCGCGTGGCAATCCTAAGAAGTACCCAGATCGTGTCAATAAGCTCAAGGATATCGGGAATGACACCGCCTCTACCCAGGGGTTCAGTCTGGGGCTCGAGGACTTCAAAGTTCATAAGGAGATTCGTGATCCTATCCTTCTACATGCGGCCGCTAGATCAGCGAAGCTGGACTCGAACAAGCCTGCCGATGTCTCGAGAATAGTGGATATCTACGCTGACGCTATGGAGAAGATCGAGACCGGTGTCATGGCCAAAGCGAAGCGCGGCACGTCTCAGCTTGACCGTCTTCAGAACGCAGCGGGTATCAAGGGCGGGGGTTATCGCCAGCTCACTGCGGCCCCTGTGCTCTTTGTAGATGGAAAGGGAGACGTTGTCCCGAATCCCGTGACTCGCTCCTATGCTGAGGGGCTGTCCACAACGGCTTATTGGAGTGCAACGAGCGGCGGTCGTAAGGGCATCGTTCAGAAGGTGCAAAGCGTCTCGGAGCCAGGCTATCTCACCAAGATGATGACGAATTCTGTCATCGATCAGCTCGTCGACAAAGATGACTGCGGGACTGATCGCGGTATATCATTGTCCGTCGACGAGCCAGACGTGGTCGGTCGATATACAACAGCGGGGCTCAACCTCGGACGGGGAAAGGTGATCCCCGCGGGGACGATGCTCACACCCGACGTCCTGACAAAGATCAGGAACAGTAAGGCTTCAGCGAAGGTGGTCGTGCGCTCTCCGATGAGATGCACCCATACTCATGGCGTGTGCCAAAAGTGCATGGGGCTAAACGAAGACGGCCAGCTGAACGACTTTGGCACGAATGTCGGGGTTGCAGCTGCACAGGCTCTCGGGGAACGAGGCACACAATTAGCAATGAAGGCATTTCATTCTGGGGGTGTTTACGAGGGAAAGGGGACGAAGTCCTTGACCGGGGAGGGTCTTGATCAGGCGACGAGCATTCTGTACTTGAGACAGAAGGTGAAGGGGTCCGCGGTGCTCGCGGACATCGGGGGTAAGATTCGCAGGATCAAGAAGGATCCTGCTGGCGGTGCTCGAGTAATGATCGGAGAGAACGAGGTCTATGTTCCCTCCGATCGGAAGATGCTCAAGAATATCCGTGTGGGCGAGACTGTGAAGCGCGGAGATCAGCTGACGTCCGGACCTGTGAACCCACACGAGCTTCTACCACTAACGAACGTGAACAAGGTGCAGGGACATCTAGCAGGGGAACTGCACAGCATCTACGGTAGTCAGGGTATCCGGCGTCGTAACTCTGAGGTGCTGGTACGCGCGATCTCAAGTGTGACGAAGGTGGAAGACTCCGGTGGCCACCCAGATCTGCTTCGGGGGGATTTTGCCAACACGGCGATGATCCAGGACTGGAATAAGAAGCACAAGGACGCGGCTCCGGTTCGTCATGTGCCGGTCCTTCGGGGTGTCAAACAGGTGCCACTCGATGTTCAAGAGGATTGGATGGCGCGGCTGAATCACCAGAACCTGAAGTCCACGGTGATCGAAGCGGCACAGCAGGGGTGGTCCTCTGATCTTCATGGTACAAACCCCGTACCCTCGCTTGTGTATGGTGTAGAATTCGGGAAGGGCACGAAGGAAAAGCCCTGGAGGTACTGAGATGATCGACTCGATCAACACGGTTCGCTACGACGCATTCTTTGATGAACTCGGGCAGATCGAGAAGAGAGCAATGTTGACCAGGGTCGCGGCTCTCAGTCCGGGCTTTGTTTCGCAAGTCGTTCGTGGCGGGAGGCAAATCCTCACCAAGCCCGGAAACGCGGTCAAGGCCGTCCGTACTGCCTACGGTCGTGGATCACGAGTTGCCGCACAAGCTGGAGGTGGTCGACTCTCACAGCTTGGCGGTGGTCTGGAGCGCGTGTGGAAAACCCCACAGGGCAAGGCAGCGGTGGTCGGCGCTGGCGCTCTTGCGGGTGGAGCCGGGCTGGTCGGTACCGGGGCTGTATTGGGCCGAGCTACCGCATAGAGGAACATGCCGGGAGCACACTCCAATTCCCAGGTCCAACGTGGGGTCAACGCCGTTCTCATCGAGACGGGGCAGATCATCAACGTGGATATTGATCACTGGACGGTGGATGTTCGCACGAAGCACACCTACAGGTTGCTGCTCGATCTCCAAGTAGGGGCTTCGTACCTGCACTTCCACTCTGGAGAAGGCATCTTCGTCATGCCAGAGGTGGGGGCGCTCGTGAAGGTCTGCATGCCGAGTGACGATACGCCCTTCGTTCTCTGCTTCGTCACGGCCTTCGAACGTGCTGCTGCCGCTGGTGCTCCAACGCAGGCAGGCGATGTGCCCGACGAGGAGGGTGGAGAAGAAAACGAGGTCACCTTCCGAGCTGGCCGCCCCAGGATACAGCAGGGCGACATCATGCTTCGCACCCGGGATGGCAACCAGCTATGGCTCCGACGAGGTGGAGTTGTCGAGATCGGCGCGGGGCCCATGGCGAAGAGGGTGTACATCCCGATCACAAATATGCTTCGCGACGTCTTTGAGAACTACGAAGCTCTCTCCACTGCCGGCGAGATGCGATGGACGACGACGCGCTCTGATAGTGATCCGTCTGGAGAGGCGCAAGCGATCTTTACACTTGCGGCTCGTGATCATGCCCAGGACGAGAACACGACCGTCCTTGTGTCGGCCGGTCATGTGGATGATACGACTCGTCTTCGGTGTGTCGTTGCCCCAGACGCCATTGACTCGAGAACTGGTGAGGTCACGGGCAGCGCCGTGTATGAGTTCACTGTCAACGACGACGGTGATGTCGAGGTCACTGTGGCCGGGGACGTCACTGTCGAGGTCGAGGGCGCGGTCGACGTGACTGTGAGTGGGGATGGGCAGCTCACGTTCGGCAACCTGACAGAGACGGTCAACGGGGACCTGACCCATCGAGTGAGCGGTGGCCACAGTTTGACCGCCAACAGCAGTCGGGAAAGATTGAGCGGGACGAAGATCATTGATGCCCCCATGACCCAGATCGGTGGGAGCAAGCCGGTTATGCTGATGACAGGAGCAATGAGCGCGTTTCTTTACCATACGCACACTGTCGTCGGGGGCGTAACCAGCACTCCACTTCCTGCGGTCTCCCCGGATGACGTCGCAGCTACAAAATTGAGGAGTGGGTGATGGCGCTCAATGAAGCGGTTCTGGCTAACCTGATCGCTGACATCTATCATCTAGAGATGGTGGCTGCCTTCCCTACGGTGGTCAAAGGTGTTGAGGTCATCGAGGTCCCGCGAGAAGATGGGACGATGAGCTACGATGTGACACTGGTTCGAGGCCCGAATGAGCCAGACGAAGCGAGTATCCGCCCGATGGCCAATGCTATCGCACAAGCAGTGATTCGGCACATCAAGGCCCATGCAGAGGTGAATGACACTGATGCCGGCGCCGGAGGTAGTTGGAGGATTTTATGACTGCACTTTACCTGGATACAACGCCGCCGCCGGTTGACATGCCGAAGGTGGCCGCGGAAGCTCGACTCTCCGACTCTGCGGACTCGTGGCCCCGAGAGGTGCACAAGGAACTCTTGAGAGAGTGTCCGTACCTCGGAGCCTACGACGTGTCCCCACAGCTGACGAAGGTGGACGCAGAGCAGGGGTATGGTCTGGGTTTCGTCCGTGTGAGCAGTAAGTCGGCGACCATGCCGCTCGGACCCGGGTCCGATGCGGTGATGAAGTCGCAAGGTGTTCGCGCGATCCGAGTTCCCGTCATCATCAAGAACAAGAAACTCCAACCGATGGACGTGTTCTTGGGGGACAAGGGTATCTACCCGATGTCGGATGTCCGAGTCCGTGCGGCGCTCTTTCGTCCCCAGGTTTTTGACTCCGTGAAGAGCGGGCCTGGGGATACGTCGATATACGATCAGCTCTACCCGCCGTCGAGTCGGCAATCCGGAGGTGGTGGCGGGCAGGTCAGTTCTGTTTCGCAGACAAAGCTCGGATCAACGAAGCCGACTTTCCTGTTGGAGGCCATCTCCTCAACCATCACCGCGGACGACGTGGCGCGGATCAAGCTGGCGATGTCAGAAGATCCGCAGCTCGTGCGCGCGTTGGTGCATAACGACTCGACGCGCCCTTTCATTGAGACCATCGTATCGTTGACACCGGTGACGACACAGGACGTCACCAAAGTCGCTTCGATGATCGCGCGTCCTACTATCTTCCAGGTGGAGAGGCTCAACGATTCTTACCTGCTGAAGACAGCTGACGACACGGCATTTGATCCGCAGGTCACCGAGGTCGATCGGAACACGGCGGTGGAGATCGCTGGAAAAGATCTGGTCGAGCAAGCGGACAACTTCGGCGCCGGTACGGTCACCATGAACCCCGTCGTTCACGATGACAGCATCGAGGATGAAGAAATCGGCCCGATCACGTCCTTTGGCGAGTATCGAGTCAAGACGCCTGACGGTCAGGAATATCTGGGCTGGGTCTTCCCTACCGTCCTCGACTTTGACGGCACATCGCTTCCGTTCATGCTCTTCACGAACGGGGCCGTGTCCGCCATTCAGGAATCCATCGTCGGGAGCTTCGTCGGGAAAGGGGTCAACATCATCCGAGGGAAGCCGGAAGGCTATGGCTTCTTCTACCGGGTCACGACAAGTGGTGGGGTCATCGCTTTCCAGCCGCTCGAGATCGCCAGTAGTTTCTCAGACGAGTCCGGTTCCGGGTTCCTCGGTGAGACGATGATGGCCGAGCCCGTGAAGATCGTGTTCAGTGCGGAAGTTCATGCCCCTGTTCATTTGGAAGGCACCACCTATGTTCTTCCATCGGATGTACGATGGGCACCTCTCGGGAAGAAGATGACGACGAAGCTGATCAGGGATGCCACGGAGTTCATCAAGACCGCCATGGTGCGGGCCTCGATGAACATGGTCCGTGTCATCTCTGACGGGCACACCTGGTCTTTCAATGGCCCGCCGCTCGAGAAGGTAGCGTATCGGTGGCGCGAGGGTCTCGGCGGCGCTGACGCAGCTTTCATGGCCAGTGCGCTCGGGATGTCCAATGAGCTCGCCCTGAAGACGCTCATCAAGTCAGCTCGTGAGCGCGATGCCGTGTTCGTCCCGAACTGCCGAGCCATTGGTTCGCCAGGTGTAAAGCTGGCTGCGGCTCGTCAGAGGGCCAAGAGTTTGTGGGACGCCGTGCCCCGTCGCCGATCTCTGTTGAAGGAGGCGGCAGCGCTGGATGACGTGACGACCATCGACAAGATTCTCAGCCTCGGTTTTATCAGCCCCGAGAATGCGCAGATCTTCGTGAGTTGGCTTCCGGACCTCGAGGAGGCACTCCAGAAGCTGGCTTCATTGCTGCTCGCCGCCCGTCTTGGGCAAGAGGATATCCCCGAACAAGCCTCCAAGAGTGCGATGCTTCAGCTCGAAGAGGTGATCATGGGCTTGAAGAAGCTCATGTTCCGGAAGGACGGAAAATGATCCAAACATTCACGAGAGAGGAATATCTGTACGCACTGGAGAAGACGGCCAAGGGATCTGTGCGAGACGTTGGTAGGGTTCAGAAGTTTCTGAAGAGCATCGTTGGAACGCGTCCGTCCCAGGCCAACCCACTCAGCCCCGGAAGGGGTCTCATGGGCTTCGTGGGCCGCCGGGCAAAGACAATGTGAAGTGAGGTATGGTTCGACATCCAGCAACCTATTGGGCGAAATTCTATCTGTCCCGCCGCACGCACAGCTATGAGCAGATAGAGGGTCTGCTCACGTGCTATAACCTCCCTGGGTTTTCTGTAGACGATCTGCAAGAGCTCGATGCCTCCATGCAATACCCTCGGGTGTTTCGCCCACAGTTGAGAAATGATCGTACGAGTCAGCGGTTCATCCGCCAGGAGCAGATCTTCGAAGCGTGGCATCCGTGTGCGGACATGAAGGCCGCGATAGCGATCCTCGATGATCACACACTTCGTCAGCACATAGAGACATTGATCCTGTCACCCGTGCGTCCTGAGCAAGCAGTGAGGAAGTTGGCAGAGAGGCTCAAGGTCAATCTCACCGTGCGATCCTACGAGTTCTTTCGCCATTACTTCTGGAACCCCCGGCTCCTGACCTCGACTGAGTGGGGGAGATTTATCCGCGAGCGCGAGAGCACGAACCAGGAGTGGCTCCAGCTCGCGAACAGCACGGACGGACCCGAGGGTGTGAAGCTCCTTCTGTGGAAGACCGGGCTGGGTGGCATATCGAAGATTGATTCGAATCAAGGGTTCGCCCGGGCGAAGGCCGTAGCTTTCCTCATGCTCGAGCAGCTCTACATGGATGCGCCATCCCCAGCTCACTCAAAGATGTTCCTGAGCTACCTTCAAGCTGCGAAGATGGCGCAGGAGGGAGAGGACGAGAGCGCAAACGCTGTTCAGGATATCGTGCAGGCGTTCAAGTCGTTCAAGCTGCGAACACAGATCGTGAAGACCAAGACTGTGAAGCAGCTCACCGAGGGAAACTTTTCACCTCCGGAGATCGTGAACGACGACGATGAAGGGATGGTGTACTGATGTTCAATGAACCGATTGAGCAGGTCAGTTCCGCAAACACGGGGGCTATCATTTTGACACCGGTCGACCTCACCCTGTTCACTGCTGAGTATGTTTCCCGTGTGCCTGATCTGATCATACACATTGGCCGGAAGGGTGAGCTCTTGTGGCGTCGACGTGATGCACAGCTCATCTGGGACGCCATGGTAGAAACTTTCCGCTTGCAAGATCGAGAGGATCGTCTCCGTGTCGAGTTCGTTCCAGAGGCCTACGGGTGGTGTGTCATCGTCTTCGGGGTCGCGGCGATCATGCCCCCTTCGGATAAGATGATCATGAACTCGCTGTTGCGATTTGAGGAGATGTACCATGCCAGCCTGGATTCATAGCCGTGCTGAGAAGATGACCGGCGACATGGAGAAAACCTACGGCCCGGAAAAGGCCAAGCAGGTTGCGTTTGCTGTCGCGACCCAACAGGCACACCGGCTGGGTAAGAGCCCTAAGACTTTCAGAAGCAAGGTCACCGGAAAAAAGGAACGCTTCGGTACTCCAGAGGCCAAGAGAGAGGCCAAGCAAAAGTTCGACAAGCCGCTCAAGGAGTACAAGAAGACAGCCTCTGCGGCCGTGTTCGCCGGGTTCACCGACGAGCTCATAAAGATCATAACCAGCTAAGGAAAAAGCCAGGATAGGATTCCCGAACGGGGTCCTGGCTCAGACTTCGATGTAGTTGACTTTCGCCTCCGCTTGCTGGATGAACCGGAGCGCCCACCCGGGGGCCTCTATCACCTGGACATATTGCGCGTCCAGGGTACCACCCGTTGATATCGTTTCGACGACTATTCTCGCCGATTCGAGGTAGTACGCGACGTCCAGAGCTCCACCTATCTTCTCGATGGTGAAGCACCGGTTCAGTCCAGCTCGACTCAGGATCCAGGTCCTGGCACCGAACGGTCCTGGCCCCCCGCATGGCCGGAGTCTCCAGCCGCGGCGGGCCGGTTCGGTCGCGGTCGTATGGCCGCTCCCAGCCCATGGGGTGGAGCGGTGCCAGGCTTCTGCCGTGAATTTTGACAAATTTAGCATGTGATCTCCTTTCAGGGCAACATAAGTCACCCGAGTTCACATAATTCTTATCCCTGTTTTTGCTCGTGTTTTGCGGATCGCCCTACTCGATATCGACGTTGAGCCCCGGCTCACACACTTCTGGTTTTGATCGAGGAGGTTGTAGGAAGACCCACATCTCTGCGACCCCCTCTCCGATCCATCCCCAGTCACAGTAGTCGTGCTTTCCGCCAACCTTGGTCTCAACCAGAGGAGGATCCGCCTTTGCCCGACGAGCCGCATTCGCGATGAGATCCATTATCCGCTTCCCTTGATCATGCGGGAGCTGGGCTTGGGCCTGCGGCAATCCTTTGTGGTAGGCGCAGACGTAGGCGCAGCGCAAGCATCGGCCGTGCTTCTCGTTGTCTTGGAGCTCCTTTCCTCCCACGGTCATGATGAACAGGTCCGAGAAGGTGTTCCCTATCTGCTTCATGATCGTGTCGAGCCACGCATATCGTCTACTCTCTTCAGCCATTGTCTTCCTTTCTCATCTAGGAGGACGAACGCGCGTAGGCTTCGCGTCTCGCCCATCACTTCCTTCAGGGTTGTGTCAACCGCGGCTCGAAGTTCCTTTCGCGGCTTTGTCGAAAAATGGGTCAGTCTGTTGGGGGCATCGACGCGCACGATGAAGCTGCTCATGTCGTTCTTTGTAATCAGGGCTCCGAGATTATCGGGGCCCCACCAGATGAGCAGCTTTCCCTTGTCGATCCATATGAACCCTTCCTCCTTCATCAGCTTGGCGACGAGTGCTTTTTTGATCATCTTCATCTACCTCCAACCCTCCTTAGCTAGATAGTGACATCTGTCTGCCTCTTATACCTTGTTTCTGCTATAGTCTGATCATGTCTTTCGACAGTCTATCGTCCCCCGCCTCGAGCAGTTCTTTCTACGCCGGGATTGATGCCTACCTTGATTCTCTCCAGGCGCTCGAGGGTGGAGAGGATCGTGTCTTCGAAGATGAGATCGACGCCCTCCTATGGGAGGCTGACCAGGCAGCTCGAAGGGAAGAGGAGGAGATCGAGGAGGTGCTCTTCGGTATAGAGGAGAGCGCTGCGTCATTGGAGAACGTGGTGAGCCCGTCGGAGTTCACTCAGTTCGCGATCAAGTTACCTGTTGAGGGGGATTATCTTCCGTTCTCTTTCGATGGCCGTCGTTATCTGAAAGAGCCATACGATACGGCCGCGCGCCGTACGCTGCTCAAATGTTCGAGACAGACCGAAAAGTCGACCATGCTAGGTAACAAGAGCCTGGCCTACTGTGGGATCAACGTCGCTTTCAAGGTGCTCTATGTCAGCGCCACGGCGACACAGGCCCAGGTTTTCTCGGTGGATCGGCTCAAGGACCCCATTGAGACCTCTCCAGAGTTGAGCTTCCTCGTCGATTCCGGGCTCAGTCAGAACGTACTGTTCAAACAGTTCCGAAACCGATCACAGATCAGGATCAGGTACGCTTTCCTTCACGCTGACAGGACACGAGGCATTCCTGCGGATCTGATTCTAATAGATGAGATTCAAGATATAATCTTTTCTAACGTTCCGATCATCGAGCAGTGCGCCAGCCACTCTCCGTGGAAGCTCTACTGTTACAGCGGCACACCGAAGAGTCTGGACAACACCATCGAGGTTTATTGGTCGGAGCACTCGACACAGAACGAGTGGGCTGTGCCGTGCGACCGTCACTCTCCCTACTTCTGGAATATCCTCGGTCGCCAGAACATCGGAAAGAAGGGGCCCATCTGCTCGAAGTGTGGTGCCCCGATCAACCCGGCACATCCGGACGCTCAATGGGTGAGTTTCCAGCCGATCACCAAGGACAACCATGAGCGCGTCACGTTCGAGGGATACCGGATCAATCAGTTGATGGTGCCCTGGATCATCAACGATCAAGAGGCGTGGCACGACAGTATTCTCTTCCCGCTCGAGAACTATGGGTCAGCTCAGTTCAATAATGAAGTCCTCGGTCTTTCCTTCGATAGCGGGCAGCGCCCCCTCACCCAGAGGATGGTCGCCGTGTGCTGTCAGGGGGACATACACTTCAACGATATAGAAAAGAACGTGCTGAGGTGCCACCAACATGGTGGCGTCGCGGTTGGGATCGATTGGGGAAGCGGCGAGAGGGAATCTTACACAGTCCTCTCGCTCGGCGGATACATGGGCGGTGAGTTCCAGATTTTCTTCTGTCATCGGTTTGTCGCTGAGGATCTCAACGTCCAGCTTCAGATGCTGAAGATCGCCAAGCTCCTGACCGATATCAACTTCACGATCTGCGGGACGGACTATGGTGGCGGGTTTGATCGCAACGATTGGTTGATCCGAAACTTCGGTCCTCGAAAGATCGTTCGCTACCAGTACGCCTCCAACCCGAAGAAGAAAGTGAAGTGGGAACCGGAGCTTGGCCGCTTCATCCTGCACCGTACCGAGATCATGAGTGACATCTTCAACGCCATTCGTCGAAGGAAGATCTGGTTCCCGCAGTTCGAAGAGTTCAGAGTGCTTCACGGTGCCGACATGCTGAACATCTTCAGCGAGTACAACATGAAGACGCACATGACGCAGTATCAGGTGTCGCCCGGTAAGTCCGACGATACCTTCCACTCCGTCCTGTATTGTGTCCTGGCCTCCATGTTCTTCAAGCCGCGTCCTGATCTGATCATTCCAACGAAGCCTGGTCATGTGGACTTCACCCCTGATCTTACAGCATGACCAGCTAAAAGAACCGCCCGCTGCAGAATTGCAGGGGCGGTCACGCGGCAGGCTACGGGGCGGGATGCTGCGCGAGTTGGGCCCTGGCCTGTGCCAGTTCGGCGCGCATGCGGTTGAAATCCGCTTGAGAGATCCCGGCTTCAACCGCATTCTGGAGCAGCTCCTGGATCTGGCTCAGCTGGGCAGGAGTAACGACCGGAGCTGCCGGAGCTGCCGGAGCCGGGGGTGTCGCCGGGGTGCTGGCTTGCGCTGCCTTCACCGCCGCAGCGATCTGCTCCATCACCGTCAGCTCTTTGGTCGTGGAGACGGCGGGCCTTGTCGCGTACGCGATCAGCGATCGCGTACGTCCCTCCAGCCGACGCAGGCCTTGCGCCTGCACTTCGTGGAGACGGTGAGCTTCATACGTTGCCACCGTCCCTCCGACGGCTGCCCCAGCTACCCCGCCTACGACCAAGCTGGCCGTCATCGGGGTCCCGGCCAGCTGGGAGACGACGGCCCCGCCGCCGACTCCCACTGCCCCGCCCAGGACTACGCCGGCCACTATCAGGCCGGCTTCGTCCTTGCTCGACTCCCAGACGCTCTGGGAGAAGAGCTTCTCAGCGTCAAATTCTTCTTCTTCTTTCTCGTACATTTTTCCTCCTGCAGGAAGGTTTAGCGGAGCACCTAAGTGCTCCTTCAACTATTATCCTTATCACCATAAAGATGTTGGTTTTGCACGATTTATGTGATCTTAGTTGGGTAGCGGGCGGGTGACTTTGAGTTGTCTGAGGATGTCGTCGAAGCCCTCTATGTCCGCGGACGCGAGTCGTTCCATGAGGTTACGACTCGGAGTGAGCTGGGCTTCGTACTCGATGAACAAGATGGCGAGTTCTTTTACGTTCCTTCGCGCGTGCACGAGGATGTCGCGCAAGCGTTGGAGGTCCAGGTCGGTGTCGAGGTCTTTGCGCTTGCGGATGAAGTGACTCATGCGCAGCGCGAGATCCAAGAAGACCTTCCATGAATCCCCGACGCAACGTAGGTTGTTGAGCCGGTCGATCTCCTCTTCGGTAAGCCGCATCAGCATCTCGCACAGGGAGAACATTCGCGACACGGGCCAGTCATCTTGACGAAGCTCGAGCTCGACGTTGCTGTAGAGACTCGACAGTTCGTCGTCTGTCATGGACGGGAAGCGGGCCGAGCCAAGATCGTTTACTTGGTAGAGAAGATCGAGGGCGGATTCGAGTCGGTCGACTCTGTTCTCCAGGAACTTGAGCCGTTTGACAAGCTCTCCTGATCTGATCTCCCCGACGAGCCCATCGCGCAGTACCTCTTCGACGTCTGATCGTCGGACGAGGATCACGCCTCCCCGTTCTGTCCTTCTGATCAATCCCTCGGCCCAGAGTTGTGTTACCCGATCCTCTGTTGTATCGAGGAGCTCGGCAGCTTCCGAAACCGTTATGAGTTGGCTGTTGCTTTCCATAGGATCATTGCTGTGCTACGTTGATATTAGCAAAGGACCGGGTCTGACGCCCATAGAGAATAGGACGGGGCTTATGGAGACACCAGGATACGCGGTGGGCCAATCGTCTGGCGTTGATCCCGAGCGCCTTCGACTTCTAGGAAAACGCGCGAGCGCGATCCACACGGAGTCGGGTCGGCCTCTGACCGAATCTGTCGTTGAGATTCTCGGTCCGGAGATGGGTTTGACGCCTGAGCACGTGCGCCGGGTCACAGAGCATGCCAACAACCATATGTTCGAGCAGGCGTTCGCGAAGAGCACCGGAGATCACAGAGTGATCAACTTTGAAGGTGGGCCAGCAGATTCGGCTCTTATTCTTCAGGAGTTGAAGTCAAGAGGTCGGGAGGATGTCATGAAGACCGCATCCCGCAAGATCATGAAACCTAACGAACTGTTCGTTCCGGGAGCGGACGGTTTGAACTATCATCAGATGGAGAAAACAGCCTCGCCCCGTATCGAAGATCCATGGCTCAACCCGCATCGAGAGCTCTTCGAACTGCGTGAGAAGCTGAAGACCGCACAGAGCGAGCTCTCCTCTCGGATGTTCGGTCTCCAGACTCGGTACGATGCCGCTGTCCGTAGCATGCGGAAGGAAGCTCGAGCTGTGGTCATGGAGGGGTACTCTCCCGTAGAGGTGTCCCGGGTGTATCTTGAGCGTGCTTCGAAGCCGGCGATGGCAAAGCTGGCGCTGAAGTTGGCCGCCGAAGGCGTTGATGATCTGCCGGCCGTCTCCATGACGAAGAAGGCCTCGGCTTTCGCGAACCGAACTGTGAACCCTGAGCACCCGCTTTGCACGAGCTTTGATACGTTCGCCAAAGTCGCTGAAGAGTTCTACGGGACCGCGGCGGCTGTCGAGAACATCAAGGTGCAGCTCGGGCGCGTGAATGCTGAGGTTCGAAGGGTCATCCAATGATCTTGAAGATCGGAGCAGAGCTCGCCGGCGCCGAGATGCTTGTTCGGATCATCATGGAAAACGGCGTTGGTGATCTGGGCAAGACAGCTTCGGTGTACGGAGAGATCGGGGCTGCAACAAAAGGGCTCGGCTCCGGAGTTCAGTCGGTCCTTAGCAAGATCCCGAAGGTCGGACCGGCGTTAGGGACAGCAGGAAATCTTGCTGTTCGTGCCGCACCCTGGGCAGCGGGGGCATACGGTGCATCCGAGTTGGAGAAAGCTGTCGGCAGTCCCGTTCGTCGACTCGTTCGCCGGAAGACCGATGAGCACAACTATCGGCAGGCCCAGGGTCGTGCACACTGGAATCCTCAACGAGGGGTGATGATCTGATGAACCCAGTAGATCAGTTCTTAGCAAATGAAGGTCACGAAAAGTCGGCAGGGTTCGAATCCTTCATGAAGGGAACTTACGGACCGTTGGCGGCGGGCTTGGGTACAGCTATCGTCGCGCCTATCGCGCTCGCTGCGGCGCAGGATGGCTACAACCAAGTCAAGGGCATGATCAACAAGAGTCGAAACTTCAAAGCCATGCTCGAGTACAATCCGAGTATCAAGAAGCTGCCAGACCAAAAGGTCAAAGCGCTCTTCGGGACCCTGCACAACGTGGCTCCTGATCTCGCAAGGGATCCTGTCGTGGCGAGCTCGTGGGTCACGCGCATGTACGACAAGGATGAATACGTCGATCCGAAAACAATCTCTGATCTCGCCGCCGCGCAAAGCCGCATGCCTCGAGGCACGGAGCTTCCCATCCAGGCCATGTCCAGCGGGATCATGTCGAGTGTTTCAGACTATGGTCGCGACGTCGGCCGTCGTGAGCTCGACACGAGTACCCTGGAGAAGAATAGGGCTCAGACGGAAAAAGCCCGATGGGATATGACGCAACCTAGAAAAACGCCATGATCACGAAGCAATGCCAGTTCTCTGGGCGCGATGAGAGGGGTGAGTATATTCACCTTCTCCGAGCCGGGTATGACAACGAGCAGCTGGTCAAGACAGCTGCAGCGAGTCCACCCCAGCTCGCCCGCATTCGCGCTTTCATGAAGGACCGGCCGCGCACTCCTGATCGAATCTACACGCTCATCAGCGCTCTCGGAGCTGGAGAGTTCTGGGGTTCGAACAGCAACGCTGACTACTTCGGCGTGGAGCCCCTGCTGCACACGCCCCCCAGTTGGGACGCTATGCCGCTCGAGCAGCAGCGCTTGGTCGGGGCTCGGTGGGAGTGGGGCTACCCCACCTTCTACAACGCACATGCCTTTGCCCATCATGTGAACAAGGATCCGAACAGGGCGTTTGGGTTCATCGAATATGCCATGTGGGACTCAGCCATGAAGCGAGTCCTACTGACCGTGGCGTACGATCGAGCTCGTGCGCGCCAGTTTGGATCTATCGGAGTGCTGGACCGAATTGAAAACGGAGAGTTCCCCTCGGTCAGTATGGGGACACGTGTCCCGTTTGACTGCTGCAGTATCTGCTGTAATCTCGATGCTCTTCGTCCTTATTTGGCCACGCCCCAGAAGATTGTGGCCATGCACCGACAGAACCCCATCAGGGGTCTGAGCACAGACGAAAAAAAGTACTGTGTCCATCTGAGGACCGAGCTCAACAAGATTTATCCTGATGGCCGTAAGGTCATGATGCTCAACCTCCACCCCCGGTTCTTCGACCTCTCGGTGGTGTTCATCGGGGCGGACAAGACTTCCTACATCCTGGCCAAGCTCGCGAATGAGTGTCCGATTCAGCCCGGTCAAAAATCATGCTCAAACTGTTCTCACACCGAGTGCGTACCCTCTGCCCACGTGCATGAGGTCTGGAGTCGGAAGATGGAGAAGACTGCGGAGTGTACCGCGGCATCACCCAAAGGCCAGACGACACGAGAGTTGGCAAAGCATTATGCTGGTCAGATCAGGGGTGCGGTGGTAGCTGCCCGTCAGGAGAAGCGAGCCAACATCGACTTCAATGATGTTGATCCGCAAACTGAACGGGAGATCAATACCTACCTCATGAAGCAGAGGACCAAGCTGGGTGCGATTCCAAAGGGTGCGGAGATCACCAAGCACGTTGCATCCAGCTTTCGTAGGAATCTTCCGACGCTCACAAGTCACGAACCTGATCTTCCTGAAGAGGTTCAGAATCGGATGTCTGAGAATCCGAGAGATTCTCTCAGGACTGCCGGCTCCATGGGCATTGTGCTCAAGCCGCATGAGTTTCAGCGTATGATGATCCGTAATCTCGGACGTCCCGAGCTGGCAGATGATCTTGATTCGAAGGGGTTGACGTTCCGCCCCGGCGCAGAGCCCAGTGATTTTCGTCTCGGGGATTCGATCGTACCGAAGATCCTCGAAGCCCTTCTCCCGCTCATGCGCGGAAGGAGTGCGATGACGCCGGCCCTTGGTCAGCGTACGATCATCATCATCAAGAGTTCAGCAGCTCCGCAGGATACCCCGAGATGTCTGGATGATCCTTTCTTGGACAAGATCAGTAGCGACTACACAGCGTATCGACGCGCTCTGTTGTACAACGCACCTGGACTGATTCGGGAGTCGATTTTTACCCGACCGAAGGTCGCGTCAGCCCTCTACCATGATCAAATTTTGGATCCTGGACTTGCGAAGATCGGGGGCGATGTGATGGAATCAATGATTGGAATGCTATCCTCAATTTACATGAACGAGGCTCACATGGAGAAACCGGTCTCGATGTACGTGAGGGAGCACTCCAGCCTGGCAGGTCTGGAGAAGGCTTCAGGCTTTGCATTGCTAGGCGGGGTAGCGTAGGGCCTCGAGGTCCCGGGATCGTTCGACCTTGCCGGTGTAGGTGTCACCAAACCGAAAGGGAAGAGAGACAAAATGGACGACTTTCTTGCGAATTACTACGGAACAGGGACCGGAGCAGCCGAAACCACCAACGACGAGATCGAGAAGCTGGCGCAGCTCACCCTCCTGGCTCAGGAGGCTGAGGAGCAAGGCATCGATCTCGGTCAGTTCACCGAGGAAGAGATCATGAAGGTCGCCTCCGAGCGCTACGGTGGCGGCGAAGCTCAACCCGAGTACGACCTCGAGAAAGAGGCCGCGGCCAAGTTCGAAGAGGCCGACTTCCTCGGCCGTGTCATGGCGCACAGCATGGTGCAAGAGCTGGGTGAGATCGAGAAGCAGGCCAACTGGGCCGGGGATCTCGCGCGCAAGGGGTGGGCGGCCACCAAGGCAGCTCCGGGCAAGGCGTATGGGAGTACCCTCGGAGCCGTTGGTGGGAAAGCTGAAGAAGCCGTCGCCAAGAGTCTCCGTGAGGGTGGCAAGGGCAAGACATTCAAGTCCCTCATCCATCGTCTTGGTGGGGGCAAGGGCCTCAAGAGCGGAGACACCTATCGAAAAGGCTCCGAGCGCCTGGCTCGCGGTGCCAACATCGCCGCTCAGGTCGGTACCGGTGCTGCTGCTGCCGGCGCTGCCGGGGGTCTCGGCTACGGCGGCTACCGGGGCGTCAAGGCTCTGAGAGACAAGAAGTCCGCCGACTCGGCCTTCGAGCAGGTCGTCATGCAGCGGGCATACGATCACCTGGCATCGGGCGGCTACGACGCGGACGCTTTCTTCGGTGTCGGGCAGGAGAAGACGGCCGCCGACGAGTTCGAAGCCACCGTGGATCGCGCTGCCCTCGAGTTCCTCGAGGCCAACGGTGTTCCCATCGCGTGGAACGAGTAGGTCGGGAGTAGGCGGATGATCGGAGCGGTAACCATGACGGCAATGGCGGATGAGATGTTGAAGATCTCAGCAGTTTCAGCGCCATCCGTCGTGGCCCCTCCGGCTCCGGGTGGGCTTACAGGAGCTCTCAATGCGAAACCTGCGGCTCCTGTCAGTCCGGGAACGATCCAGGCCAAGGCGCTCAAGAGTACGAACTTGCAGAAGACAAACTACACGACGGTGAGCACAAAGCTCCCGACGCCGAACTTCAGTATGACGGCCGGGCAAAAGGCGATGACGCCACCGCCCGTCGGCTGATAACGGAGGTACCCACATGGGGTTCGATCTGAATCAAATGATCCAGCAGGCGCTCAACGAAGGTCGGGCCTCGGGGCATACGAAAATCGCCGAGGAGGTCGAAGGCGGCGCCTGCGTGAGTTGCGGCCGACCGGCTGTGGCAGATTCGAAGTACTGCCGAGAGTGCGCCGAGAAGAAAGCCAAGAAGGAGCAGCAGCAAGCTGCCCCCGGAGGCGAAGAAACGGAGAAGACTTCTTCGGAGCGCGTGGAGAAGTTGGCAGCCGCCGTCGAGTACGCCCTGTACAACCGATCTTGGATGGGTTCTGCAGGCCACGTCAAGGCAGCTGAGGGAGAGGGGGTCAACACGACTGGCCCTGCTCGCGGCCCCAACACGCTCCCAACTAACATCGCGTCTCCGACCACCGACAAGATGCCGGAGCAATTCGGCGGCGGGGCCAAGACTGTCCCGCCCGTGAAGCCGGCGCTCGAGGCGGGTGCCAGTCCGAAAGCAGCGACCAACGCTATGCAGACGGACATGAATGCCCGTCCCGGCGGACCCGGGAACTACCCAGAGGATGGAGTTCTCGTGCAGAAGACAGGGGCTGCTGCGGCCATCAAACAGGCCATGCTGAAGCGAGCGCAAGACGGCGACTCCACGACCATCACGACACCCAAGACCCAGACCCCGACGACACCTGAGGACCAACCTTCTCAGATGGCACGTCCTGCAGAGGTCACCAGCCAGGAGAAGATGATCGCCTCGAACGAAGCGGCCATCGACTTCACCAAACGAGATGCCAAGGCGGTACCGAAGAAGCGGATGGGAGAGGTTCTGGATGAACCCGCCCAGAGCAAGAGCGGAGACAGTGTGCTCCAAGATGCTCTGGGGTCGGACCTGGTGAACCAGGCTGGGGCCAAAGTGGCTTCTGCTCTGGACGCCGTGCAGAAGATCGCAAGTGAAGGTTGCCAATGCGGCGGCCAAGGAGCTTGTAACTTCTGCAAGATCGCTTCTCGAGTCGAGCAGAAGAGGCAGGGACTGGTTGGCTCCCGCGCCGTCGCTGCTCATGGTATGGGCCGGTAAGGAGGACACATGGAAAAGCTCAGCGCAGACAAAGTCCTTGCCGTCTTCGGATCGGTTCCTTCGACGCTCAGAAAGCTGGCCTCGGAGCGGGACGCGGCACAGGTCGAAAACCTGGAGCTCAAGCGTCAGCTTCGTGAACTCCGGCTGAATGAGCGTGTGGAGAAGATCGCTCAGGAGGTTCACGACAAGGGCATTCAGCAGGGCCGAACCGTGGAAGAGACGAGAGAGTTCCTGCTTCAAAAGGCTGCTGCGGGGAAGCTCGACATCATCGAGCAGGCCGTCGACATGACGTCCCGTCAAGCAAGTCTTGGAATCCTTGGGGATCTTCCCAAGGGTGGGGAGAGCTCTCTCGACGAATTCGTCGTCAGCTGAACCGGTTCTCTGGCAAGGGTGAGGTGAAAGGCTATGATTCAGACATTCAGAATCGTCGGTGAGTCGCACGCCAACCTACTCATCAGATCCTATCTCGTAGAGACGGCAGCGCTGTTGGACTTCAACAACGCCAACCCCCTCGAGATGGGCGAGTGGTTGACGATCAACGCGAGCAACCGGCTTGCGAGGGCCGCAAACCCAGGTGTCACTCCGGGACCCTTCGTGATGTACGCGGAGAAGGGCCGGTCGGATACCCAGGGTATCAGCGGCAGGGGCAAGGTCCCGATCATCATGGGCGGGGTCTATATCGGTGAGACGCTCATCTGGAATACAGGAGCGCCTCCGGTTCTCGGCGCTCGACTCGAGGTGGCGGACGTGACGTACGACGCCTTGACGAAGTCGGGACTTCAAACACACGCAGCTGGTGCGAACCCTCGGGTAGGCCACGTCCTTCGGACGGGGGCTTCCAACGGCGGTTGGCTTCAGTTCCTGTCGGTGTGGGAGTAGGAGGAGATCATGAACAACCTACCTGCAGAGGTGTGGAACGGCATGTTCCTCGACAAACTCAACACCGCGGAGGGCAAGGAGAAAGTCGCCGAGTTCGGTGGCGAATACATCCGTGACCACCTGCGTGAGGTTGCGTTCTGTCGGAACATCATTCCGCCGGTCAACGTGACAAAGAGCGACGCCCGCGCGTCGATCCACCACGATACCCTCGTGATGGTCGAGGAGATCGAGCCTCAAAGCCGCGCGATGACGCTCAACTTCCGCGGCCAACCCGATGTCCGCATCATCCGTGCCGACAGATGCGAAGTTCCCTTCTTCATGATCAGCTCCGAGCGGTTCGAGAAGTGGGAAGAAGAGCTTCTCGTCTACCGGATGAAGATCACCAAGGTGATCGAAGACAACAGCATCAAGGACATCCAGGAGATCGAGGACCGCGAGTTCTTGATCCACTGCGAGGCGGCATGCCAGGCGCTCCAACAGGAAGCCAACGGCGGCGCCGTTACGTCTTTGCATCAGACCACCATCCTCGCCGGCACCGTCGTGGAGAGCTCCATCCGCAAGGGTGCGCTCGCCCGCGTCGATGCCAACAACGACAGCTTCGTCTGGCCGCTGCAACGCCAAGACATCATCAACGGCCACAAGCTCCTGGATGGCAACCGTCTCCGCTGCGAGAAGGCTCTGCTCACCGAGTCGGACTTCGACGACGTGAACCAGTGGACAGTCGAGGACTTCGGCGACAAGCTCCAGTCCGAGACCGCCGTGGAGGGCTACAAGTACTCCACCCTGATCGGACGTGGGTTCGTCCGGACCATAAAGACGGACATCCTTCGCCCCGGGAACGTGTACTTCTTCACGTCCCCGGACTTCCTGGGCCGGTTCTACATCTTGAACCAGGTCAAGTTCTACATCGACAAGGTGGTGAACTTGATCACGTGGCAGGCGTGGGAGACCATCGCAATGGCGATCCTCAACGTCGCCGCGGTTCGAAAGATCGAGCTGTACAGCGGTGATGCCACTGCCAACGACACCGACGGTATCGTGGCGGCGGGGACTGTCACACCGGTGGCCGAGGAGGATCTCGGGGCCATGAACAACCGAGTCGCGGACGAGGTGTTCTTCCCCGCGATACACTTCTTCTAGGCCGAACTGGTCGACTGCACGCGCACAACGGGCGCGGCGTCAACGCGGCGTCGCGCCCTTTTTTTCGGAGGTAGCGATGCCCAGAATCAGCAATCCAATCATCATTCTCAGCACTGTTCGTCGTGTGCAGACACGTACGACCAGGATTCAGCAACCGACCAGGACGCCCTTCAAGCAGTATGTGTGCGGTGGTCGACACCGTCTCGTGCGGAATCAGCATGTCGTGGTCACCGAAGAAGAGATTCTTGCACACCGTCCGGAGCTCGAGAACTTGATCTCGACCGGCGTTATCGAGATCCGAGTGGGTTCTCCTGTCGGTCCCCTCTACGAGTTTGCTACACTCGTGGAGGACCCAGAGGAGGATGAAACGAATCCGGAGCCTGCTATCGCTGAACTCGAGGAGTCGGACTCCGCGGTTGAGCGGCAGGACACACCGAATTTCCGCGCCATGGCGAAGGCCAAGCTGGTGGAGTACTTGGTCGAGCACACGGGAGAAGATCCCGAGGTGCTGGCAGCTATGAAGAAATCCCAGCTGCTGGAGATCGTTGAATGAGGGTGTACAACCTTACGGATCAGAGACTCGGGCCTGGGAAACCTTTTCCGCAGGTTCTGAGGATCAGTGGATTCGAAATTCAACCCGGTGGCCACACGGATTTCCCGGACAGCTTCCCGCTCCACCGCATCTCAGGATGGATGCGCGCGATTTGGGTCAGTGTGGATCACCTTCCGACCTGGTACCAGCAAGCCAGACGGACTCCTCGGCCATCTTCGACTGTGGTTACTGACGCGCCGCTCGAAGAGGACGAGAAGCTGAAAAAGCAAAGGAAGCGGAAGAAGGATGACTAGGCTTCAGGGTCTGGATCAGCCGAATATCCCCGGCGCGACTGCCGTGTTCAACCACTTCGTGGCGCGTGTTCGGCTCTTCATGAGGGACTACGCTGAGCTCAATCGGCTTGTCGAAGGGGAGGAGAGCAACGATCGTATGATCGCTTTCGCCGTCTACGACGCCCTGAGCGATTTCAATTCGACGCCTCCGTTCATTGGGACCTATGGCTTCACCGAGTTCATGACGAACAACTGGCACCACCCTCTCATGCTCAAGACCTGCGTCTGTTTGATGGAGTCCGTGGGGATATTGCAGACGAGAAATCATCTTCCGTTTTCAGATGGCGGCCTGAACGTGTCCGTATCCGACAAGACACCGCTCCTCCAGTCCTGGATCCAGCTCTTCAACATGCGGTGGGAGCGGTTCAAATCACAGACAAAAATGGCGAAGAACATCGCGCTGCTCTTCTCTGAGCCCGGAGGGGTCTCCAGCGAGCTCTTCATCGTGAATGGGTATTGGAGCTCAGAGTACAGCTAGGAGACGAGATGGCACATTGGACTGTGAGTCAGTTTTCCCGGGAGGAGGATCTTCAAGACTTCCTCAATGGGGCTATGATCGGTAACGTGAATCTCAACACTGCAGGGGCTGACGTCGACGGCAAGACGTTTATCGTCCACAACGGTACCGGCGACAAGACGACGACCTTCGCGCCGGCCAAGGGGCGGAACTGGACCCTCAACGAGATCTTGGACGCGATCAATGCCACTATCGGTCTCGAAGGGGTGGCGACTGCCAAAGTATTCCCATCTCAGGGTGCCGGGATTGTGGCCAAGCGGAAGCTCCGCATCATGGGTGATCCGTTTCACACCATCCGGGGCAACGGTACGGCGAACGCCGAGCTCGGTTTCACTGAAGGGGCCACGCCGGCAGATGACACGATTCAGACGATCTTCGCGATGACGACGATCAACATATATGCTCTGAGCGATCCGAATACGCAGTGGATCGTTGTTCGCTACGCATAAGAGGAGGCGCAGATGTCCCTTGATGATTTTGTGACTGAGGGTACGGGCCTTCCGTGGGTAGAGGCGGCGGCCTTCTGGGTTGATCTTCATCGACCGTATAGACAACCAGTTTTGACAAAGAGCGCGGCTCTGGGGATGCTCAAGCTCGGGTACATCCGCAAGCGGGCCATAAGCGAAGAGGAAGCGATCAAGGAGCAGCAACGCGCTGCCATGACCGATCCGAACGTCGTCTCCGCTCTGGACTACCAGGAGCAGCAGGCGGAACGAGAAGAGCTGCAGATGGCCGTGCAGCAGCTTCAGCAGCAGCTCGAGCAGACTCAGCAATCCGCGGCTCAAGCCGATCAGATGGCGCAAGAGCAATCTGCTGCAAACCAGGAGCTGCAAGCACAGGTGCAGCAGGCAGCGGTCGCACAGCAGGCCGCAACAGAGCAGATGATCGCGGCCAAAGATACGGCGATGCAGGAGCAGGTGACCAGCCAGCAGAACAGAGAGCAGCTCATGCAGGCGGCTGATCAGCTGGCGCTGCAGCTCAAGCAGGTCGCCGCCCAACCTACGCAGTCCGAGCAGACTGCGACGGCTGAACAGCAGCAGATGCAGCAGCAGGCACAGGCCGCTGGTGCACCAGCAGAGGGTGAGCAGCCTCCGCCCTCCTCGCGTACTGAGAAAGAGGTCACAGAGGCTCAGAAGGCCCAGGAGCAGGCAGCACGGCAGACAGAGCAGGCCCAGCAGTCCGCAGCCCAGGACCAGGCCAAGGTCCAGGTCAACGTCGGCGGGGCACCTCAGCCTCCAACCACCGCCGCCAGTCCGGTGAAGACCGGATCGGATCGTTCTGTCGAGCTCATGGCCTTGCTCGATGGTCACGTGAAACAAGGTTTCGACAAGGTCCGAGCGGCCTATGCAGGAGGGGGCGCAGTTCTTGGTGCCGGTCAAGCGGGCCTCGAACAGATGCTCAATCGGCGGAAGCACGGGAAGGACGCGCCGTCTGACAAGGAGATTGATCTGTCGGCCAAGCTCCAGGCGGCGCAGACCAAAGTGAAAAGGGATCCGACCTATGCGAACAAGGGGGTCGTCAGCGCACTCCGGTTCCGTCACGACCTTGCGCAATCTGGAAGAGAGCACCCTCTCGGTGCCATGGGTAGGGGTGCAGTGCAGGGAGCTGTCCTGGGTTCTATCGCCGGTCCAAGCGCCCATAGACTGGGAGGCTGGGTCAAGAAGCTCGTCCAGGCCCGGGGTGCAGCAGCCGCCGCCGCGAAGGCTGCCAAAGGAGCCGTGTCATGAATGCGTTTGACCAAGAAATCGAGCTTTTGAGCTCACGAGAAACTGCCGGTGATCAGTTCCGTAAGCTGGCCGCGGAGATCGACACGGCGAACTTCATGAACAAGAAGAACCCTGTCACCGGTCATTCCGGTGTCGACGCCGCCTCTGTCGAGGAAGGTCTGGCTGCGGTCTTAGCCCGGAAGGGTAAGCGGAGCTTCGACGACACCATTCCGAAGGAGCGCAAAGAGTTCACCCCCCGATACGATGAGATGCCCATCATCACCCCGGCACTGGGGGCACCCCTCGCTGGCAATCCCAAGGGCTCGGCTGTGGTCAAGACGGCCTTGGAGATGGAAAAGAAGGCGTGGTTTCACCTCAAGCGCGAGGGGGATGTACAACGCCAACGGCTCACTATGGTCAGAGACCGCATCAGCGCCCCTGACTGGGATCGTGAAGTGGGCCGGAAGAAGATGGATCACTTCAACAACTTCCTGGCCATGGCCGAGCAGAGAAAGGGGAAGGCGCTCACCAAAGAAGAAGTAGACATCTTGATCACGTCCTATAACAAGGCGACGGGCACCAGCGTGCCACTGACCGAGGATTGGCACGGTGGCAGCGTCCCCTATGAAGCCTTCGAGGGTTCGAAGACGAAGACCGCCGGAGGTATCCTGCGCCCTTTTGATCCTTCTTTTCTAAAAAAGTTGGGTGAAGAAGCGGAAAGGGCGACTGAGTTTCACATCCCCACCAAGTTCACCCCAAAGCAGAAGGCCGGTTTGATCGCGGGTGGAGCTCTTACGGCCGGAACCGGCCTCGGTCTCGGTGCACTCGGGGTTCATCGGGCCGCAAGAGCTGAGAAGGATGTTCGAGATCTTTCAAAGAAAACGATCGCCGCACTTGGCACCGCGGGGTCGGATGTCAGTAAAGAGGTGATGCGGGTAGGCGGAGCGATGGCGGGAGGTGCTGATAGTTTACGAGAGGCCAGTGAAAACGTGAACAAGGTCGTGAAACCGATCGCAGACACCGTAGAAAAGGTGCAAGGGGGGAAGAAGGCTATCGTCGATGCTGTCGAAAAGACACTGGCCAAGGCGCCGCAAGCTCAGAAAGTTGTGGCTGATACGGCTAGGAGTGGTGGAAGAGTCATTGCTAATGCCGCGCACGGCGGAAAACAGGCTATCGTCGATGCCGTTCACAGCGGGGGCAAAGCTGTGATCAGCAAAGCTCACAGTGGGAGAAAGGTTGTTTCGAACGTCGCCCGGGGTGGGAAACAGGCGGTCGTCAATACGGCTCAAGCTGCGAAAGCCGGGACGGGTAAAGCGCTGTTCCGTGTGCTCAGTCGCATAGCGAAGTACAGCCACGACACGAACTCCCGTGACATGTACATCAAGCTCGCCTCAGCGGGGCAGCTTAGGACTTTGGAGGGGTGGAACCAATGATCAGTTTTATCTCGTTCAGTGATGAGCTACAGAAGATCGCCGCGGAGGGTGCTGGGTATCGAGCTCCCACCACTTGGGATCGTCTTGGCCCAGAAGGGTATCTTGGAGAGGCGATCCCTAACGATCCTGAAGAGCGTAAGCAGAGGTATCTTAGCCGAACTAAATTTCTTCCCGTGACTTCGGGACTTCTTGGAGGAGCTGGTATGGCGCTTGCCGGGGGGTCGCATGCTGGGGGAAAGGGCGCGCTTATCGGCGGTGCTCTCGGAGCTGCAGCCGGTGCAGGAGGATCGCTTCTTGGTAGATATCTGGCAGGGAGACATATAAAGACCAAGGCAATGGAAGAAGCTCTGGTTCGAAATACGAAGGCAAAGTAGTGCTCCGTGTCAAAAACCTCGTTGTGAAGTCCCTCGATGTTGATCACCTGGACTTGTTCTGGGAGATTGGGGACACCTATGCGGACCCATACGACTACACGTTCGTCGTGGAACGGAGTGAGTCACCCGAGGGCCCGTGGGATCAACTGAGCGAGGCCTTCTCGGACAAGTATTTCTTCCGAGATGTGATGACCCGGCAGTTTCACCGCCATCGGCAGCTCTGGTATCGGATCAAGATTACACGGCTGTCGGACAGCAACGTGGTCTACTCTGGTCCTTCGGCCCGACAGCCCCAGCCCGACCTCATCGCACAAGAAGTTCGTAGGCTGGAGTTCCTTTTGTTGAAGGAGCATGTCGGTCGGACCGTATGGCTCTTCCCAGTTCGAACATTTGGCCAGCGCTGCCGCGCATGCTACGATCCGGTCTCCAAGACGCGGACACGATCCAACTGTCTCACGTGCTACGACACAACCTACGTTCGCGGGTATCTTGATCCCATTGCACTTCCGATCCAGATCGACCCCTCGCCAAAGGTCACACAGCAGACGGCGATGATGGAGTCTCAAGAGCAGAATGTGACGGCGCGGACGTCGTATTACCCGCCCATCAAGCCACGTGATCTGATCGTCGAGGCCGAGAACATTCGGTGGCAGGTCTACTCGGTGTCAACGACACAGCGTCTCCGAGCTGTGTTGCACCAAGAGCTCACCATGCACCGGGTACCGGAGACGGACATCGAGTTCCGGCTTCCGATCAACATCGACAGTCTCCGGGATCTCCAGCCGAGCCCGGGGCGCACTTTTACGAATCCGCATCACCTCGAGTGCGAACGCGGGGCTGATCTACGCACGAGCATGTTGAAAGGACACGGTCATGATTAGTTTCACAGCATTCAGTGACGAGCTACAGAAGATCGCGCAGTACGACCAACAGTACGATCCCGACAAAGGGGCCAAGATAGTCGGTGCGCTGACAGGTATGGGTTTGGGGGCAGCCGGCGGAGCGAAGCTGGTAGGGAAGTCGTTGGGGGGCAAGGCACGCATCCCTGCTGCTGTTCTCGGAGCTCTTGTCGGTGGTCTCGGAGGACGAGAGGTCGGTGAGGGGGCGGCCACGGCAGGACGCGGTCTCCGCATGACGGCCGCGGGAACAAGGCAGGCGTTGAGGTGATCGACTTCTCCTCATTCTCAGACGAGCTGCAGAAGATCGCGGCGGATACGGGGCCGACAAAGCCGATCAACAAAGAGCTCTTCATCCAGTTCTTGAAGAACACCGGGGCCATTGCTGCTGGTACGGGCCTCGGGTATGGGGCTGGGTCGCTTGCTCGAAATGCACTCAGTAGATATGCCGGACCCCGCTCGAGCTCGTGGAGAAAGCCGCTGGCTATCGGTCTTCCGATCGCGGGTGGCATGGCTGCTATGCTGTACAAGAGTGTGCTCGATAAGAAGAAGAACGAGCTCTTGGACGAGGCGTACCAGCGGGGGCTGAAAGAACGAAGTGCCAAGTAAGGTTCAAGTTTCGGACCCGACTCCGGGGACGCTGAGCAGCTGGGCGGACAGCCCTCTGCGCCACCTTATGCGCATTTGCATCCTTTTTTTGCAGGCACTATACACGTCGGCCCCCAAGGGTCACTTCCATTGGTCGGACGACGATGAGCTCTCGGAGATCCTGATCACGAAAGAAGTGCCCATCGAATCAGATGTGGTTCACAAACGACCGGTCATCGTCTTGGTCCGTTCTCCAGTAGCGTGGCAGGGCCTTGGCCTTGATCAGTTAGATTCCGAAAGCATCAAGACCGGAGCACGTGATCACGTTGACATGCTCTCGGGTAATCTGACGTTCAACTGCCTGTCCGCAGTACCTGACGAGGCAGAGGTCATCGCATGGCTGACGGCGTCCCATACCTGGCTTCTGCGGCGTGTTCTGATGAAGCTGGGCTTTCACGACATCGGGCAGCGAATGCAGATCGGTTCACCTACACCTCCAGGGCAACTCGTTCGCGGGTCATCCAAGAGCGAGATCGTCAACGTCCCCGCGTTCACGACCTTCCAGTTTGGGTGGGGTGCCCGTGTGCTCGAAGAGGATGTCCCGGTTCTGCGGCAGATCGAGACAACTCTGGTCGCCTCCATGCTGCCAGCATTTCGGCCTACCAACACAATAATGGAGGGTGGGTGGGGCACAGGTCTGGTGCAGGTAGACGGCTCTCCTATAGAATTTGAGAACATGAAACGGCCGATTCGCTCTCCTACTGTCCGAGGGCGGCCGGCGACGGTTACGCAGGTGCTTGGGAATGATCCCAGCCCGTTGACACAGCGAATCATCATTGATGACAAGGGGTAACCCATGGCAGCCATCGCAGAGCTCCCGCAGCCGGGAGTCAAAGTCATTCAGGAATACACGGCGTCGGCGCCGACCATTGTGGTACCGACACTGGCCCCGGTCATCGTTGGTGCGTGCTACGAGATCAACGAGCTGACCGATACAGACGGGGCACTCAACGCTGAGATCCTCGTGTCGGGTCCCGCTATCGCCACAGCGCCGAACGATGATGCCAGTTATACGGCGATGTCGGCGAAGACTCTGCTGGTCAGGGTCAGCGGAGGTCCGATCCAGACCTTCACGATGCCGGCGACCGCGTCGCTCACGGCGACTCAGGTTGCGGCGGCCATCAACGGCGCCAGCGTGGCTCCGGTTGGGTTTGCTGCCTATGTCTACCAGGACGTTGCCTCGGATGATTTTCTCCAGCTGCGGACTACCGCTTCGGGCTCGAATGTCACTCTCACGATCGTGGGCGGGACACTGCTCGATGCTCCGAACCAACTCGGCTGGGGAAAGGGGTACACCTACTACGGACTCGGGACCTACATCCAAGATCAGGTCTACCTGAAGCAGGAGTCCTTCCCTGATCCACTGGATATCGGCGACGAGCGCGACATCATCGAGGCCTCTATCCGGGTGTTCGTGGACCTATCTACTGAGAGTCGGGAGATTCTGCGCACGGAGTCTTTTCTCCGGGGTGACAACTACAACGTCGCCCTCAACTACGGCGTCATGGCCGTGGACGACGGAGACGGGGATCAGACCACGCCGTACGTGAAGCTCCTCGGCACGGGCGGGGCGATCCCGAACCTCTTGGCAGCCCCCGGGTCAGCGGTCGTCACGAGCACGGTGGTCGACTACACCGCGGACCTGCTGGACATCAACAACAAGACCCTGATCCTCCAGCTCAACGGATCCGGCAAGCAGACCGTGGTCTTTCAAGGTGACCCGGTCGTCTCCGAAGCGGTCGGCGCGCTCATCCCCTACACGGGGACGATCACCATGACCGTCAACGGGGTCACCGGTGTTGCCGTCAGTGTTGTGGCCGCGGGCTCTCTGGCTGCTCTCGTGACGGCCATCAACACGGATGCGGGTGTCGTTGCACTCGGTGTGGGGTCCATCGCCTTCGCCGCAGATGCCAATGGCAACGCGGGCGCCACACATCTCGGTCTCCTGGTGGGCGCTAACCCGCTGGCCCCCGTGGACAACAGTGACGTCAAGGTCACGGCCGAGACCGGAGCAGCATTGTTCTTGGCTCCGAGCCTACCCTACCAGCAGACACTGCAGATCGGTGGAGCCGGACCTCGAGATACAGCGTGGGGCCAGATCAACAACGTCATGGGCGTCACTCTCGGAGCGCTCTCCGCGACGAACATGACGCTGACCAGCGCGACCTCGGGCTACGAGTCGAAGATCGAGATCGACTCGTTGAGCACGGCGCTGACTGCTCTCGGTCTGGCGGCTGGTTCGACCTATGGAGCTCCGTTCGTCACCCGTGTCGGTGACTACTTGTACGGAAACGGGACCTTGGTCGGCATGGTCACAGAGGTTCATGCCGGCGGTGTCTCGGGCAGACTGAAGTTGGATCGTGAGGTGCTGCTGACTCTCACGGCCAAGTTCTGGTACATCATCTCCAAGAACCTGGACACGGTGGTCTCGACCCAGTGGGGCGTTAGCGTCCCGATTCCTGATCTTCGCCTCGATACGAACGGGGATGTGCTGATCAAGCACGACTTCCTTCGCGACACCGGAGGTGCCCCTGTCGGGGTGACTTCGGTGAACGCCTACTGCATGTACAGCGCGCTGCGAACGGACGTGTCTCCTGCCGCAGCCAGCCCGGCGCTTCTCAGCTTCTCGGACTACGACGACCTCGAGGCTGCGCTGCCTCCGGTCACCCCGGACAACCCGCTCTCCTACGGGCTCTACGTAGCCATGCAGAACTGTCCCGGGTGCGAGGTCTACGGAACCGGTGTCTCGGCGATCTCGGCTGACGCACCCTACGGAACCACGGCGGCGTTCTCTTCGGCCCTCGATTTCCTCGAGAGCAAAGAGGTCTATGGTATCGCCTGCATGACTTCCGAGCCCGACGTCGCCTCGATTCTCTACACTCATGTCGAGGCCATGAGCGAGCCCGATCAAAAGATGGAGCGCATCGGTGTCATCCATCTGGGCCTGCCGACCAGTGAGTTGAGCACGATCGTCATCTCCGGAAGCGATGGAGATTACGTGGCGGGTCCAGCCTTCGATACGAAGATGGCGTCCCTGTCTGCTGCTCTGTTGGCAGAGGGTATCGACCCGACCAACATCACGGTCTCGGATGGGGTCTTCCTCGACATCGCCGAAGACGACTACAAGTGGAACATCACAGGGCCGCTCATCACCGGTACTACGGTGTCGATCAACACGACTTTCGCAGCCGGTGAGAACGACGATGCCTACTACGCGACCGGCACATTCCCGATCACTCTGGTGAGCGAGACTTTCAGTGTGAGCATCCGTGGGGCAGCCATCACAACCAAGGCCAAGGAAGTGGAGACGGTCTACAACCGTGGTCAGAGCTTCTCCAGCCGCAGAATCTGGATGGTTCAGTGCGACGAGCTTCGAGCCAGTGTCGACGGAGTGGACTCGGCCATCGAAGGCTTCTACGGATGCGCCGCCAAGGTCGGCATGGTTGCCGGCCTGAACCCCGCGCTGCCGATGACCAACAGAAGCATCGCGGTCTTCACCGGGGTCACCGGGACGAAGGATCGATACAAGAACAGCGAGCTCAACCAGATGGCTGCTGGCGGGGCTGACCTGATCATACAGGATTCGGCTGGCGCTTCTTGCTACTCGCGTATGCAGGTCACCACCAAGCTGACCAGCATCGCGGAGCGCGAGCAGAGTGTGGTGAAGGCCGTGGACTACTGCGCCAAGTTCTACCGTGCCACTCTGCGGCGCTACATCGGCAGCTACAACATCACCCAGTCCTTCCTCGATACCCTGTCGGCTGTCACCGAGGCCCTGAGCCGGTGGTTGGTCGAAGAGGGCAAGGTTGTGGCCGGTGCGAACATGAGCAACCTTCTGCAGGACAGCGTCCAGACAGACACGGTTCTCGCAGATATCAGTTTGACGATGTTGTACCCGAATAACTATTTGCAAATTACTTTGCTGATATAGCTATTGCAATACAGTTATCCTGTGTAGTATAATGCTCTTGTAGGCAAATTGTTGTCTGCAGGAGGATTAGATGAAGGGTACCTGCAAAGTTGATGATTGCTCCAATCCTATCCGGTATGGCTCGGGTTTCTGCGCCAAGCATCACGCTCAATTCCAAAACAAAATCCTAGATAAAGACGGTTTGCAGCTGCGTCCTCTTCGAAGGACAGTGCAGCAAGAGACGTGCATTGCTCTTGGATGCTCAGGCAGTCCAATATCAAGGCAATTTTGCAATGCGCACTACAAGCAGTGGCGCAACGGAATTATCGACGAGAGTGGAGTGTCGATCCGGGAGGTGCAGGTAAAGCACATACAGATTGGGAGGTGCCTTGTTGCCGATTGCTCTGAAAAACAAAAATCAAGAGGGTTTTGTCGCAAGCATTACAGCCAGTGGAAGTACGGAATTATTGACGAAACGGGGAACCAGCTTAGGGAGCTAACTCGTGTTGGTACTTACGATGGCGCTTTGTGTAAGATTGATGGATGCAATGTCAATGCGAAGAGCCGAGGATTTTGTGAACGACATCATCAGCAGTTTCTACGGAGACGTATTGACATCGAGGGTAATGAGCTTCGAAAAAAGTGGGCTCGTCATCCGAGGAATGGATATAGATATGTTTCTGGAGGTTATGTAAAAATCATGGCTAAGAACCATCCAAACAAGGATAGAGACGGATATGTCTTTGAACATCGGCTTGTGATGGAAGAGCATCTCGAACGGCACCTTGATCCTACGGAACGGGTACACCACCTCAATGGGCAAAAAGATGACAATCGACTTGAGAATCTTCAGTTGATGTCATCCATGCACGATCATCCTCCCTTCCTCGAGCATCTTGATGACATTGATTCTGCTGTGGATGTGCTCGATCAACTGATCAACAAAAATGTTACCAATGGACCTGCGATCAAGGCTCGTTTGCAGAAGATAGCCAAGCGCTTGCCTACCAGATAGAATGGAGGTTGTGCTAGTATACGAGAGGTAGGAGGCCACCATGGCAGGACCGTTTGAGAGCTGGAACCCGATGAACCACTACGTCCAGAACGGGCTGACGGACGGTCGGTTCGTGGCGGGTGGGCTCACCATGATCGCTGCGGGGCCTCCGCGCCTCAAGCAGCTGGGAGGGGCGTCGGCGATCAGTCTCAGCGAGAATGATCGCGATATTGTCTATCCAATCGGCGTCACACAGAACTTCAACCTGCAGCAGAACAAGCAGTTCATGCGGGTCTTCGAGCTTGGCAGCGAGCGTAGCTACTGGATCGGCGGTCGGGCGACCGGCAGTCTCCAGCTGTCTCGCGTGTACTACCACGGCATGTCTCTGCTTCGGATCCTGTATGCCTACTACCAGGATCTGGTAGGCGATGTGCAGGTTCCGTGGGTCTTCCCGAACCCTGGTGCCGACAACATGGACAACCCCCATGATGTCATCATCCCACCGGGGTACGAGAATTTGTTCTTGAACCTGGCGTCCGATCTGTTCAACCAGCCGATTGGGCTGCTGGTCTACATGAGGGACTCGAACCTCAACACGGTTGGCTCGATCTTCCTCGAGGGTGTGGTTATTCCGAACCACTCGTTCGCCACAGATGCTCAGGGGACCATCGTTCAGGAGTCGGCCGGACTTCAGTTCGAGCGGATTGTGCCGGTCAACGTCGGCGGCCTGTCGCTGGTGAGCGGTCTCGTCGATGCTGTCGCCGGGATCGGAGCTGGTGCTGTTGGCCGCGCAGCATAGGGGCTGACATGGATCATCCTGCTACGATGGCGGAGCACCTCGAGCTGATGAGCCGCCTCCACTTCCAGAAGCTCGCCTCGACCTCGGCGAGAACTGCTGGTGCCCTCGAGATGGGGGTCTTGCTGGCCCGCTCCCCCGGACTGTCGAAGGAGGCAGCCCTTGGAGTAGGCGCCGTGAAATCCGTTGTCGGGGCTGCAAAAGCTCTGGTGAAAGCACCCGCGGCCGCAGGTGCTGTGAAGTCTGTGGCGGGAGTCGCTCCGAAAGCTGTCGGAGCTGTGAAGTCCGTGGCACGGATGCCGGCAAAGACGCTGGCGACTGGACGTCCGGCTATGCCGGTTATGCCGGCAAAGACTATGAGCTCCGCGGCACCTACTGGAATGACGGGGCCCAGCCCTGCTGTTCGTCCCGCCGTTCGTCCAGCCCCGGCTCCGTCCGCAGCTGATGCCCATATCCAGACTCTTCGAGACGCTGGCGTATCCGAAGAGCGCATCGCTGCCCTGAGCATGGCCTCTCAAGGTAAGGCCGTTCCACTGTCTGCAGCACAGTCCAACCAGCTTCGAGGGATGGACGCGGCCGCAATGAAGGGATTCGGGAAGAACAAGATCCCCGCAGGCTCCTCGGCTTACAAGCAGAATCTTGGCCCCGTTCGTCCCAACGCTCCAGCAACGGTGAACGTAGCTCCTCCCAAAGCTCAACCGGCGAGACCTGTACCTCGGGACACCGTCTCGACTCCTCCTCAAACCATGGGGAGAGGAGCTCCACAAGCGGGGGCGGTTGCACCCACTCCACCTATGGCAGCCCCCAGTGCTGGGGTCGTAGCTCCTCCGGCTGCGCCAGCGCCACTTCCGATCAAAGCTCAACCGTCGCGGGTCATGCCTAGAGATACGATCACTACTCCTCCGCCGTCTGCGGTCGGTCCAGCTCCACAGGTTGCTGGCCCCCAGGCCGGCGCTGTCTCTCCCACTCCTTCGATGGCTACTCCTGGCGCTGGCGCTGTTGTGCCGCCGCCCGCCGCCCCAGTAGCAGCAGCTCCGGCTTCTGCGGTCATTCCTCCGGCCGCTGCCCCGGCCAACGTGAATATGCCGTCCCAGACTCCCACAATGCTTGGTCGACCAGGCCCAGGCACTGGCGTGGTCATTCCTCCAGCCGCAGCGCCAGTGGCCGTAGCTCCTCCAGCTCAGGTAGTGCCGGCAGCGGCTGCTCCCGGGGCGGGGGCGGTAGCTCCTCCAGCTCGAGTGGTTCCGGCTAACGGGGGAGTTCCATCCCGCGTTGCCCCCGGATCAGCGAAGGCGAACAAGGGTGCGATGCAGAAGTACACTCCCGCGGAGGCGAAGAAGGTACGCGCTCAACTTCGTAAAGACATAGATGCAGATGTGGCCGCATCTGATCAACGCATGTTTGCCAGGACTGATCGGAACATTGCGGGTACAGCAGCTCCGGCAGCCCCGGCAGCCCCGGCAGCCCCAGCAGCTCCGAGTGCAGTTGTCCCTGCGGGTGAGGCGGCCGCGAAGCAGCCGTTTGGCAAGCGTGTCAACGCCATGATGCCCAACTTCGTGAAGTATCCGCTCTATGCTGGTGCTGCTGCTTTGGCGACTGCGCCAATGGCGGTAGGCATGGGGGCTCAAGCCCTCGCTCGGCCAACAGGACCGTACCAGTACGGGATGGGATCCTACATGCCCGGCAGCGTGGCCCAGCAGATGTAGTCCGCCTACTTCTTGTACCACTGACCGATATCGTCGAGACTTTTTAGCTGATCAAGATCGGGGAGTCGGAACTCCGAGGATCGCTGCGTGAATGAGAGCGGCTCAAGACCCTCATCGAGCTCTGAGGGGAGTTCGTCTTCGTGCCGAGCTACGGGAATGATGGGCTTCGTCCTGGCTCGTGGTCTCGAGGCGTACTCGTCGACCAGGTCTGACACGTCTGCGCCATCTCCGCTGGCCGCTTGGAGTAGTCTGGTCAGCTCATCCGCGTCCCAGAGGTCTGACTCTTGGAGAGCGAGCTCGGCGAACTCCTCATCCGTCAGACCGAGCGCGTTCTCCTGTCTCTTCTTTCGCACGATAGGCACTGGACCGCGTATCAGCGTCTCCATGATCTCTTCCTGTGTACGCGGCCTGATGTACTCCATGAGGCCTTCTAGATCATCCGGTGGGGTTGGAGAGGTGAGGTAGCTGTCACTCTTCTTCATCGGGCCGAAGCCTCCAAAACCACTCTACCATGACAGGTGTTTTTTCTGTCTCTGACATGGTGCGCAGCTTGGCCCGGTGCTGTTCGATAAGCCCTTGGACCAGCTCATCGAGTGTCACGTCGAGATTGTACTGTGCTTTGATCCGTGCTCGCTCCTTCTCGAGAGTCTGCTCGCACCGGCGGTCGAGTTTGATCGTTACATAGAAGCGCCGAGTCATCGTCTACTGCTTGGGCGGCCGACCACGCCCGAAGAAGGTCGGCCCGGGCGGGACCGGCGTGTTCTTCTCATTCTTTATGATGCGTTCCCCCGCGGCGATCAGTGCGTCGGCCAAGTCGAAACACTGTTCGGGCCCATGGAGGAAGAGACCGGTGTCGGCATTGCCTTGTGTACCAGAGATCAGAATGACGAGCGCGTTTGTGCCGAAAACCCTGACACGCTGCTTCATATTCCCACTCCTTCTGCTGCTGCACTTGGACTATAGCACGATTTTGATCTTCGACTACCTGGTGCAAACGAATATGATCCGGGGGTATAAGGGTCTGCGCCCGAGCAGAATCTAGGAGGTGATATGTGATCGTGATGTGCGTCGCGTGCGGGGCTCAGATTTATCGGTGTACGGTGATCGAGACCAAGGCGTCTGGAGATGTCGTGGACGCGTCAGATTTTGTGCCCATTGAGGAAGGAGTTCCACAACCAAAAGAAAATGACGAGATGCTGTGCCCTAAGTGTGATCAACCTTTTATGGGGAGATCGGGCGACGGCGGGTACGTGCTCAAGCTCGAAGGAGACCTATGGTGGCCCCATCCGCCGACATCCAAGTTGACATCGTCTGATGATCGTGATCAAACTAGAACTGTTCTGAAGGAGGAACGATGAACGACAGAAGTGCAGAACTGCGGGAGAAGTTGGAGCGGTCGAGGGGTCGGCTGTCAGCCGTCCGTCACAGTGGGGGATCAAAGTCCGAGGAGGAAGAGGAGACGCCGCCGGGAGGGAACGGAAAGTCGACAGAGACCGTATCCGAGCTCATGCCGGAGGTCTCGACGAAGACCGACGCGGTGACGCCGGCCAAGCGACGTGGTCCCTCGAAGAAGGATCCGAAACCGAAGAAGGATCCGAAGCCAAAGAAGGATCCGAAGCCAAAGAAGACCGCGGCTCGGCCTTTGAAAGCCCCGGCGAAGATCAAGAACCCTTCGAGCTCGGACATGACCGTGAAGCGTGAGGTCGAAATCGTCGAGGGCATCTCCGAGTTGGCGACTCGTCAAGATCGAGATGAGAAGACGGGCCTCACGTCCTTCCAGGTCGAGGTCGTGCGGCTGCTCGAGCAACACGGCGCGATTCACATCCAGAACCTTCTGCACATGATCTGGACCCCAGCTCAGGTCGCGCAGAAGAAGGGTGAGATCGACTGCATGCGGGTGCTGCGCAACGCAGTCCGTACCCCCGTGTCCACCGGTATGCTGGCTCGATGCGGGGCTGGCGTCTATCAGTTCGTGGGCTGGGGCACCGTCAAGCGGCGGCACGGTCGACAGAAGTAGCGCTGCCTGAACCAGGGTCGGTGGGCCGCTTCGGCGGCCCCCGGCCTTCTCACCTGGGGTACGAAATGAAGATTGCTAAACTCACAAAAGAAGAGATCGAGCAGATTGCGGTTATTCTCCAGATACGTGATTCGGTGTGGGGAGAGCTGGCGGGAGAGGTGGCTCGAATCGTCGACCGAAGTAACGAGGCGTATGGACAATCGACCATAAAGAGTGCGCAGCTTATGGCCATCCTTTGGCCCCACGGGATACCAATCGAGCAGTACCATGACGCTCGGTGCATCATCTCGATCCTGGACAAGATCGCCAGGGTTATAACTGACAAGGATGCGTTCGGTGAGAGCCCGTGGCGCGACGTTATCGGATATGCGCTACTTGCTTACTACTACGACCTTCTTCGCAATACAAAGAGGGAACGATGAACGAGTACAAACTCTATATCTGCCAAGAATGTGGTCACGCTATCCTCAGTACCGCTGATGAGCTGACCGCTAGGAGCTCTTGCCCAACGTGTTATCCGGACGAGAAATTGGATGTCCGTAAATTCCAGGAAGAGGTCATTGTATGGGCAGACAAGAACTTTAGCGCGCAGCTCGAGTACTGGAAGCCGATGCTCGGCGTGGTGGAAGAGGTCGGTGAGCTGGCCCACGCTCTGCTCAAGATGGAGCAGGGCATCAGGGGCACAGAAGCAGAGCTCACGGATCAAGCCATGGACGCGATCGGTGACACGATCGTCTACATGGCTCATCTCTGCGGAAGACGAGGATGGAATCTCGAGGAGATCATCAAGGTGACCTGGGCGCGCGTCAGCAAGCGCGACTGGAAGAAGGATCCAAAAAGTGGAGGTGAAGAGGCATGATTTTTGGGGTGCGGGTACCGCCGATGTTCGTTCGCGGCGCACCTCCTCGATGGGTGTGCAACGCGCGAAAGTGGCATGACAAGAGCGATGACGAATGTGCGTGCGTGGGCTGTGTTCACGCTGACAGCCCCGAGCTCGAACTCGGTGACCCGTTCCCTGTTCACGAAGCGTATCAGGATATTTGCTTGACGCATGTAGGCCTCTACAACCCAGAGGAGAAAGAGAGCACGAGTGGGGAAGAAGAACCCAGTGACGCCGGAGACGTCCAGCCCGATAGTACCGGAGGAGATGCAGAAGTGGATAGCTGACGCCTTGTTCAACGCGAGCCAGGAGTTGCTGCGGCTCTATGTTGATCTCGCGGACAAGGATGTTCGTGGGGCACATTGGATCGAGCTCATGGCGCTGCTCTACGAGTGCGCGGCCGACGTGGTTGAGACCGGGGGGCGCGGCACCGGACCGGAGCTCACCCTGACTCAGGCAAAGATCGTTGCCGACGCGCACCTCGTTGTGCTTCGTGCGTGGCTGACTGCCGAGTCTCTTATTGGTGTACACAAGCTCGAACGGTACTCGAGGTTGTTCCACGCTACGCTGACGATCATTCCGACGGTAGATGAGATCCGTCCCCTCATACCGGCTTGGGCTTGGCAGGAGAACCTACCGCTGAAAGGAAAGTAACCATGTCGGAAGGGTCTAAGCAGATCATTCTCAATTGGCTTCGAGCTCATCCAGGGTGGCACTCACCACACGAGGTCGGGATGAAGGCACTAAGGGCAGCAAGCCTGGGATCGGGGTTCAAGATGGCTGCTGGGCCGCTCAAGAAGCTCCTCATGGTACGACTCGTCGAGGTCCGGTACGAGGGACTGAAGATGTATAGAGCAACCCCCGCGGATCAGGCTCCTCATGGAGATTGAAAACGTAAAGGATCGTGATCTTGGGCCACTCTGCATGCAATGTGGTCTGTGCTGTCTGATGCTCAGTGCGGAAATCACCGAGGAGGAAACAGAGGTCATGTGCAGAGAGCAGCACATGGCGAGAGATCAATTCGTAGAGATCGAGAGCGTGGGCCCGCACAAGGACGGTCTCGTGCTCAAGATGCCGTGCACCTTTCTATTCGGACGGCCCACCTCCTATGTTCGCTGCACGGCGTACACTGCCTTCCGCCCCAAGGTCTGCCGGGTCTACCGCTGTCGGATCGCGGTGCAGTACCAGATAGGTGAGATCGAATGTGAGGAAGGTCTCAGGCTACTGCGTCGTGCGTTCACGACCGGCGACGCCAGCGTCTTCAACTGGGGCGCGGACAGGGCGTCGGACACGGCGCTCATAACTGCATCCATCATCCCGAAGCTGAGAGATCGAGCCAAAGAGCTCCATGAGCAGACAGGCGGAAAGACCGGGCTCTCGCAAGAGCAGCTCGAGACTCTGTTGATCGCTGAAGCAGCAACACCCACCTATGAGTTCAGCTCGGACATCACTCGCCTGTACTTCCAGATGCTCATGAATGTCTTCGACCGAGGGGATGTTGATCTCGAGGATGTCATCCCCCGAGCGATTGTCGAGCTGTACACAGTGGAGGAGCAGCTCTTTGCTCATGAGATTGTCGACACCGTACTATTCTACATCCGATCACATTTTCGTCTGCAGTAGCTGTCAGTTCTGGGCCGCAAAAACGTCTCTAAGTTAGTGATAAGAATGATGAATGGATACAGTTCTAACGATCTGTATTCATCGAAAGGAGGCGCTTATGATCATTGTGATCAGCAGCAACCCAAATTCCTTGGCGGAATACCTAGAAACGATCGATGGTGAAACCGGCACCATCGAGGCCGAATACGGGGACATCATGGTCCGCGGTTCGGCTTTTTCCCTGGGCCACCACGGCCCCCGGTCGGCCAACCAGCCCCCCTGTCTCGTGACTCCGTGGTCACTTCCAGTCGTGGAGTGCATCGGGCTCTCCCACGTGGATCTCGACGCTCTCATGGGCGTCGGGATCGCGATGGGACGATCCTACCCAGTGGGGTTCGCCCAGCTGGTGGGATTCGTGGACTGCTCAGGGGCGCATCGCGCCCCGGAGCACCCGGAATGGGCGCGATGGGCCCCGGAGCTCCAGGCCTTCTGGGCCTGGAATGACGGGCACAGGGTGTACCCGCCGTCGGATGGCGGGGTCGCGGAGATTGCGGAGAGCGTAGAGCTAGCGCTCACCGCGCTGGACATCTGCCTTGTGGGAGATCCCGAACTTCTCGAGGCGGGCCGCGTCTGGGCCGCGGAGATTGCGGAGCTGAACAGGGCATCGTTCGTCCGGGCCTCGGGGCCTGGAGGTGTGTTGCTCCGGGTGGCGGACAGGTGGGTCAACCACCTGTACCGCGGACCTGGCCCAGAGGGGGAGACTTACGAAGCTCTCGTCGGCTTGAACACGGCGAGAAATTCGATCACGGTCTCTTTCGCCTACCCGGAGAACTTCACGGCCCCAGAGTTCAAAAACTGCCCAGCCCAGGCAGTCGTGCAAGCCCTCTGGGGCCCTGAGGCCGGAGGCGGCCCCGGCGCTGCCGGCTCCCCCAGAAACCGCGTGATGACGATCGAAGATGCTGAGCTCGCGTATAACGAGCTCAAGCGCTACTTCTAGGCCTTCGGGCCTCCCACCTTTGCCGCGCTTCTGCGGCATTCTCTTAGCTGGTCATCTGCAAGAAACACTCTTCTCGTGGCATAAGGTCACTGGTAGGTGTACCGGTTTTGGCTACTTACCTGCCGGAAGATTTAGTGATCCCGGGTACTATACATGAGAGGAGTAGAGATGAGACTGATTGCTGGAGTTGCCCAATCGCGTGACGGAAAATTCGCAACGATCCTGGTGATGGACGGGGATCCGTTCTTCATCGGGCAAAGTGAGTCGAGGGAGAACGCGATCAACCGTGCCGATAAAATGAACGCTACGCTGGTCAAACTCGCAGACCTGGACGGGTTCAGTCCGAGTATAGACGCAAAGATGGAGAACCTTGCGCATCACACGGCCACAGTGCGACGGGCAGTAGGGCGTGGCGCGCTGCATACGTTCACCACTATGGTAGCTGCGGTAGGACGGATTGGAATGTGTGCCACGGGTGATGTGAAAGATGAGGATCATCATGGACTCTTCGATGCGTTTCTGCTGCTCACACTTGAATCCCGGATCCTGCTACACCAACTGGGGTTTGATCATCGCCGGGTGATCGAACAAGGCCTAAGAGCTCTGGATAAGGTGCTACCCCTGATGGTGGCCGAGTCGGGAGTACCTGATCCTGGTAGTGATCCTGATAGTGATCCTGATAGTTTGAACTAAGATCACGAGACGGGCTCTGAATGTATACAATAACATCGAAAAGTATAATAGAACGTTACTCATTTAGTATATGGGTAACGTTCTATTATACTTTTCGATGTAATAGGAGGAGTAATCCGTGGAGGAGGAAGGGAAGATCAGTGATCTTGCACAGGATCAATATAAAAATGAGATCAATTACTGGATAGGTGGGGCATTTTCGCTATCCGGAAGTTTCTTCATCGGACACGCAGGGCTCACCCCATCCAGGAGGGTCAGATACAAAACAGCCGCACACATCATCACGTACACGAACAGGAGCAGCGCTCTGCTGCTGCTCCAGTATCACGTCGGAGGGAAAATCAGGCCCTACCGCGGGAGCCTGGCCAGATCACTATGGACGACGACGACTCAGAGGGAGCTCGAGAATCTATGTGAGATACTCGATCGTGTTCCTCTTCCAGTACATCTGGAAAACCAATTGCGGATCATGAACAAATTCTTGGCCACGAGGCTTCCAGCTGGGAGGAAAGCCGAAGATCAGAAAGAACGTCTGGATCACATATTCTGCGTTCAGGAGGAATTATGCCGTCAACTTCAACTGCTGAAGACGGAAGCACGACAGGGCATGTGAGCACGGAACTCGTCCACCTTCTGGAAGCAGGGGGTGTCGAGGTAGAAGACATGGACGATCTCGTCCATGATCTTGCGAGTCAGATTGCAACAGCCGTGAATAACGGTGGTCTGAGCAGTCAAGTGGACTTCGTGTTGGAACAGCTCGGGGTGGCGGAGGGGCGCAGCGAGCTGATGACGATCGTGAAAGCGAAGAAGGACAAATAATGGATTATGAATTGACTGAGAAAGGCTTCGTCCAAGAGCTCAAGGAGCTCACCGCCCCAGTGGTGCTCTCTTGTCAGTCGATAGCACCCTACTCGGGCTGCTGGGAGGAGCCAAACCACTGGCTACTCAAAGATGGCCAGCTCTACCCACTGTACGTCAGCGGGGTGTTGTATGCCGTTCTGGGCTATGAGGGGCTAGCGGCACACGATGTCATCATGAAGGCGACTCCACTCCAAGAGTTCATTGAGCAGGCGCTCGCACACCAGTCGAGGTACAGCGAGTGGCGGTGGGCCGGCACGGGTGAGGTTGATCTCGGAGAGAACTACCACAACATAGTGACAGTGATCTTGGATCGGCACAATGTACCCACACCAAAATGGGTATGCGATACATGTGGTGACACCTACCAGGGTGTCGCTCATTTTCTCGGCTATAGGGGAAATGGTGGAATCGGTATCTTTCTCCGTGATTACTGCTGTGGGGATTGCCTGGGCTCTTCTGAGTATTGTAGTGTGTGTGATCATAAGACCGAAGCTGGGTGGTGTGAGCATTGTGAGGACGATGTTCGGACCTACGGGTCCGAGGATCAGGCCCCGCGGTTCGGGCTGGATGGGTCACAATTCCTGGGGCCAGGAGAAAGCCAAGGCCCGCCTCCAGTGATCGTGATCGCGGTGAGGGAGTAGGGATGAATGCAAAGCTGGGCAAAAGGCTGCCTTTTGATTTGACGGTGTTCGTTGAAACACGTCCGTACTTGCGAGATGAAGGGCTCGATTCGGAGAGGTTCCTCGGCCGAGATGTGCTGGATAAGATGTTCGATCTGATGGAGGAGTTTGACAATACGTCAGTAGTCCTCTCCTTTCCTGAGCGCTGGCTCAACATACTCGAGCAACAAGCCCTGATCAAACGTCTGGTGCAGTATGGGAAAAGGTTACAGCGCGTACAGATCCTGACCCACTCCACCTACATTCTTCAGAATTGCCCCAATGAATCTGTGCGCGGGTTTGTACAGGAGTGGGTGATCTGCGGTGATGATCGTGGGAAGTTGTACGCCCCGCCGCACTGTCGTTTTCTTCACCACAACAAGTTGAATGTGCTCGGAGGGAGCGTGTCTGGAGTTGGGGCTTCTGATGCGCCGGTTATCAATGACACGAGCCGCGTGTATCGTAAGGCCGCAGAAGAGATGCTAAAGACGATATGCGCTCGCAGTGATTTCGATATAGATCAAGACGCCAAGGTATCCGAGAGCGACGATGGGGCATACGTTCAAGTGTGGGTCTGGATACCGAAAGAGGATGTGGAGGAGGAATAGGATGGGAAGAGAGCTGAGGCAGTGTGTGTTGTGTTCTAGTGTCAGGAAGGACAGGGACGAGATCACGAGCCAGGAGGACGCGACGCTGAATCATTGCTTCGCCGCGGGTCGTCGTCCAGCGTACCAACCGTACGCGGGAAACTCGCGAAAGATCAAAGTGACATGTCGGCACTTCGCGCACCTGCGCGTGGTGTCGACGACCCCGGGCAAGAAGATTGGCGTTCGTAAGCAGAGTGATGTGGGGTATCTCCGAGAAGAGGAAATGATGTGGATGACTGATTACATTCGAGAAATTCAAAGACAGCTGGTCGAGGTCTTCAACTTCGAAGCTCGCACCGATGTTCCCGAAGGCATGGTGATCCCGATCGCGGCACCGGATGGAACCTATGACATGACCATCGAAGGACGTGTGGATCATGTGGTCATCGCAGACGGGAAGATCAATTGTGGCAACTTCGATGAGGAGAAGTGATGGCTGATTACTTTACGCAGTACAGTGTGCAGGTCGAGGCCCGGAGTGTGGAGGAGTTCGCGTGGTTCACGGCGCGTTGCGAGGAGATGTTCGGAGCTGCACCGGAAGAATGGTCTGAGACCGCACCATGGGCGGCCGACCTCGCTCGGGAGATTCTCGGTCTTGACCCGGAAGACCTCTGCGGAAATCCAGAATACAAGATGGAGGAGCCCCGGGAGTTGTATAAGTTTGGGTCGGTGTGGTTCCACGAAGATACGTCTGGATCCCCGATCATCGTGGCGTTGTTGATGGTGTACTACCTTCGAACCTTTCATCCGAAGGGGTGCTTCTCGATCATCTGGGCAGACACATGCTCGAAGCCGCGGCTCGATGGCTTCGGTGGCGGAGCACACTTCGTCACCGCTGACGGAATCCAATCAATGAGCGTGTATGACTGGGTTGCGGATCTCGAGAGAGAGCATAAGAGGAAGAGGTCAAATGAGCTTACCTAGTGCTAAGGATCAACATGAGAGAGGAGTAAAGATGAAAATCCGTGCTGAGGACCACGACATTATCCTTTCGGATGTGTTCAATGGCATCGGAATCGAGACTGATCAAGGGCGATTTGGCATCGCCCAACGAGACATGGGCATCGAGGTGATGCTCGACGGGAAATTGGTTTGGTCTTCGACGGAGCTCACCAAGGACCGGCCCGAGCGGGGTCAAGCAGAACAGTCTGCTGCGTGTGGGAGTGAGAAATGACGAAAGACGTTGATGGAATCGACACGAAAGTCGAGTCCATGTTGCTCAAGCTCATGACCCGGTCTCTGGTGACCGTGGTCCTCGAGACCGTGCATGACTACATGGCGACACATGCTGAGGGAACGATCAGGTTTATCGTGAAGAGGGTGACCCGTGAGCTGGGCATGGCTGATCGTTCATCCGAGGTCTTCTTCGATGCCAGTCGATGGTTTACGAGGCAGCAGATTGAGCAAGCGGCGCTGGAGCTCATGGCCAAGGAGGAAGACTCCTACGCGGCGCGGAGATGCGCTGAGACGTTCATTCGAAACGTCCACCCAACTGCCTCTACGAACGAGATAGAGGCCATCGTGAGGGCGCTGTATGACAGCGGTCGCGCCAACCCCTGCCAGCACTGTAACAGGGTGCCGGCGGACGGTGTGCTACACGGAGAGGGTCTCTGTGAGCGTTGTTGGAAGGCGGCTTTGGCGCCTGAGCCGACGTCGCCTATGTCGGTACTCGGCCCGCCGACATTCATGTCGGTTGACTGGGGAATACCGGAGGGTGACAAGAGTGTGGTGCTGCAAGGAGAGATGGTGCAGAAACAGGATGAGCCGGGGGTGGGAGAGTTCCCGGAGATGGTCTTCGTACTTACTGGCACATCTCAGGCTGAGGAGAGGGCGCTGAAGGAGCTGACGGAAGAGCCGGAGGAGCCGGAGTCTGATCTCAAACCGGAGCCGATGGTGCGTCCGCGCCAAACGGAATTTCACAAGTTGCTGAGCATGGCGGAGGAGCTGAGGGCGGTGGCGATGAGCATCCGCATCCCCAAGCCAACAAAGGCTGTTAGGGCTTTGAGCACGGAGCTGCAGTTGGCCGAGCGGGATGAGGCTGAACGTCTGACAATGGTCCGACGATTTGAAGCCCACAAGCCGCTCATCGACGTCGTACAGCAGCTGCCGAAAACGGAGCTCCTGGACCTCGCCGTAGCGGCGCTCGATCATCGAAAGGATTGGCCGTTGGACAAAAACGGCCTTGCCCGCGGCAACCGGTGGACTGAGATCGTGATTAGCGAAAAGTACACGGAGGCAGCGCTGGTTCACACGATCGTCTCGGCGCTGTCATCCAAGGAATACACCAACCACATGTTCAACAGCATCTGGCCGGTTGACTTCTGGTCGAGTCCTGATCAGATCAGAGCAGAAGTCAATCACATGTTGCGGTTGAAGCGCTGTTTCGCTCCACGGTCGTTGAAGTACGACGTGTACTTCAGGACCCTGGGTGAGATCGGGTGGCGCCCCTACTCTTGGTCGGTGACTACTAGCGAAATGATTCAATCCGGGGAGCTTGTTCCTGTACATGTGGATCCGAACGCGAGCGCTAAAACCAAGAAACCTATGAAGGCGATTCTTGGTCTCTTTCGCGGTCCAAACGTGCTTGTGAATGATCCCCGGCGCCAGAGGCAGTACGGGAGCATACTGAGCGTGCGCGGCAGCAGCATGAACATGTTCCATCGGACACTGGCCAAGGGTACGGTGCGATATGGCGAGGCTGCCGTACTGGAGCTCACTGGTATGATGTTTTCGCAGCTCCTGGAGTGTCTCGGTGAGTCGGAGATGCTGGCTCCGGCAACAGAGGTACGCACATTCGAGATCGCGGACGGCATCGCGCGCTTTATCGAGGAGCAGCACAGGAAAGAGGACGGCTGGTGTCGGATCCATGGTTTCCCTGTGCAGCACGATAACGAGGTATGGACGTTCATCCAAAAGGATTGGTTGTTTCGTTGCGTACTTCGATCCGTTTACAGGGTTTCTGGAGTTAGCCCGCAACTGTGGTGAAGGAGGTTGTCCAATGAGCGTGAAGAACGAGGTGAAGCTGTGTGGGTATGTGGGCGAGTACGTTCGCTTACCGACGAGGAGGGGGGACCCCGCAAGGTTTGACATACTGACCCCTGACAAGGTCAAGACGACGGACGGTCAGGTAATAACGCTGCAGAATTGGCATACGATACAGACCGATGACATCGACTTCGTGAGGGATCATGCAGAGCCGAGAGCCGAGATCTTAGTCACGGGTCGTTTGGTGTGCCGCCAGACACAAGCTGGCAAAGAGGTGGAAATCGTGGCCAAGCGCCTCGAGATCATTCAAACAGCTGAAGAACGTCGCCGGTAATCCAGCCAAATATGGGGTGCCCGGCGTCATCCGGGCACCCCCGTCACTATTTGATCTCCAGGAGCACCATGCAAGAGATTCTGATCATCGCATTCGGCTCAGTCGGATTCGATTCGACGATCATTGGACATATCAGAGACGGGATCGTTGACCATCTCATGAATGTCGAAGGTTGGAGTAGCACGTACATTCTGGATCAGCTTGGCGTGGACACCTTTGAGCATGAGGGGAAGATCCTTATCTGGGAGGGTGAGGTAGCTTGGGAACGTGATCTAGGTTCCGAGTTCAACGGTGAGCTCCGGGAGCCGATGATGGACGAGTGGAACATGCTGATCGAGCACAGCCAGGTCGAAAATGATCCGGATCTGCCCGATGATAATGACTTCGAGGATTCGGAGTATTACGGGAGCTGATGAGAGGAGATGTGGCACTATGAGGTCTGAGATCAGTAAGCCTCTCAGCTGGCATTAGCAAATCCTGATCAGAGCTTATGCTCGTCAGGTACATTGTCAATAAAAAAGGCAAGGAGCAGAAGGATGAGTGAAAATTGGCGGGAGAAGATTGCAGAACTCGAGCTCAAGGTCAAAGAACTCGAGCTCCAGCTTTCTACCGAGAAGGACAACGCCGCGGTGGACGCACTCGACGCCATCGTCCAGCTCTGCGGCCAAGGTGGGTGGGAGTACCCCGGTCAGGTTGTGAGAGACGTCGCAGCGTTGGTGGAGGAGCGCGACACGGCGCGCAAACGTTCGCACCTGAGGCGCGGGCAGCTCGGCCAATACGTGATGGCAGGTGAGCTGTACCGCGCACTCTACACACACCTGTACGTAGTGTACAAAGAGTGCGGAACGATTGTGGAGAAAGGCTCCTCCGCCAACACGGGCGAATACGCAGTGGCTATCCAGGAGATCGTGGCGCTGGTCTTGCGTGCTCTCGAGCAGGAGTATGACCGCGACCGGTCAAATCGAGATCAGTAAGTCTCCTTGTCTTTAGGACGAGGAGTAAGGATCGTCTCCGAGATAATTGATCTGTTCTCATACCAGCTGGGAGGTTTAGTGATCTCAGACGGAACCCAATACAGTCTAATTCTTGGGTATAAGGTGAACGAATTTGGAGACAGACTAAGCTCCTCAAGAAAGGTAGAAAAGTGGAAACTACGCAGTATCCAAGACCACGAGAGTTGTCGTTGAGTGGTGGCCAGAAGAGCGGCAAGACGCATGCCGCATTACTACTGGCCTGGGGGTATTCCCAGGTCGGCTACACCGTGGCAGTGTTGTCTGCTAACGGTTCTCGCGGGGCGGCCACGCTGAGGAAGCTACCGAGGCTATCGGTTCCGGAGATACTCCTCAGCATCAAGCATCGTTGGCTGCTCAATGTCGCGCTGAAGCTGCTGAAGAGCGTCAAACTCGGAAACGTTCTTATCTTTTCGGGTGATCTTGCCCATCAGATGGCGCGCATCCTCCAGCGAGACTCACTCGACGTCCTGGTCGTCGATGTGGACTACCCCACCGATGAACTGATAGACCTGGTCACGATAGCCAGGAAGCAGTTCCAAGGTCTCTCGGTTATATGGACAACGGTGCAGTTCCGATGATTATAGGATCAGTAAAGGCCAGCGAGCTTGATCCAAAATCGCTGCGTGCAGAAGACTATCTGTTCAACCCTGACGAAGAGGCGCGCAAACTGGTAGGGTGTCATGAGCAGGTTCACGGAGCAGGAGGTGGAGATCACTGTTGGACCTGTTACAGCTTGGGTACGCCAGACGAAATCTCTGGGGGCCGAGATCGACCTGAGCGATCGTGGGATTCACGACGTGATTGTGATCCCAGAAAACCGGATGGTTGCCTACGCGGATGTGTTCGATCTTCTATCGAAGGTACTCGGCGCGTGGCAGAGGGGAGGCAAGGAGCAGACGGATGGGTGAGAATTGGCGCGCGAAGCGCTGCCACGATTGCGGGTGCGGGCACGATGAGATTCACGAGCTTGGGTGTGATATGGAGCGTTGTCCATACTGCCTGGGACAACTGATCTCCTGTGATTGCGCCTACGAGCTGTTGGGATTGGTGGATCACGACGAGTATCCAGACACCGGAGGGCTTCCACCCAAGATATATCGCGGTGGCCTGTCCTCGGAGCAGGGAGAAAAGTGGCTTCAATTGATCAATGTAAGGGGTCGCATCCCCTATCAGAGCCCGGGGCAGCCGGGGATCGCGGACAACGTCTGGTCGGAGTTCGTCCATCCAGACGGCCACTGCTCCCTCTGTGGGAACTCAGGTGTCATTGACACACGAGGGCACGTAGAGACCGCAGCTGGTTGGAAGGTGGGGGCGAGGTGCTTCTGCATCTGCCCAAACGGGAGGGCGTGGAAGACCAGTACCGGTAACCCATCTCAATAGGGAAGCTGGATTAGAGTGATTGAATACTGGGCAGGCGAAGAGCCGGCCCAGCTCCACCGAGTCGGAATCCTCTGGTGGTCAGAGGCCGACGGGCGGCTCATCGCCCGAGGGGGCTTCGACATGGCCGAAGGCTCGGCCGTTACGCTGACCGTGGTCTCCGACTCCCTCTCCGGGGAGAGGCGTTTCGACGGATCCGTCCACCCCGACCAGGTGGACGAGCTCCTTGACGCCCCGGAGGGCTACCCCCTCCGCATCGAAGAAAACTGCGGCCAGGCAGGCGAGACGTGGGCAGTCGCTGGGCCAGTCCCCCCGGAGTTTTCCTCGATTCCCCCCGGGTGGAGAATCGAGGAAAAGTGGGTGCACGGGCACCCGAGTTCATACTACGTAGTGAAGGCGATCTAGGTGCGTTGAGAGGGCCGAGAGGCCCAAGGAGATTGAGATGAATTTTGCGAACCTGACCCCCCACGCCATCGTCGTCCGCACGTCGGACGGCGACATCACGCTCGAGCCGACGACCCCGCCGGCTCGAGTCCAGAACACTGCAGGAAATTTCCTGCGGGAGATCGACGGCGTCCCGATCTTCTCGGCTGACGTGCCCGGCAAGATTGAGGGGATCCCCCCCCTCACAAGAGGGCACGATGTATGTCGTGTCAGTCGTCGTGGCGGGGGCGCTGTCGCCCGAGCGACGCGTCGTGGGGGACGTAGTGGTCCCCGCCACCGGCCCGGCGGACGGGGCGATCCGATATTCAGATGGCCCGCGCCGGGGCCAGATCGAGGCCGTCACGCGGCTGAAGTTGGCGTGACGACCGGCCCTGAGCACGGCCGAAAAAAACTGCTCATCTCGTCGCCGGTCAGATTGCTCGCGGCGGCGGGACCAAGGAAGGGCTAAGAGCCCAGAAGGAAGAGAGATGACGAGGTACGTGGACCTAGACGCTGCGGCGTCCACATCCCCGCTGCCAGCAGTGGAGGATGCTGTTCGAGCCTTCCTCGCCGAGTACGGTAGTGTCCACCGGGGGAGTGGGCGCCACAGTAAATTGTCCACGGACGCCTATGACCACGCTCGTCGCGTGATCAGGCGTTTCGTGGGCGCCGGGGAGGAGGACTACGTCCTCTTCACCGGCAACACAACGGGGGCGATGAACGTCATCGCCCACCACCTCTCCTTCCTTCGGGGAGGGGTGGCGGTCAGCAGCCTGGAGCACAGCTCCTCGTTGCTGCCCTTCGTGAAAGCGGAGGGCGAGCGGGCGGTGCAAGGCCGCCAATTCGCACTGGAAGAGCTGGACTCTGTTGCCGAGCAGATCCAGCTCGCGGGTCGAAAGAATGTACACAAGTACATCATCGACCCGTTCCGCGGGATCGACCTGGAGAGCCTGGAAACTCTCCTGTCGACCCATAAGACGAAGGCGGTCGTCCTGACCGCGTCGTCGAACCTCACGGGGTACTGCCCCCCAATCCGTGAGGTTGCGCGCCTGGCTCACAGCCACGGTGCGCTGTTGGTCCTGGACGGATGCCAGTTCGTCCAGCACCACGTCCTCAACATGGAGGCTGAGGGCGTGGACTTCGTGGCCGCATCGGGCCACAAGTTCTATGCCCCCTACGGGGGTGGGTTTCTGGTAGGGCCGAAGTGGTTCTTCGACCGCTTCTTGCCCTACCAAATCGGTGGAGGCAACCTCCCGTACATCACGGGAGATGGCGAGTTTCTTCGGTTCAAGATCGAGCTTGCCCATGACCCCGGTACCCCGAACGCAGTCGGGGCCGTGGCCATGGCCGCCGCCCTCGAGGAGATGGAGAAGATCGGACTGGACCGGATCTTCTCGCACGAGAAGGCCCTCGCCATGCGGGCGCATGAGGGTCTCAGTTCCATCCCAGGAGTGGAGCTGTACGTAGAACGGGAGCGGTTGGGCACCGTCGTCCCGTTCAATCTCCGAGGGCAAGACCCCAAAGAGGTTGCCGAAATCCTCTCGACGCAGTTTGACATCGGCGTTCGCGCCGGATCGTTCTGTGTCTATGAGGGCGTGCGGCAACTTCTCGGGATCACCCCCGAGGAGGACGCCCGAATCGCCGAGAGGGTTCGCCTCGGTGATACCAGCAGCATCCCGGGGCTCATCCGAGCCTCGGTGTGCTGGCACACGCGGACCGAGGACGTGGACCGTCTCATCGAGGCGGTTCGCGTGGTGGCAGGAGGATGAGTGCCGTCCTCAAGGCGCTGCGGGCCATGCCCGTGAGCGTCAACTGCTACCACGGTGACCCCACCCTCCAGTGGGGCAACACCGTTCAAAAATTGGAGGATCTCGCTGCCGAAGGCCACACGGGCCCGGTCAGCGTAATCACCAAGGGTGCCCTCGGCCCGGCGAGAGGTAGGAAGCTCGCTGAGCTGAAGGGGAGACTCCCGGGCCTGCTGGTGATGGTTTCCATCAGCGGACTAGGGAGGGAGTTCGAGAAGGCGGGACACGACCACCGGTACCGAGCTCTCGCCACCCTGCGGGAGGTGGGGGTCCCCGCCTTCGCGGCTGTCAGGCCGCTGACCCCTCCGTATAACACCACTCCAGAGGTGTTGTACGAGATCTTCTCTCGACTGCAAGCTGTCGGCTGCGAGACAGCTTGTGTGTCGGGGTTCCGAGGGGACTCATCCCTGATCGAGGCTATGGAGCCGTCGGCAGGGATCGAGTGGGTCTTGCGGGTGAAGCAGATGACGGGGTTCGACCTCGTCAAGCGGATCGCCGATCAATGCGGCGTCCGCCTGTTCACCCGTGTGTCCTGTTGTGCGTCCTACCTCACTGGGAGGACTGGGACGTACAACCCCTATTGGGGGTCGCCCCAGTTGGTTCGTTGCGAGGAGATCGGCTGTCCGCTGGTCGACTTCTGTGGACCAGTGGCCCCTGACCCAGAGGTCGTGTCCTGGCTTGAAAGAGTTGGATACGACCTTCGGGTGGAGCAGCGCTGCCAGGAGCGCTGCCGGTTCAGCGCGGACAACCGCCTGAACTGTAAGAGCTGCTGTACGACCTGCTTCGTGCAGCCGCAGCCCCGGGTGATTGTGCGCAACGCACGAACTCTCGGGGATTTGGCCTTCGTCAGGTTCGTTCTCGGCGGGACCCTTGCGGTCAAGCCGGGCATGATTGACGGAGGGGATCGAGACGTTGGGCGAGTCTCGGTTCTGAGTGAGCTCCTTGGGCAGGAGCTCCACTGCATCAATTCCTGGTGGGTGTGGGCCACCCGCAAGGAGTCCTGCTTCGGGTGCAGGTACTGTATCAGTACCCTCTACCCGGGGCAGGGCACGGTCGGCTGCCCCCCGGCTGACCTGGCCGACATGGTGGATAGTCATGTTTGAACCAGGAAAGCCGGCATGCCCTATCGCATGCCAGTATTGCTTCATCACGGAGCATGATACCCGGCGCGCGGTGTGGAACCGCGCTTCCATGGCGGGTGTGAACAAGGCGTGTACCTACGTCAATGTCCCGCCCTGGATTCGCGAGGACGCCGATGCCCAGCGACGCTTTTCGGTGTTTCCCTGGGACCTGCTCAAAGGTGATGTGGTCGGTTTCACCGCGATCACCGATCCTTGCTGGCCCCGGCTGGAGCCACAACTCCGGGAATTCTTGGAGCGGGCCGGGACAGCGGCCAAAATGGTGACGCTCGTCACCAAATGGCCGCTGTCTCGCCGACAGGTTCGGTTCCTGTCCGATGTTCCGAATCTGTTCCTGGTGATCTCGATCACCGGGAACCCACCCCCAATAGAGGGGGTTCCCGTCTCCAAACACCTCGAAACCCTTGAGAGGTGCAAAGATGCAGGGATCCCCTCACTCCCGATCGTGCACCCCTACATCAGTGGGGTGAGCGATCTGGGTTTTCTCCCCAACCTGATTGAGTTGGGGTACGACCAGGTAGGGGTAAAAGGCATCCGGTACTGCGACGCGCACATGGCGTCGTGGATGCCTTCCCTCTCCAGGGGGGCCTACCGTGGTCGTGAGGACGAGGAGGTGCTGCCAGAAGACGGCTGGCGCCAGCTCGTCGAGGACGCAGGGTTCACCCTGCGTTCTCCCAAGGATTGGTACCTCGAGCAGGTGTCAACCCTTGGTCCTCACCTAGAACGAGGTGAAGCGGAGAACCTGGTAGATCAGGTCTTCCGTCTCGCCAACGTGACATCATCGTCGGACGACGCTTCTGTCTGGGAAGCGGCCATTCGACGAAGGATGTAGCTCTGGTACTGAGGTGAGCCGGGGAGACGGGGGGCAGACCCCCGCCCCCGCTCCTCGGGGGCTCGGGGCAGTGAGAGGGCCTGAAGGCCCGGAGGAGATGTCATGAAAATAACGTTGAGAAATTCACTCCACAACACGTCCGTCCGCGTCGTCGCTCCCGAGAGCCTCGTGCTCTCTAAGAGCCAGGTCGCCAGGGCGCGCCGCGCCCTCTGCGGGATGCCCGGGTGCAAGTGCGCGAGCACGGCTCTCGGAACCTACGGCGAGAGTCCCGAGGGATCAGACGGCACCTTCTATGGTGTCGAGGACCTCTATGACGGTCGCGTTGAGCTGGTCGAGGTGACACGATGACCACGACGGACCTGCAAGAGGCGGCCCTTGCCGCCCTGGCCCGAGCCCAGGAAGCAGAAGCCGCGTTGGCCCGGCTGGTGGCGGAGCACCAGCAGCTCGAGCGCCTGGTGCGCGAGCACTGGGATGCGTCTCGGCGGGCTGGTATCAGGCCCCACGACGAGCAGCTCCACGCTGGCTATCTCCGGCTGGAGCAGTAGGCCGAAACCGGGGCAACCCGGTCCGGGCGTAGGGCGCCCGCTGACGAGGCCGTCAGAGCAAGGAGAAGAGAAAATGAACGATCAGAATGAAGCCATCGAAACCACCGGCCGTATTCCTCGGATCGTCGGCCCCGACGGGGCAGAGGCAGTCGCCACCGAGGTCGGGATCTGCGCCGACTGCGGTTGCGCCGGCCTGGTGTCCGACTGGCCGGGACGCGGCGCGCTATGCGCCGCAGCGGATGATGGCCGGCTGATCTGTGACGACTGCGCCGAGCTCGAGGCCGAGCCCGAGCCCATCCCGGAGCCCGTCCCGTGCACGAACGGGATAGGCTACGACTGCCACTCGGGGGGCTATCTCCCCGAGTGGTTGATCGCGGCGGTGGCCTCAGCGATAGCCGAGGCCCACGACGACGGAGTGTCGTCGTGCGGCGGGGGCGCCCCCCTCGCCAACTGGGACCTCGACTGTCCCCTCTGGTCGTCGGAGGGGGAGCGTTCGGCCCGCCATCGGGCCGTCGAGGCCCTGAAGAAGGGGGTGAAGTGATGTATGTAGTTCTGTGTGATCTCGATGAAGGAGCTCATATCTCCTCCTGCCACGAGACGCGGGAGGAGGGGGAGGCGGCACTAGCCGCCGTCCCGCTCCGAGGAATAACACACGATTGGGCCTCGCTCGTCGAGGTCCATCCGGGGGTGCCCCCGCGGATGGTCGCGGGAAGATGCCCCGACGGAGAGTAGACCTCTCCCGTCCCTGGTCACCGCCCCCGCTTCTCGGGGGCTCGGGGCAGTGAGAGGCCGAGAGGCCCAAGAGGAGCTGATATGGCAAGCAAAAGTGGTCTCCTCATCCCGATGGAGACTCGATCATCTTGCATGATCCACAACATGGTTCGCCAGATACCGAAGTGGGAGAGTCACAATGAGCAGCAAGTACGAGAGCATTGGTCGGGGAACGACGAGAGCGATTCTGCGTCGTCACGCTAGCAGCGAGGAACAAAGTTTGCAAAGTCCGCAGGATGAAACGAGTGATCAGCTTCGTGAGGAGATGAACTACATATACGCTGCACTGGATGAAATCATATCGGCGAATGCCCGGGCCCGGCACGAGGGTCGCGACTCAGCTGTGACGCAGCATATGACCGTGCTGGCTCGAGGTGGTTTTGCCGCGCTCGAGTACGCCCGGACGTATTTCATGCTCCTCAACGATACTCGGATCGATTCCGAGAGGCAAAAGTCCGAACAGGTCAAGAAGGACCGTCTGCTTCATCAAGCGATGGGCCTTCTGGTCACTGTTTGTGGAAAGGAGCGCGTGCCAGCTGAGTGGAGAAGGGATCTGGCGGCATTCATTGACGAACACGCCGTCGTCAAGTCAGAGGATTTCATTGACGAACACGCCGTCGTCAAGTCAGAGGATGCCGATGCCTGACTTGGTAGTGAGGGTTGAAAGTCCTGGCCAGCCCAAGGAGAGCTACCGGGACAGTCCGTTGACCCAAGAATTATCGTCCATGGATCAGCTTCGGGTAGATGTCGACGACCTGCGGAAGAAGAACGGAAGTCTCACGCTGAGAGTTGCTAAACTCGAGAGCCGAACCTCAGGACTGGGCGAAGACATACTGCGCCTATCTGGTTCCCGGGTGCAGTCTCCGATAGGCCGAGCGATATTCCTGCTCGTCAGCGTGATTGTCATGGCGGTCTGCATGATCGTCATGGAGATCGCGCTTCTTTTCGCGTTCAGTAGAATCGACTGGGAGGGTTCGGGCGGCTTTGAGTACATCGTCTACACTATCTGCGGAGCAAGCTGTCTTGCACTCTCCATAGCCGCATGGACCAAGCTCCACGACATGCTCGCAAAGCGCTAGATCAGCAGGTGCAATGTGACGAACGAGAATTGTCTGAGGGGATTCGAGTGCCCTGAGTGTGGTCACACCGATAAGTTCTACATCGAATGCACTGTCGTCATGGCTGTGTATGATGACGGGGCCAATGAGACGACGAGTGATGTGGAGTGGAACGATACGTCATACTGTCGTTGTGCACTGTGCGACCACTTTTCTACAGTACGCGAGTTCGTTGAAAAGGAGGAGAAGGATGAGCTCGCAGAGTATGACAACTTCGAGGAGTGCGATGGGGATGACGTGTGGTGTGAGGAAGGTACTCATAGCGTCATCGGAGAGGCTGATGACGATGAGCAGCTCCCAACATACGTTCTGACATCAGACGGCGTGTCGTTCAAGCCAGGTAAGATCATTACCGAACGCTGGGACCTCCCACCCTCACTCACTGTGTCGAAATGTCTTACCATTCGACCGGAGGCCCGTACCTACCTGTGTGAGCACGACATAGACATCCCTCCGCAGGCTGAGGTCTATGTGTGGCGTGAGCACGGGAGTAGCCGTAGGCTGGACTCTGGCGACATCTATGACTCGATGGAGCGTAGAGTGTTTCTGGCCGGGACGAAGGGTGAGTTCTACTTCGTCGATCTTGAACCACATGCGAACTGGGCGCACCCTTGCTTGTACGTTTTTGTGGAGGAGGATCACGATGGCAACAAAGACAACCGGAGCTGAGTTCAAACGCTGGTACACCGGACCCTACTGGGAAGGCAACGGGATGTGGCATGAAGAGGAAATAATCACAGTCAACGGCGGGGAAGTGGGAGAGCTCGACTCCGATTTGAACAGTGTAGAGGACACAGATGTGCTCACGATCTCAGGGGGGATCATCTATGACGATGACGCCATCCCTTATGACCCTGAAAACTCCAAGGACTTCGAGAAGGAGTTTCGAAAATGGAGGAAGCAGCAGAATTTCGTGATCCTGCTGGTGCAAGTGCCGAAGAGCTTCGAGGGTGAGCTGAGAGACTACTTGAAGACTCTGAAAGGGAAAGTGCTATGACGGACAACGAAAGGGCACAGGAGTACGCCAACGGAAACGAGGAGTTCGCTGAGTGGTTGGACGAGCTTGACAAGTTGGTCTCAGACAGGATCACGGTCGGCTTGTTTGATCTCGAGGACATGTGCCTCTGGGATGAGTGGGAGGCAGGGAGTTCCCCCGAGGACACGATGCGCGAGCTCGTTGCTCCAACGGTCGATCAGAACTACGGGGTCGAGTACGGGGATTTGCTGAGGAGCTGAGAACGGAGTGATCATGTACGAAGTTAGGTCGTTTTCAAGTGCCGAAGAGTTGTTTGAGGAACTCAGGAAAAACAAAGAGCAGTCTGACAGTCTGATTGTCCCATGGCAGCGGGAGGTCAAGCCCGGTGACCGTGTGATCAGATACGAAGAGGGTCTGGTCATCTACGGCCGGATTACCGACCCCGTGGAGGAGGACAGGAAGTATTATTCCGACCCGGATCATGATCCGGAGTTTCTGAGTATTAGGGCGTACTTCACGTCTCCTTCTTGGACAGGGTCCTACCGGTACGGCTGGTTCTACTCGGCGATGTGTCCAGAGGGAGAGCCCGGCTCCATTCCTCTCGCGACCATAGCTAAGGTGATCGACGAAGCGACCTTTGAAGCAGCGAAGGAGGCTGGCTGGCCGAGCACGCCGCCTGCGGGCAGAGCATGACCCGCTTTGTCGTGTGCATCGACTTCTACGGCGTCGACGGTGTAGGAGAGGCATACCGGCGGCTCCGAAAGGTCATGGAGGCCGGGCACAAACAAGGTTTACAGTTCGAGTGGGAGACTTCAGACGAGGCGTACTACGACACCGGAGATCGTATCGACGAAGACGAGCTTCAGCAGGCTATCGTCGAGGTACTGGACGAAGAAGGTGTAGACGAGGAGTGTGCACCGATCCTTGAGGAGTAGGTGATGGGCTATCAGAGTTGTGCATGCCCGGGCTGCTTCGAGATCGTGATCAGCAGCGGAGGTCTCGATTTCTGTGATGAGTGCGGCGAGGCAGGCTGTGCTGATCGGTGGGCACTAAATGGCGATCCCGAAGATCACCCAGAGATGTGGGTGTCAGATGATGGCACGCTGTTCAACATCGAAAAGTACACTCAGCAGCTCGAAGAAGATCAGGGGGCGGAGTGCTTGATCGAACGGTGTGCGTGTGGTGGAAACCTGAGTAGGGGAGAGTGTTACTGCGAGGAGGTCTGTTGGCCATGATGGTGCGCCGCAGGCACTGAAGAGAGCAGCTGAGGAGCGAGAGAAGATGAGAGTGCTGAAAAAGGGGCGTACTCAGACGGGTTGGTCCAAGAAGGCAAAGTGTACTGGGTGTGGAAATGGCGGCGGAGGATGCGGCGCGGAGCTCCTCGTGTCAGCGGGTGATCTGTACTATACGTACAGTCATGCTCGAGATGAGACTGATCAGTACACGACCTTCCGCTGTCCCGACTGCGGCGTACAAACGGATATGGTGGGGGTACCAGGATCAGTAGAGGTCAGGAACAAAGAATGACAGTGTGTGTGAGGTGCGGCTTAGTAACGGACGGTGTTTCACTATGCACACCGTGTATGGACGTCATCAAGAACGAGAGGTATGAGGAACGGTGGGTCGACAATATCATCTACGGCCTGCGGATCATGCAGCGACATGGTGACGTCGATATAGGGGCGGCGCACGATGTGCTCTTCGCTGGGATAGCGGATGCCGAGGGCATTCCGGAGGCGGATCAAAAGATACTGAGAAAGCTGAACTGGAGGACGGAGCTCGAGGGCTGGGCAGTCTACCTGTAGGAGAAGACAGATGGGATGTGACATTCACTGCTACGTTGAGGTACGCGGCAGCGACGGAAAATGGCAGTTCACGGACGACGGGTACTTTGCACGGCGACCAGATTATGGAGCAAATGATATAGGCACCCTCAAGGCGTGATGGAATGACAGGCCGAAGTATCTCTATGAAGGGAGAAACTATAATCTCTTCTCCATCTTGGCAAATGTACGGAACGGGTATGGTTTTGCCGGCTTCAGGACCGGAGATGGGTTTGTGCCAATCTTCAATCCCCGCGGCGTGCCCGAGGACGCAAGCCCTGAGTTTGTGGAGATCTCGGACGGGTGGGGTGGCGATGGGCACAGTCACAGCTACCTTACCGTTCGGGAGTTGCTCGACTATGATTGGGATCAACAAACCCGGCTATGTGGCTGGGTTGGCGAGGAAGAATACGTCAAGTGGCGTGATAAAGGATCACCGAGCAGCTGGGTCGGTGGCATTTCTGGCCAATGTGTCAAGCACGTAACAAACGAGGAGATGGAACAGCATATCTGCGAGAAGCAGGCTCACGTACCTCAGGCTCACAGTGCCGACGCTGTGTTTACAGAGGTCTCCTGGGGTACCTCGTATCGGGAGTGTGCTTCTGTGTTCTTGGAAGAGACCCTGCCCGCCCTCCAAGAACTCGGTCCGTCCAAAGATGTACGGATCGTTTTCTTCTTCGACAATTGATCTGTTCTCATACCAGCTGGGAGGTTTAGTGATCCTAGACCCCACGCCACGACACCTACCCTCGTTCATCACCAACAAAGGAGAAAATCATGTTCAAAGAATTCAAGATTGCCATAGAGCGACAGTTCGAGTTGATGAAGGGTCATCAGCTCTTCCGCACAGAAGTGGAGAAAGAACTCCTGTGGCTCACCTACCTCGAGAGCTTCCCTCCGGGAACCAATCCACAGTACAAAGAACGCACCGAGTACGACTGCCAGGCGTGCAAGAGCTTCATCCGCGCCGTGGGCAGCATGGTTGCCGTCATCGACGGTGAGCTGGTCTCCCTGTGGGACGTGGAGGTGAACCGCCCCTACGACAAGGTGGCCGCGGAGTTGTCGGAGCTTGCGAAGAGCGCTCCGATCAAGAACATCCTACTTCACGATTCCGCTTTGGTCGGTGTCGACAAGAACTTTCAGGATCTCGATGGGGAGATACTGACCTGGGAGCACTTCTACCTCAAGCTCCCACCGTCCTGTGTCAATAATGATCGTGGAGCCGTTTACGCGGACAAGCGATCGCAGAAGGATGTCTTCGCTCGGTCGCTTCAAGAGATCACTATCGACGCCCTCGAGACCGTGGTCGATCTCATCGGGCAGAACTCGCTCTATCGGGGGGAGGAGCATCTGCACTCGGTGCAATCGTTCCAGAAGGAGAAGAAGGCCTACGACAAGCTCGAGACCCCTCGGGCACAAGAGCTCTTCTGCTGGCGGCAGGATCTGGGCCCGGCAGTTACGAGGATCCGTAGCTCTGCCATCGGCACGTTGCTGGTTGACCTCTCGGAGGGCGAGGATTTGGACGCCGCGGTACGGATGTTCGAGTCCAAGGTGGCTCCCTCCAACTACAAGCGTCCCAAGTCTATCGTGACCAAAGCCATGATCGAGCGCGCTCGTAAGACCGTGGAGGAGCTTGGCTATGGTACGGCCCTCGGTCGTCGGTTCGCGGTCATTGACGACATCACGGTTGACAACGTGCTGTTCGCGAATCGCAACGCGCGGATCAGTATGAGCACCGACGTCTTTGACGATATGATCTCCGAGACGCCTGGGGATACGAAGCACCTCGACAGGGTCGAAAAGGTCGACATCAACGTCTTCCTCGAGAACATCCTCCCGAAGGCGACCTCGGTCGAGCTGCTGCTCGAGGGTCGTCACAGCGGCAACTTGGTGAACCTGGTCGCCCCGAGCGATCCAGAGTCCAAGCTGCTCTTCAAGTGGACCAACAACTTTTCATGGGCCTACGCGGGGGATCTGGCTGATTCGATCAAGGAAAGAGTCAAAGCGCGGGGCGGCAGTGTGACTGGCGATTTCCGCGCTTCGCTGGCGTGGTTCAACTCTGACGACCTGGATCTTCACCTGATTGAGCCTAGTGGATTCCGCATCTACTTCGGAAACAAAGGCTCCCCCGCAACGGGCGGTACACTAGATGTAGACATGAACGTCTACGCGTCGGGTCTAGGGTTCTCCCGAAACGCTGTCGAGAATATCACCTACGAATCCCGGAGCAGGATGCGCAGCGGAGTGTACAAGCTCATTGTCAACAACTACACGCATCGAGAACACATCGACGTGGGGTTCGAGGTCGAGCTCGAGTTCGACGGTCGGATCACGACTTTCGCCTGTAACCGAGAGGTCCGTTATAAGGAGGACGTGGTGGTGGCGGTCTTCTCCTATTCACCGAGCGAGGGCATCAAGATTCTGCAGTCTCTGCCGATGCAGAGCGTCTCGAGGACGCTGTGGAATCTACCGACCGAGAAGTTCCACCCCGTCACCATCGCTCTGCTGTCGCCCAACCACTGGGATAACCGTCCCACCGGCAACAAGCACTACTTCTTCATGTTGCAGGATTGCAAACGGGAAGGAAGCTCGAGGGGCTTCTTCAATGAGCAGCTCTCGGATGATCTTCGAGAACATAGAAAGGTGTTCGAGATTCTCGGGGCCAAGATGAGGACAGAGGAGGAGGGCGAGCAGCTCAGCGGGCTCGGCTTCTCTTCAACACAGCGGAGCAGCGTGTACGCCAAGGTGACTGGTTCGTTCACCCGAATCGTCAATGTCACGTTCTAGTCTGAGATCAATAAGCCTCTCAGCTGGCATTAGCAAATCCTGATCAGAGCTTATGCTCGTCAGGTACATTGTCAATAAAAAACATGTATGCCTGCTGGGAGGCTTAGTGATCCCAGACTATAGGAGAAAACGCGTGTGTCTGAGACCAGAAGGAGAGAGAGAACATGAGTGAACGTGCGCCAGATGGCATGAGCAGGGAAACATGGGAAGCCGTCGTCTCAGACGGGTTTGGTGTGGCGATCAAGAATGATGCCGGGCAGTGGGTGAGGGTCGATCCGAAGTCGGTCTTCATCTACGATGCTCGTCAGGAGGAGCCCCACTTCTATGGCGATGACGGACCACCCGGCCGGGTAATCAGGGACAGGAGCTGGGGAGGAACCGAGTAGATTCCCCAGCAGAGAAAGAGAGAGAGAGAGAGAGAGAGAACATGAGTGAAGAGATCAGCCCGATTGGACCGATGAGAGTGCAACTAGAGAAGGACGATTATACGTTCCCCCTGAAAAACGTTGTCCCGTGGGAGGACTGGAAGAAGATCACGGAGACCATTCCCGAGGATATGTGCTGGCGTAAATCAGCACTGCGTCAGAATGGGGTGTTCGACAGCTTGAAGCTCGGTAACGCTGTTGCGTGTTCGAGTCACACATCCAAGAGCTGCAAGCTGCCCGTGGTTCGAGGGGTCGTGGCGCCCGGGGTCGTCGTGATCATCCGGGGTAATTTCTATGACTGGAAAGTTAGTGTCATCAGCGATCATCCTCTCCCGGGGATCGACGACACCTACCTCTTCGAACCAGAGACGCATCACAGGTCCGTCTACTTCGAGGGCTTCGATAATGCCTGGTGCTTCGGCAGCTACAAGAACAATCAGCAGCAGTTCTCGGTAGAGCTCGAGTATGACCCACTGCGGCTGTACACTTTCGTTCGAGAACTGCGCCGCGTCAGTACCCGCTGACCAACGCGTATGCCAGCTGGGAGGCTTAGTGATCCCAGACGGGACCCCGCAGTCGGCCTCCGCCCTACCTAAATAGTGATCGGGAGGTACCGTGAACAATGGAAGATAAATACCGGGACTGGATCGACGCGAATGTAGACGACGATGGGTTCGGGCTCTGCCAAGAGTATGCAGAGTTGATGGCAGGGGAATTCCCTGAGCTCAGGGCCGTCTATGGATACTACAATATCGATGACCGGTCGTTTCCGCACTGCTGGTGTGTGGACACAGACGGAAATGTCATAGATCCGACCGTAGAGCAGTTTGGAACCGGCGGCCAGTATGTACAGAAGAGGAACATCACCGACATACCAGATCAACTGCGTAAGATCGCTCACGAGGCGGCCAAGCTCATCGTGAGCGAAGATAAAGCAGGAACTGTGTACGAGGCATGGCTCGTGCTCTGCATCATCCGGAATTTCGAGAAATTGATCGCGCGAGAGTAGACCGTGTGATCTCTGAGATCGATAAGCCCCTCAGATGGCATTAGCAAATCTTGATCAGAGCTTACACGCGTCAGGTGCGTTGTCAACAAAAAGGGAGAAGAACATGTTCGAGAAAGCAGCACGATTGAAGTTGCGGTACGACACCGGTCGTGGCCGCCTAAGCGTTGAAGATCTGTGGGACCTGCCCCTGCTCAGCAATAAGCACGGCGTCGTGTGCTTGGACGATGTAGCCAAGGAACTCCATCGTGAGATGAAGGACAGCGACGAAGAGAGCTTCGTGATCCAGACATCTGAGCCTAACGAGGAGCTCAAGCTCAAGTTCGAGATCGTCAAGCACATCATCCGCGTTCGGCTCGCCGAGGAGGCAGCCAAGAAGAACGCCGCACTGATCGCGGAGAAGAAGCAGCAGATCATGGCGATCATGGTCGAGAAAGAGACGGAGACCCTGAAGGGGTCGAGCCTCGAGGAGCTTCGAGCTCTTCTCGCAGCCCTGTAGGCCTGAAACTTCATCCGGGGCACAGCTCTTCTGACAGCCGGTCAGGGGGGCTGTGCCCCATCGTCCCGTAGGAGATCAAGTGCTAAATAAACAAACCCATGGCGCGATATTCACGGCGTTCTTTCCGTTCTGCGGGTTGGGTGCCGGTGCGTTGGGTTTTCTTGACGCTCGGGTTACCGTCCTTGGTCGTCCCGCCAAGTTCGTCAGTCTCGGTGGGATCGACATTGATCAAGAAGCGTGTCAGGACTTCGAACGACTCACAGGAAGCCCTGCTCTCTGCGCTGATATGCACGACCTCACAGCTCATGACATCAGGAGCTTCGTTGGTCAGCGCGCTCCTGATGTCGTATTCAGCTCGCCGCCCTGTAAATCATTCAGCGCGTTGCTCTCCGACAAGATCGCGTCGCAAGAGAAATATCAGAAACTCAGTCGTCTGGTCATTCGGTGGGTGGAGCTCATGATCCACACCTGGTCTGATGAGCCTCCACGCCTGATCATCATGGAGAACGTTCCGCGCATCACCTCGAGGGGCAGGAGATTCCTCGAGGAAGTACACGCGATTCTGGAAAATGCGGGGTACTGTATCCACGAGGGTTTTCACGATTGCGGAGAGATTGGCGGCTTGGCGCAGCATCGTCGACGGTTTCTCATGGTCGCCCGTCTACCCCGTCGCTGTCCCCCCTTCCTCTATAAGCCGCAGCGCCTACGGGTCCGCGGGTGCGGTGAAGTCCTCGAGAAGTTGCCCGTCCCAGGTACTTTGGAGGCGGCTCACTTTGGTAAGTTGCATCACTTACCGGGGATCAGTTGGATCAACTGGGTACGCTTGGCGCTGATCCCGGCCGGCGGCGATTGGAGAGATCTCCCGCGTGTGCTGGAGTCTCAACTTGGGAGCATGGTAGACAACCCCAACAGGTACACGAACAAGTATCGTGTGGAGGACTGGAGTGCTCCGGCCAAGACCGTCATCGGAGCGACTCGACCCGGGTCCGGGGCAGCCTGTGTTGCTGACCCTAGAACCGCAGAGTGGCATTCTGGAGTCCTCGGGGTACGTGAGTGGAACAAACCGGCCGGAGCCGTTACCAGCCGCTCAGGGCCCAGCAATGGGGAGTTCTCCGTCGCTGACCCGAGGCTCACCTGTAGCCCTTGGGGCGGTGCATACGGTGTCAGCGGATGGGAGGATCCTGCTCCGACCGTGACCGGGGGCCGTCTGGACAATTCCGGGGTCTCGGTGGCCGACATCCGGGTGAAACAAGCCTTCGATCATGGGTATAAGGTACTCAGATGGACTGATCCTAGTTTCACCGTCGCCGGGCAGACCTCGTGTGGTTATGGAGCGTTCCAGGTAGCAGATCCCCGCGTAGATCAAGCTGTAGGGCGCCGTATTGTGTTCGAACAGCTTCTATCTGTTTGGGATGGCGACCCCAAAAAAGCTCCGCCCTTCATACCAGTGATCGTCTGCCCCGATAATTGCTGGCATCGCCCAATGACGCCGATGGAGCTGGCGATTTTACAAGGCTTACCGACGGAGCTGGATGGGCGCCCCCTCGGGCTGTCGGGCAACTCCGTGAGTCGATGGAGAGAAAGAATAGGGAACGCGGTCCCGGTGCAGACCGCTGAAGCTGTAGCCACAAAGATGCTGATCGCGTTGCTGGAAACAGAGCTCTACGGTGCCGATCCTGTCCGTCGCGGTGAGGAGAGGTGGGTCGAGGAGCTCTTTGGAGGATCAAATGGTAGACGAGGAACATGTGGAGCCTGAAGAAGAGGGTAGCGAACTTCCCGAGAATTGGGAGGGGGAGCCGGACACTCCTCCGCCTGCCTGGTGGAGATTCCATCATGCTGATTGCGGGATAGCGTACCGAGGGTGTTCGCCCGAATGTCCGAAGGACGTCTACGAGAAAACAGGGAAATGGATTGGCCCCTCGCGCACGAGGGTCTACATCCATGATCAACTGGTCAATCAGGCTGCGAGATTCCTGAATGGAGAGGAGTCGGCGCCTCTGGAGCCTCTGCAGCACGTCGGACCGCTATCCGAGAAGAGGAGGGTCAAGTGATCGAGCTGAACAAGGAATGGAATCTTCGAGTCGCGTGGGCCGAGGTGTGCTCCGGGTCCGGGTGGCGCAATGAGATCATCTATGCCGTGGTCAGTCGAGCTGGTGTCAACCAGCCAGAATTGATCGTCTTGCAGTCTGACGAGCAGACCGAGGAGATCCGTGTGCTGTTTGACGTCTCCGCGGTCGTCGCTCAAGATATGACCCGGTTGGCCGCTGACGCGGTCCGGCAAAAGTTGGAGGCTGCGGGGGGCTGTACGGTGTGCACGTGCGGTAAAACTCTGCCGCTGCACCTGCTCGGTCTCAACATCACGAAGCATGTCTGCTCGTGTGGCAAGGAGTACAGGGATGAAGGCGAGGTCTTTGTATGCCGCGGGATGGGTTTCAACCCATCTACCGGTATGGGTGACCCCGAGAAAAGAAAGGTCAAATGATTCAGTTTCATGAGACGGTCATGGGCAATAGGTTTTTCTCAAAGCACATGCCAGAGTTGATCAAGGTTCTGGGGAGAATTGCTTGTGCGTTGGAGGAGTCGAATCTGTACGCGAGAGCTGAGCCGCCTGAGATCGATAAGCCTCTCAGCGGGCAGGTGCGTTGTCAGCAAAAAAGGAGATCAGATGCGGAAGGTCGTGACGAGGGAGCCGAACCAGATCCAATGTGAGGTCGAGGAGCAGCTTGAGGCCGAACGGCAGTTCTATCAGGCTCTGACACCCGACGAAGTACAGGAGGAAGAGGAAGAGAGACAGATCATCTACGATATGCTGGATCTCGTGGAGGATGAGCTGGAGGATGAGCGCTGGCTTGACGATGAACGCGAGAGGCTAGAATCGGACGACTTGGTGAACTGGTGGGAGGACATTGATGATGACCCGGATCTTCGGGACGAAGACGCCTATGGTCAGTTGGAGGACAAATGTGCCCGCACTGTATGATGGTGATCTTAGAGATCATCCTGGGTGTGTTCGTTAGCGTACCCGTCGTAGGCATCTTGGCTGTTCGCGCCAAGAGCTGGATCAGTAAGCGAACACGCAAGCACCATTGGCCTAACGCGTGCAGACCAGCACCAACCAGACGCCCCCGGCTGGTGCTGGCCCCGCCCTCAGATAGGAAAAGATCATGATCGCGAACCTCGAGCAGCTCTCGTCTGCTATCGGCGCAAACTGGCCTACCATCAAATCGGTAGCTCGGCGCGTTTTCAAGGACACGGAGTGTGGGGCGTGGGTCGAGCTTATCGAACCACGTCCAGCGAAGATACTCAAACAGCGGTGGGTGGCCTACATCCGCCGTTCGCTCGCCGGTGTCACGGTCGTCGGGATACGCCCTCCTCACGGCAAGACTATTCATCCTGACCCATCGTATGATGGCAAGGTCCCTGAGCGGGTGCTGGAATATCTTGGGGTGGAAGACGGGCGTGTCCACATGACGCTGCACAGCGTAGAACTGCATGACAGACGACACGAAGCCGCGGTGCTCTGGAACTTTATCAAGACGGCAGAGCCACTCCAGCGAGTAACAAATTGGTCTGGCGACACACTCCAGCGAGTAACAAATTGGATTTGGCAGGAGAACTCTGGCGGCACGTGGTCGAAGCGTGTCGAATTCCAGGTCGAGGTGCCGAGTCTCCGTATGAATCACGGAGGGGTCAGGATTGGCTCGATCGTCGAGGGGGTGGAGCAGTGTGCTGAACCGGTTGAGTTGATGTTCCCCTTTACTGAAGACGACTGGGATAACGCAATACGGAGTGTAGAGGACGAGGTGCATGAGATTTGGATGGAAACACACGGCTGCGAAGATTGCGCTACGGATGACATCGGCTGGGGTAAGCCCGTGGATCCCGATTGCAAGACCTGCAGAGGGCATGGGTGCGCTATATGATCACGTATGAGGAGCTGACGAAGAAGTACGGTTGGGCCGATGTAGACATTCTGCGGACGCCACTCACGTCACTGAGGACGACGGACAGGTTGCTGCTATATCAAAACAAAAACTTTGACAGCAGCGCGTTTGGGGCTCTGTCGCTCGTCATCGTCGGTCCAGGGAGGACCATCACGATGGAGAGTGCTCCCCCTGAGTGGATCAAAGATGTTCCGAGCCAGCGGCAGCAGTACATGGGGGAGGTGGATGTCAAGAATCTGCGAGAGGAGCTCGGCGATGTCGAAAATTGAGGAGCTGCGGCGGCTGGGGTTTGACAAGTCCTCGTACAGCTCAAAGAGCAAATCCTGGCGTGTAGCGTGCTCTCGGTGTGCAGCCGCCGTGATCAATAGCGTTCCGTGTCACGAGACGGGATGCCCGAATAGACCACGGCCGAAGTGATGCGCATCGTGCATACGTCTATTCCGCTGTTGGCCCAGGATGCAGATGTCCCTGATTGGGAGGAGGGTGCGGAGAGTGGTCTTCGCCCACTTGAAGACGTAGCTGGTGAGCTCGGGGACTTCCTGGGCCAACATCAGGCGCACGTGCTGGTCTGCTGGAAGCGGGATGAAACGCTCTGTGTGCTGGCCCAGTGCGCGCGGGACGAGCCTGTTGTGCTCGGCGACGATCAAGAGGAGGCGGCATGGGCGGGACCAAAGACGCCGGAGAAGCTGATAACACCTGCTCGGACATCGAGAAATCAGAGGCGGAAGGATTGGCCCCCTCCGAGGAGAAAACGGTAAATCCTGCATCTTCGAAGCGAAACCGGCCAAAACGACCGGCTCGAGCGTCAATTGGCAGCCGTGGTCCGGTAGATTTCGGTGTTTATGGACACTGGAGACGGGTAGAGGAGGAACAAGATGATAGAGATCAACGAGGAGACGCAGAGGCAACTCGACCTCGTCCGAAAAAAGTGCGAGGAGCTTGACGTGACACACCCGGGGATAGAGCTCGTCGACAAGCTGGACAAGGCGCTGGATTATGCTGCTCGGTACGCCGACAAGGATCTCGAAGGAAAAACGATCGCGGTGCTCACACCTGATTCATACCTGCCAGTCAAACTTCCAGAGGATTTTGAACTGCTGCCTCGGCACTTCTCGTTCATGGTGACGCTCTATAAGCCGGGTAAGGAAGGAAATCGAAAGTATTGGTTTGTGATGGGCATGATCTACCACAACGGAGCAGGTGTAAATGATGGATCAGGATCGGTCGAGCTTAACCCAGAAGCCGGTCCACACTGGTCGTTCCACAGTTAGAGGGCACCGTGTTCAAGATCGTAGGCCGGTATAGGTATAAACGGACTGAGGAGATTGACAGTTTTGACACCAGAGAGGAGGCTGAGGCTACGCTGATCGAATACCAGCTGGCTTTCGGGGCTGGTTGGTCTCTGTGGATTGAGGAGGAATAGTGCTACATACGGTGAATCTCACTCAGATTAGTGCACAATACTTCTGTGTACGTCTCAACCTCTTTGGGTTTACATTCACAACCGAGCCGCTGCCGTACACAACTGCGTATGATTTGGCGGACCGTGTAAGCGCCCTTATCGGGGTGCAAAAAGAAGAAACTGTCGAGCATGTTGAGTTGCTGATTCCTGCGTTCAAGGTCATTCCCTCTAATCAGGGGGGCACCGTGACTAATATCATACTTGATATTGACATGGAGGGCTGGAGTTGCAGGAGTTGGGATCACAAGAGTTTTCTAGATAGGCTTCACGCCGAGTTCTTGCCTATGGTTCTGGATAATGAGAACGTGAAGCGCTTATGTCGTGCCGTCGTGACCGAGCTCGAAAGAGCCGTGGCATGTCGAGAAATCTACAAGTTGCCCAAGTCGGTAAGTCGATTAGGAGATAGTATGAGTTACACGACGATGTTTGTAGTCCACGCTGACGGTAGCGTTAGGACTTGGGAAGAGTAGTGAACATACATGCGCTCATGGGGTCCTAGAGCCGAATAGATGTGCGGAATGTGAGCTGGCCGCCGCTGAGTCCATGATAGTACTGCTGAGAGCTGATCTCGAGTGCACTATCGCGTCATTGGAGGAAGAACGTAGGCGGCATGAAATCCGAAAAGAGGAGGGTGATGATGAGTGATCGATGTGCATCTTGCGGTCATGAATGCGTGGCCGCGATCACTGCGAAGTGTACTGGGCTCTTCGGGATCAGATGGCCGGGTGGCCGGGTTGATCGAGGAAGCGTTCTACCACACGAACTTATCGGCTTGAGAGAGAAGGGAGCCAGTAACGACTACTTGAACTTCAGCCTGTGCCTGGTCTGCGGGAAAGTACAGGGCAGGTGGCCCGTCAAAGGAGCGGATCGCTACTTTCGGGAGTTCGCCAAGCCGAAGTACTGGGAGGCGATCGTCTGTTTTGAGCTGCCCACTCGTTTTGAGAAGCCACGGAATGAGTGGGCCAGCTTGTTCTTCCGGTCTAAGACCATTGAAGCCGTAGAGTATCGGATGGAACTCATGGCGGCGCAGAAGTCCTACCACGTCGCACGCTGGTTCGTACGCCCCTTGCGGGATGGCGATACCGTACCGAAAGACTTTGAAGTCATTGAATAGGAAGCAGAAACATGGGCTATACAACTGACTTTGAGGGTCACTTCGCCATCACGCCACCACTCACTCCAGAACACCGCTGCTATCTGTTGGCATTCTCGGGAACTCGACGGATGCAACGTGAGGCCCACCTCGTGGAGAAATACCGAGATCGCGATCGTTCGCTAGTCGGTCTTCCTGTTGGCCTGGAGGGCGGATACTTCGTCGGAGGAGGCGGGTACGCCGGGCAAGCGAATGATGCGTCGATTATCGACTACAACCACCCCCCAACAGGTCAACCAGGACTCTGGTGCCAGTGGGTACCGAATGACGATGGAAGCCGGCTCGAGTGGAATGGGGCTGAGAAGTTCTACTATTATGTCGAGTGGTTGGAGTATCTCATAGAGCACTTTTTCACGCCATGGGGCTATGTCCTAAACGGTGTTGTCAGATGGAGGGGGGAGGACTTCGACGACATCGGGCGGCTCATCGTTGATCACAATGTTGTGTCGTTCGGTGGCCAGCTCAGACTCTGGTGACCCCGACACCGAGGATGCACTGCAAGAAGCGCATGAGCGGATCGCCCTCCTCGAGAAGATAGTGATCGCACTGGCTGAAGACTATGACTACAAGGTAAACCCCTATGACGTCTTGACGCCTGAGCAGCATGAAGAGATCAAAGCGTTGTGTGGGGCGGAGGCGTTCGATGAAAGAGAGGAAGCGAAAGAGAGGAAAAGTGAGTGAGTGTAGTTGTGCCATTGATACGTGTGATGATGACTTTGTTCCGCTCCTAAGAAAGGCCCTGGTCAGAGCACGGAAGGTTCATGTGTGCGCCGAGTGTGCTCGCGATATTCTTGCCGGTGAGAGCTACGATCTTCGGGTGTATGTTGATGACCGCTCAAGGTATGACCTCGAGAAGCATGAGTATGTCGCCCACCGGTGTGTCGTAAGGCACAAAACATGCTTGGATTGTGCTTCGGTACGCGAGGCGCTGTTCTGCACGTGGCACCACGGAATGCTCTGGGAGGAGCTGGACGAGGAGATCAACTCTTCTGGTGGCACGCTGTTTTCCTCCTCCTGTATGCGTCTTCTGACACCGCGTGCTCGTGATCTGGTCTGCGATTCTATCCAAGAGTACTGGGAGTCAGAAGAGGAGGGTGAGGATGAGTAGCTACATTGACGACGTGTTTGGGCCAGGTGGCGTTTTCGATACCGAGCTCGACAACTATGAGATGCGCCCTGGGCAGGTGGAGCTCGCCCGGGCGTTCGATCGCGCAATCAACGAGAAAAGGGATCTGGTGGCAGAAGGTCCGACAGGATCCGGAAAGACTTTCGCGTACTCAGTGGCTGCGATCAAGTTCGCGCACGACAACAAGGAGAAGGTGGTCATCGCTACGGCCGGCATCGCATTGCAAGAGCAGTTGATCTCGAAGGATCTACCATTTCTTGCGCGAGTCCTGCCGTGGAAATTCAGCTACGGATTGCTCAAGGGCCGGTCCAACTATCTGTGCCGCATCAAGCATGAGAAGCTCATAGGCCAGCTCGCACCGAGGTGGGCAAACCCTGCATACGACTGGGAGCAGCCCCATCCATACACGAACCACATGGATGCAGTGCGCTCGTATATGGAGTGGGTCGCGAAGACAACAAGTGGTGACCGGTCGGACCTGGACATTGAGTTTGGTCTCTGGGGTCGGGCGAGCAGCTCTGCGGATGAGTGTCTGGGCGGCGTGTGCCCGAATAAGGATCGATGCTTCGCGAACATTGCCAGGCGAACAGCTGTCAGGTCAGACATCATTGTGATGAACTACCACATCTGCTTCGTGGGCGAGGGCGCGAACATGCCGGATCATTCTGTGATGATCTGTGATGAGGCGCATGAGATCCCGCACATTGCTCGAGACTTCCTTGGTTGGACCCTAACTCCAAGTTTGATCAACCGCATCTCCGCATGGATGAGGAGGAAGGCCCCCCGATCAAGTCAAGACTCTGTTCTCGCCAAGGAGTGGACACGGACAGAGCAAAACATCATCCGGTTTACGGGTGCTTTCTTCGAAGCCGTCTCCAATAAGATCAAGAATCGAGAGATTCATCGTCTCTATACCGGAGGGTGGGTCGACGCAGCTCCGTTGTCGGCGGCTCTCCAGGCAGCGTGTCATCTGTGTGAGAGTCGTGCGGCTGATTTCAAGTTGCAAGGAGCCGCAGTCGCGGCCAAGAGAGCGACTCAGATAGAAAAATTTGCCTGCATTCTCTCAATACATGTCCAGCAGGCCGCAGAAGTGGACGAGCCAAATTGGATCTACTGGCTGACGCAGAACAAGGAGAAGGGTTGGTACGGGGTAGAAGCCAGACCTCTGCGCGTAGGAGAGCTGCTCGAGGGGATCTTGTTCAACAAGAGATCCACAGGTCTGATCAGCGCAACGATGACGACCGGTGGCTCATTCGGTTTTGTTCGTGAGGAGATCGGGGTGCCAGAGGAGGCTGGCGAAATCATAGCCCCCTCTCCGTTCGATCTGGCCAAGCAGGGTATCTTGATCATCCCGTCTGACATAACTGCTCCTCCGAAGAGCGGAGATCACCGTGCGATGGTGACATGGCAGGCCGAGGTCGCAGGCTGCGCAGCAAGCCTGATTGAGATGTGCGGCGGCCGTACACTTCTGCTGTTCACGAGCTGGCAGAACTTGAATTATGTGGCACGGGCGCTTCGAACATTCAAACACTTAGACGGCTTCAGGATCATGAAGCAGGGAGACATGCCTCGAACAAAGCTGCTTGAGGAGTTCGAGAATGATGAGAAGTCCGTGCTCTTAGGCGTGGACAGTTTTCGGACTGGAGTCAACGTCCCTGGCCGAGCCTTGACCGGATTGCTGCTCGACAAGATCCCATTTCCTGTACCAACTGATCCGATCAACAAGGCGATGGAGGAGTACCTGATCGCCAATGGTCGGAACTCGTTCATGGAGTACACGGTCCCTCGAGCAACTATCGCTCTTCGTCAAGGGACTGGTCGGCTCATACGAAGCAGAACCGACATCGGGGTCGTGGTCATCACTGATCGACGGCTCTTGGACCAACCATACGGAACTTCTATTCGAAAGAGCCTGCCGCCCTTCAGAACCTCCTCGGACCTCGAGGATGGCTATGCGTTCATGGAGGCACAAGGATGGGTGTGAAGCCGTCGTCGGCAGGCTCAACGCGATAGGAGACGATGGGACGCCGCCGTGTGCTACGATCTGATTAGGGGCTGTTTTCATGCCCGCTGAGAGGCTTATTATCTCAGATATCTCAGATATCTCAGACCAGAGTTGCTCCTTGACGAGGAAGGGTGAGCAGATGGACGGCAGAGTTGTGCTGGTTTTGGGAACGATCGGTTCGGGTAAGACGAGCATGTGCAGAGAGTTGGCTGCCGAGCTCGGCACCGAGCCTCTGATCGAGATGGCACAGGAGGATGGTAACCCGTATCTCGAGGATTTCTATCTGGACATGAAGCGCTACTCAGCGATTCTTCAGATAGATCAACTGACCCGTCGATTTTCACAACACAAGCTCGCGCAGAACAAAGTGATGGCCGGGCTCGGTCACGCTGTTCTGGATGGTGGGTTCTGGCTCGATACTTGTTTCGCCAGGTTGATCTATAAGTCTGGGATGATGGAGGATCGTGAGTACGACACCTATCGTCGTCTCTTCGCCGAGATGACGATGTTCGTCGGGTACCCGCACATCATCATCCGGTTGTCCGCGCTGCCTGCGGTGGCCTACGAGCGGGTTCAGCGGCGTGCCACGGAGAAACCGGAGAGGCGCGGCGAAGCGGTAAAGGTGACTCGGGAGTACCTCGGCGCTCTTGACCAGGAGATCGAAGCCTTGTGCCGTGAGATGGCAAAGATGGGTGTGGAGGTGATCACTACGTTCTGGGACGAGGACCGAAACACCCCTGCTCAGAGACAGCAGGCTGTGCAGGGTCTGGCACAGCGGGTTCGGGCGTGTAAGCCCCCCGATCCGTTTCTGGCTAACTGGAGGAGAAGTATCGAACCATGAAGAAGATGATTTACGTTGCCGGTCCGCTGACCGTCTCGGGCAACCACATCGCCAACATTCGTTTGGCTGTCCTGGCAGGCTTTCATCTGAAGACCCTTGGGTACATCCCGTACATCCCGCACCTGACGAGCTTCGCCAACATGGTGGAGATCCGGTCCGATGAGTACTGGATGCAATGGTGCTACGACATGCTGCAACACTGTGACGTACTGCTCCGTCTGCCGGGGGAGAGCCCGGGCTCGGACAAAGAAGTGAAGTGGGCAGCAAAATTAGGGATTCCCGTGTTCTACTCGGTAGAAGAGCTCTTGAGGGAGGTTCCTCGTGATTCATGATCTCAGTAAGGTATCGCTCGGTCTCTGGAGTCAGATGCACAAGAGCCGGGTGCTGACGCCCGAGTATTTCATCTGGCTCGCGGAGGAGCTCAAGTTTGACCTCGTCGCCTTCATGATCGACTCTTCGGATCGTGATCCGAAGTTTCTCTTCAGCGAGCGAGATGCCGAGCGCACTCAGGAGTTGGCCTACCCACGTGCCACTGACGTCGTTTTCACTACCTGGCCCTATCCTGATAAAGATCAAATCGACGCGCAGTGCGCTCAGATGGATGCCCTGCTCAAGGCAGCTCCCCGTACCGCGGCGTGGGAAACGGACGAGGAGTTCAACTGGGACGAGGACATGGTGCGGGGCTTCAGCCCTGTCAAGGTGACGAAGAAGCCTCAGTACGTTGGCGACGTTCCTATTCTTCCGAGCAGGCTCGTCCCCATCGGGGGAACCAAGAGCCCATTCGACGTCGCGGGCGACTACTTCGTCTTCAAGAAGTGCGAGATCTGCAACCGTCATGGGGTCCGAAATGAAATGACCACGCTCCCCTATCACCAAGAGAACGGACCGAAGGCCGATACGATCGAGGGTGCCGACACGACCATCGTGCAGGCTTATGCCTGCGATGAGCGGGATGGTAAGGAGATTCCCTTCGAACATCGACTCGGGCCAGGTAACATGCAACGCCTTACCCTTGACCGTACCAAGATCATCCCAGCAGTGATGCGTGGGGAAACGAAGCTGGGCGTTGGCCATGCTGCGTGGAAGCAGCGGTTCAACCGACGCAACCCGAAAACCGGTGAGATCGAGTCGGTCCCGCCAAAGGAGTCCATGCAACTCTCCCTCGATACAGCCATGGGATACCCAGTGGTTGACCACCGCTGGTGGGCAGACAAGTTCGCATACCCCAAGAGCGCCCGCTACCTTCAGTATGCAGAAACCTTTCTGACGAGTCTTCGTCAGTAAATCTCTACGATACACGGGCCGGAGATTGATGGATGGATTGGAGCGGCGCCTGTGGCGTCGCGTGGTTGACACACCCCCGCCACCACAGCGGAATGTACCGATTCTTGCTGTGGTGGTGGGGATACTGGTAGCATGGCTGATCTTCAGAGTTGTACTCTACGCGTTTGCTTGATTATCTACAGTTTGTGCCCGTACGATTCCGAGGATAGAAGGAGAAGACAATGACTAATGCCCTGAGAACGTTTTTGACATCAGCGAGCCTACTGGTCGCCTTGGTGGCCGTATGGATTTTGTTGAGCTGTAGACCGGAAGACAACGATGTCGTGCCTCTCGAAGACGAGATTGAAGACTCGGGGTTGGAAGACTCGGGGGATGTTGAACTCGTCGAGAGTCAAGCTGAGCCTGCTCCCCCTACCTGGCAAGATGTCCTCCAAGCCTTGGAAGAGGAGCTACCCACATCAGAGTGGTCGGACTACCCGACAGTACCGGAAGCCACGAAGTACGATCTGGCTCGGCGCCTGCTCTACAGGAGCGTGGCGTGGGAACGTGATCCGATCTTCCTTGCTGAAGAGCTGTCAGACTTGGTTCGCGTCATCGTTACGATGCAACCAGGGTTTGCGAGTGGATCGCACGGCGGCATGACGAGGGCTTTGAACCTGTCGATTGATATCTTTGTGGCCGTCGGTAACGCAACCCCGTCTTCGTGTTCGGATTCGGGCGGAGAAGAGGTCCCCGAGCTGAACCCCTACATCATCGCCTCCATGAGCTATCGGGAGTCTAGCCTATCGCTGGACACCGAGCGCGGCTACCAACTCAAGCGCGTTGGCAACGTACTCGTGAAGAACTACGACTGTCGTTGGTGCACGGGCTCGAGGGGTGAGCGGGGGATGTTTCAATTCATGCCGAGCAAGAGTGGGGGTCCCGGATTCGTCGAGTCCATGATGCCCCAGAGCTGCAACGATCCGTTCGACAGATGGTGCTCGATCCAATCGGTGGTCGGGTACCTCTCCCAGCTGCGCTGTGCGTGCATCACACAGTTCGGAGACGAATGCACCCTACATGCGATCGTTGCCTCCTACGGGCGCGACACACGCCATCTGGTCTCCCCCATGGACGCTCGGCACCATCGAGGTCCGGCGAACGCTAGGCTGTATCTCTGCCGGGCTGACGCCGATTGCGATGAGCACTGGCCAGTGGACTTTCAAGATGGTTTGCCATAGGAGGTGATCAATTTGGCGCGTGTATTCTTCGAAAACGCACCCCGTGTACACAATCCCAGGCAGTCAGGCTGCTGTTGTGCTGACTGCCATATCCAGAAGAGAAAGCAGCGCGGGTTACCGGAATTGTACTTAGGAGAACCCCAGTTCGTAGGGGTGGTTACGGAAGAGGCGTCTGGTTTACTGCACGAAATATTCGTAGGATTGTACATGGATGAGCCGTCCGGCCGTATATTTCGTGGGAATGCACAGCGCCATCATGAGACGGGCTCTGATTCTTGCCCTTGTGCGCTGTGCGTTGCAGATAAACGTGAAAGTATGGGGCTATCACGTTTGCGTAGGGGTGCTCCGCAATTCGAGGGTGAGGTTGATGAGCAGATAGACGCTATGTATGTAGGTTTGTACGAGATGGTGGATAGCGAGGAGAGCATGTGAAATTTCTTGGCAACGCCGCGAAACACCATCGAGTAACCTTCACTGCATCCGAAGAAGTTCGGGGTGATTTCTGTTCGTGTTACGATTGTGTTGTGCAAAGGCGCAGGGTAAGCGGATTACCCGAAGTTCAGTCGGGACCAGTGGTGTTCCTGGAAGCACCTGATCTGGCGGATAATAAAGTGCGGGAACAGTACCTGACCACGCATGTAGGTCTCTACATCGAGGAGGAGGTCGTGAAACCGGATGAAAGTCTATAAGCAGACGTTCGGTCCTCTTGATGCCTGGGACGCGGTCTTTGGTGATCTGTTGAATAAGACGATCACCCCAGGAGATCGTGTTCGTGTGTGGGACCATACGATTGGACGTTACGTCGTGGGTACAGCTAATTTCTGGGCAGGGCAACCATCAGTGAAACTGGATCCCAGCCCTGCGCTCGACAGAGCATATACTGCGCTGGATCGCGTCAGCTAAAACCCTAAAACCCGTCACGTGAGGAGGATCATGTCTTGTATAGGATGTGGGTGGTGCTGCACTGTATGCGTTTGCTTTGAGGGCCAGCGCATAAGCGAACTGAAAGCGGATGAGACACCATGTCCGGAACTCGAGTGGGACGAAGAGAAGCAGCGGCATTGATGTCGCATCGTGAAGGATCCCAATGTCGACGACAGGGAGAGGAGGAGACGAAGGACATCAATGGCGATCGGAGGAGGGTGCTCATCGACCCTGTTCAACACCTGGAGGACGGATCTCCGAGACAGAACGTAAACTACGAGCTGATGCTGGAGTTCGTCCGAGCACTCGTGCGCAACACGAGCAGCGGAGATGTGATCATGCTCTCGATCTATGCAGCTAGGAGTAGGTCCGGGGCCAGCGACGAAGAGGTGTCGCTGCTCATAGACGCCATCGAGCATGAACAGAGTCGGTTGGCGGCGTACCCCGAAGATTCAGAGGTCTCTGATCTGCGATGATGCTTAGATGCCAGCTGGGAGGTTTAGTGATCCCAGACCGACGAGTATATGATCTCAGATGAAATCAGCTACACTGATACTGTTCCCACATGTAGGGTGCCGTGCTGCTGCTGCCACCGTGGCACGGCACCCGCTTATTTTTAGCGTTCTTTGGGTATAAGGGCACTGCTAGCAGAACTCATCTAGCCGAAGAAGGGAGTGTTTCATGTGTATGGAAAAGTTGCTCGAAGAGGACCACGCGAAGGATGTACTCCGACGAGGTTACGCAAAGACAATCGAGGAGTGGTGGTTCCTGCTCAGACACGAGAGTGGTCTTCCATTGTTCCGTGGCCCCATCCTCGAGAAGTATTTATCCCCTGATCAAATGAGGGATTTCGACACAGCGATGTCTGAGAAAGCTGCAGCAGTAGTGCACAGGCTGTTAGACGATGCGTGGTACAAGTTGCCGGACGAGCGTTGGATACGAGATCTTCCGGGATTTGGCAGGCTGTGTGATCTGTGTTCTGACTTTCCTGGTGAGCCCGTTCTGAAAGGAGAGGAGGATGAGTGAGGAGATCAGCTGGGAAGTGAAAAACGGAATGGACTACCGAGTTTCACCCCCTATCGAGATGGACGGGGGGTTTGCGCTGGTCATAGGCGGAGCGAGCTGGGTCCGAGCTCCTGCCGAACTGGGAGGAGGAAAACTCTACATCCAACAGAGAGGGCGTGCGGTAGCAACCTGCCCGGTGTGCAAACTCTCGAGTTGTATGGACCTCTTGGAGCTTGCAGAGGGCATCACGGTTAGGTTTTGCTCGAAATGCAGTCAGTACCTATGGGCGCGAACTGAAACACTGTCAGCGGAGGAGAAGTCCGATGTGTGAAAGGCTGTACAAACCGAGGAGGCTCAGAGCCACAATCTGTGAGAGACCCGGCCATTTTGTGGAGAGCGACCTCACAGCCGGTGGGTTTCTGTTTCGGTTTGATGACGGTATGCCCCTGAGTGTGGAGGGGGGCTCCAGCTCTGTGTTGCTCCATGTTTGCGCCATTGAGGTAGAGACAGATGACATAGGACAGCGTGCCGCCTATCCGGTATGGGAGGAAAATTTGGAGGGTCTGTACGCGACCGACACGGACGGCCGCTTCTCTACGCTGACGATTGACTACGTGGATCTCGTGGTCTACATGACTCCACACAAGTGAGGTGAAAATGGACTGCCCGTACTGTAAGGCGTATCGGGGGCACGAGGCTGGCTGCCCCATAGATGGTGCCAAGAAAGGGGAGTTGATCAACCTCCTCTACAAAGAACGAATGACGATCCAGCTCTTGGAGGGGATGGTTATTGCTGTCGCTCAGGGGCGAACGCTCGAAGACGAAGAAGCAGCGGTGTTCATACGCTTGCTGACTCAAGAGGCGAATCGTGAGCACGTCTGACCACATCAACGATATCTACGCACTCAGTGGTAGGATGTACACACTCGCGGCAAAGCTGGGTGAGCTTCACACAGGCATGACTCTCGAGGTGTGTAAGGAGCGGCTTCGAGTGGTCGAGCAGGATCTTGGCAGGATCAATGACCGTCTTGCCAGAGTGCAGAACCGCATACAAGACGATCTCGCTGATGAGTACCCGTACGAGGAGTAGTCCTCGCGCAACAGGAGTAAGCATATGTCTCATTACGTGGTGCTGGTGATCCTACCGAGTGGCGCTGTCCCGACTCAAGCATTGGTGGCCGACCTCATGGAGCCATTCAATGAATGTACTCAAGTAGAGGAGTACGATGAGCCCTGTTACTGCGTCGGCGATCGGTCATTGGCAGAGAGTAGAGCTGCTGTAGCGGGTGACATAGACAAGCTGCGGTTGAAATACTCCGAAGATCAAACTCAGGATTGGGACGAGATGATCGAGCCTGTACTGGCGCGGGCTAAGAAAATAGAAGTTGCACACCCATTGTACGGCACGCCGAACCCAGGTTGTACTAAATGCCAGGGGCTCGGCACTTACAAATCCACTTACAATCCGGATAGTCTCTGGGACTGGTTTGACATCGGTGGGCGTTGGTCAGAGGAATTTGCAGAGTTTTCGGTAGGCGAGGGCAACTCGGGCTCGTTGCCACATACGGAAGTTCTCTCCATCTCCAGTGTGCGCGAAGCTACGGCTGAATAATGGATACATCACCCCGGAGAAGGACTGGTTCGCCAAGGGGAAGATGGGGTGATTTGGCACGTCACGGTGTGAGCACGGAACAGAGAAGTTTATTCGTGAAGTGCTCAACCTGCTCGAGCGCTACATCGACCATGTGGGTGTGGTCGTGGACATGCACATCTGACAGGAGACAGCAATGAGTCGATACTATGAGATTGATCTTACAGTGACGGGTTATGCTATTGAAAGGACCGATGACATAGAAAGCGCAGTTGGTGAGCTGTGGCCCTTTGACGACTGGTGGCGCAGCAAACCGGAAGATGAGATCGCCGCGATCTCTGCTGGTGGAAGTGGTAATCTCGGTGGCGGAGTATCACCAGAGGCGTTTGCGGAAATACTGGCGAAGGTCATCTGGGAAAAGAACGGAGGGTTCTGCGCGATAGAGATCACGGTCACGTTCGTCGAGCAGGCCCCGCATGAGACCTACAAGCCGAACAAAGAACTCTTTGAGCGCCTGACCCGAGCAAAAGAGCAGTCATGAAAATTCATGTGATGGTACCGCAGGTTTACCTGCCCTCGGTAAACTATGCAAGGAAGGAGCTGGCAAAGTGCGCGTGCATGGCAGCTTTGAGTCGTGAGCGACTGATTGCTTTTGAAGTTGCTGGTGAGGTCGTTAGCTGTTTCGAGAGCGCGTATCCCTCCGTGACCATTGACCCAACGCCGTCACCTAGTGTGGCTACGGGCCCTATGTTTTCCGTAGGGACTCCGGTAACGATCAGTGGCGGGTCGTCGATTGGTCTTCCATCAGAGTTAGAGGTTCTCCCCTTCTCTGAAGCTGAGGCGATGCTCAGTCGTCTCTTGAACTTCAAACCTTTCCCGCATGAATCTGTGCTTGAGCACGGCAACTTCTCTGTGACCTTCAGGATTAGCAGAGTGGCCACCCATGAGTTGGTTAGGCATCGTTTGGGAGGAATCACACAGTCCAGCACGAGGTACATCGGCTACAACCTCCGGGACGTCGTCTACCTCATCAAGCCCATGGGAGCTCCTGACAGGCTACTGGGACAATATGACGAAGACTCGGCCTGCTACTACGCCGACGACTGGGTAATGCAGATGTTCTCCACCATGAACAGCTACCGGAAGCTCATCGAGATAGAGAAGTGGAAGCGGGAGGACGCCCGCTATAATCTCGCACATGCCCTGGCCGCCTGGATCGGCTACACCACCAACTTCCGTCAGTGGAGGCACATGGTGTCTCTTCGTGATCACAAGAAGGCTGCTCCAGAGATGCAGTTCATCTTCGGACAGATCCGAGAGTATCTCGGGTTGGTCAGCCCCATATTGCTCGAAAATATGGAAGGAGCAGGAGATGGACAGCGTACGGCAGCTCACGGGAACGATTGAGGCAACACAAGAGGCGGACATCGTTGTCCACACCGGCCCTGGAAATAGCGAATGCGATCTCGGGCGACTCCACATGATGCTCGAACGACTCTACCCGGACCAGAGCATTACCGTGGGAATTGGAGATCGCTTCGTTATCAAGATGCGCGAGTATGATTCACATGTCAGTACTCCCGCAATTCGGGCGGCGATCAGAAGGGCCTGCCTACCCGAGCACAAGAACCCGAATCTCGAGGTGGAGCCCAAGGACCGAGCACCCCTTCCGATCGGACAGACGCCGGAAGGAGAGATGGTCTTCGTTCCTGTCGCCGGCCCCCGCGCATCTCAGTTCGTCCAGTTTAGGGGGGAGGTAGTCGTGTGCTCCGGGTGTAGATGCACAATGAGGATCCGAGGCCCGGGCGCGGTCAAACACGTCATTATTGACGACAACGGGGCGGTCTATCATTTGAGTTGTGCTCAACGTGTGCGGCAGTGGGCGATCGAAGTAGCCAAGTCTGCTGCCGACGTTCAACTCACCTTGCCGTGGAAGTCTCGGGCTGAGGACCCGAAAGATGGAACAGAAATACCACGATTGGATCGAGAAGCACGAAAGTCATGAGACCCACGGGTACTGCCACCACTTCGCAGAGTTGATGGCAGGGGAATTCCCTTAGCTCATACACGTCAATGGGTGTTACGTCGAGCCCGGCATCAACACATTACGGATACGATTGACCCGAACTACATACCTGCTGGGAGGTTTAGTGATCCCAGACTGGGACTAGGAGGATGAGATGCCAGAGATAAAGATCAAAGGACTGACCCTGGTACTGGACCCAGGACACCTGCAAAAGAGTATAAGGTTTGAGGATGTCCTGTACGGGATAAACTCTACCCTCAACACGTATAGCCCCCTCTCTGCCCATCTGATGATCGAAGATGGCGAGGTGCTCACGGTTGAGCTGCCCTACGACATCAACGTTGTTGGGATCGAGCTGATCGCGTCTGAACCATACAGAAGCGAGGAGGCGCGTCAACGAATCAGAGGAGCTACACTGCTCGCAAAGGAAATCGCGGATAGTGCGTTGGAGGAGAAGTGAAGAAAACACGTTGGATCAATTTTGCGCTGGCCCTACCCTACACGCTGCTGGTCTCGTACCCGCTTATTCTAATCCTGTGCATCTTCGCTGCCCGCGGGCTTCGTATGGAACGGGACGGAACTTTGACGGCCGAGTGGCGACACTGGGTTGTCTGCAAGCGCGACGGGAAGAAGCCGCTGTGGCGATGGTCGACCACCGTCGGCCACATTATCGTCTTCCAGCCCGGGCTGCGCCTGATCACCCAATCTCTTGAGGCAACCTCAGTCCGGGATCATGAGGGGGTTCACGTACTCCAGACTGAAGACCTCATGGCGATTGCCTTCCTGATCGGGGTCGTGGTCACCGTGGTTACCGGCAACTGGATTCTGGGGCTGTCTCTCTGGGCAAGCGGTGGCCTGTGGCAGTCCGTATGGTTCCTGACGTCCGGTTTGCGCTACGGATGGACGCTCGAGGGTGTCTACCGTCAGAGTGAGCACGAG